AATCGTGCCAACCTTGGTTTTGAGGTAATGCATGAGCGTAATGCTCACAACTTCCCTCTTGACCTTGCTGCTGCTGATACAACTCCTGTTGCTCTCACTGCACCTAGCATCGGTTGATAAATAATTGATATCGTCGCCGCTAAATTGACTTGGCAAAATCCAAGTCAAGTGCTATACTTCTGGGGTCTTATGACCCCTATTTTTATGTTCAGATATATTATCGCTGGTCTCTTGTTGGGGGCAGCACATGGTATGACTGTTCCAGTGTCAGCAGGTGAAGAAAAGATCACCAAAGGTTACTACTCCATGGATGCCATGGGTTGTATGCTGCTGAAAGAATGCACAAAAGATGTACACCGCATCAATTCATCTATTGATCTTGAACATGCATATCCTGATTCAAATTGGAATGCAGTCAAGGAAGAGTTTGATTTTATTATGATTGCATTCAAGAACATTGGTGTGAATGTGTATCTTGCTGATGAGAGGTATTTCCCAGTTGGTCATCGTGGTGTCTACCATACTGTGAGTAATCATTTCTATCTCAATCGTGCATACATGTATCGACCACATGTGTTGATGAGTGTTGTGCGACATGAAGGATGGCACGCTGCACAAGATTGTATGGCAGGTACTATTGAGAACAACATGATTGCTATCATCAAACCAGAAGAAGATGTGCCTGAGATCTGGCAAGAGATGGTGCGTCGCACCTATCCACCAGAAGCACAACCATGGGAGAAGGAAGCAACCTGGGCAGGTAAGACCGAAGGTATGACTCAGAAAGCATTGGAGTCCTGTGCTCGTGGTAAGATGTGGGAAGACTATGAACCCACACCTCTGACGAGGCAGTGGTTGGAAGAGAATAAATATATCGATAAGTAATTTTATACATGGTAGCGGGCAACCCTTGTTATTCTGGCGATAGTGGCATTCCACTGCTCCCTAGCAGCACGAATCCTGCTGGAAACCAATACGTGAGGAGCAGGCAGGGTGATACTCCACCCCCTGCACCCGTTAATCCTGGTGCTAACATCCGTCTCACAGTAGGTAACTGCTATGCGGCGGATGTTCCTATTGTTAACAACACACCAGACGCATCTGGTAGTCCTAGGGTCAGCATCCCTAGACCACCTACCATCGATGACAGTACGCCTCTGCCTGCTGCTACTGCTGCTGATACCATCCGTGCAGTAGTAGACAACTGCTATAACGGTGATGGTCCTGCCCTGAGTCCAGACTCTCCAATCCCTGGTCAGAATCCACGAGGTAGGCAGGGTGAACCAGAACCACCTCCGACCATGCCACCAGGGGAACTGGTTAGGCAGATCGTACAGAACTGCTATGGTCCTGATCAACCACTAACACCACGCCCTCCTGGTCCTCCTAGACCTCGCCAGGGCGAACCCGAACCTGCACCTGAAATCAATCCTGGTGAGGTCATCAGACAGATTGTAGACCGTTGTTATCCATCGGTCCCTGTGCCTGATGTGACACCAGATGACTTCCCAGGTACGCAACCTATCATTGATCTGGATCCAGTCGGTCCTATTGACTGGTTGTGTGATCTTTTTCCTGAACTTGCTATCTGTGACATCTTTCCTGTTGGACCCATACCATATCCCCCAGGTCCGTTCCCTGTCCCTGGTGGAGATGATTGTCAAGAGGTCATGGAAGGACTGGCAGCAGGCACCGTAGAGATCAGTTCTCAACCTGATGAGGCAGAGGAAGGTATCTTCTACATCATAGAGAACGGTAAGAAACTATATTGTAAGTCCATCGGTAGAGATGTCGATGACCCTGGTGATGATGGTGGATGGGATAAGTGTGTGAAGGATGCAGTTGAATGTATCTTCAAACCATACATCACTGGTACATGGAAGACACCAGGTGCTGATTGTGATACGTTCTATTTCAGAGGACAGAACAGCACGACTGGTAAGATCTGTGTGCAAAATTGTGAAGGTGAACGTGTTCCCATCTATGAATACACCAGTGGTGCTGGATCTAGTAATGTCATGCTCTCACCTATCAGCAATGGCGTTAATGGGTCTGGTTCATTCTTGAAGCACAACCTGAGAGTTGTGACCACTGACATCGCTGGTAACTACAACGGTGGTAAAGTATTCTGTGAAGCAGGCAACAAGTATTTCAATAGCAGTAACATCCAGACTCGTACAGTCTCCCTAGGCGGTGCCTCAGTGACCTTCAAGTGCCGTGGTGTGCTTGATGGTAATGAATATGACTCCGAGTGGTGGATCGACTCCTGGTCGGGTTCTCTGCCCTCTCCTGGCACCAAGACCACTCACACATGGAACGCTGGTAAGCGTGACCTGACTGTTGAGTTGGAGGTCACTGGACCTGGTGCAAACGATCACAGATACGGTCTCAGCACCACCCCTGACCCTGGTTACACCCTGGTCAGCAACACTCCTGCCTTCTATATCATGGCGGCACCAGAGGACGGTGCTGTGCCTCTGTATAGGTTCTATTCCAGCAGTCTCCAAGACACTCTCTTGACAATCAACCCAGGTAAACCTGATGGTCCTGGTGAGGGTATCCGTGCATACATCAATCAATATGGATACACTGAGGGTAATCTCCTAGGTTATGCATTTAAGAATGCTGCTAAGGCAGTAAACTATCTGTTACCTAACGAGGAAGTTCAGGAACTACATGAGTATGTGCGACGTGGAGAAGCAGAAGAGGTAACTGCTGAGTTCAATAGTGCTAATCAACTGGTAGTTACTGGTAGTGGTAGTGTTAAATTAAAGATTGAAGTTAAATGGAACGATAACCCCAGCACTGCTGGTACAGCATTTGATAATCTAACTGTGGCAGGTTACTCTATCCAGAGAGAAGGTAGAAGAGGATCTGGATCAGGTTACATCACTGTCACTGGTGGTCAGACCTACCCTGTTGGTGGTATCAAGTTCAATGCAGTTCGTCAGAACGGTAACAAGTCTCTGTGTCTACGTGATGGTCATGGTAATGATTGTAATGCCACTGTAAACATTGGTAGTAGGCAGAGAGAAAGCAATGCTCTCGGGGTTGGAACTGACCACAAGTACAGCACGGTTCTGCAAGCAAACCCACAGAAACCACTTCGCTATGATCCATCACGTCTTGCATATAGGATTGCTGCTAACCCTATATCACCTATTGTAATCTCCTACAACGTCATCAAAGGTAACGCTGGGTATGAGAACTCCTGGGGTGTTGCTATTGCTGATAGAGATGGTGAAACTATTCATTGGGCAAAAGTTATTGAAGCAAATACCACCAGAGATATCGAGACCACGCAGTTCAGAATTGAACTCAGCACGTTGCAACAGTATCCACATAAGGACATTGTATTCTTCTTGATTCCTGATGGTAATGGTGGCGTCAGTAATGGTCAGTCAATTACATTCAATTCACAGAGTCGGGGATACAAGCACAGTGCATCCACAGAAAATGGATGGGTGTTCTTCTCTAATAGGAAGATGAACCCGACAGAATCTCAGGGATCTGCCTCTACATCTAAGGTAAAGTTCAAGAGTAATAACTGGCAGTGGTGGGAAGATCTGTTGAATGGTGATGATGATTACGATGACTTCAAGATCTACTACGAGATGCTGCAACCTGGTGGTGACTACAAATATGATGGCATCGAATGCTATGTGTTTGATCAACCATCACCAGAGAAAGTGATGATGGATATCATCGTCAAGGAACAGTGTTCTAATCCCAACTTCGATGGTTACTTTGCTGATGTAACCACGACTCGTGCTGGTTGTGGTAAACCTGTACCCGAAAACAAGATCAACAAGTTTAAGAACTCAAACGTTGGTAAGTGTGATGGTGAATACTTGGTTGAGGTCAACAAGACCCAAACCATCAAAGCATACAAGTCTGCATCGTTTAAGTTAAAAGCATTCGGTTCCTTCATCAATGCACCTGAATCCATGGACATCAAGTTCAGATACAGGTTGCAAAAGAACAATGTTGATATAGTTAATCGCCAGTTAGACATCGGAGATTGGCCGAACGTTGGTGTTGATCTTGCTTCCTTCTCCATTTCCGAAGGTGATGAACTTAAATTTATAATTGATGGTCCTCTACGTGGTCCTGCCTATGGTAATGCTTCGGTTGGATTCATTCTCATGGACACTGGTGACAACAAGTTTGAGAAACCATGGAATGTCAGCTTGACTACCGCTGGTGGTGCAGGTGAGGGTGCAGGACGATCCAATACCTATGGTGTTGGTAGAACATCTTCACAGAATACTTCTTCACCTGACAGTGATCAGGGTAGGATCAAGAAGTTGAAGATTGCTCTCTGGGATCACCGTGAGGACAAGTGGACTGACCCTGTGACTGTATGGAACAATGGTCAGGTCAATACTAATAATGGTAACGGTCAGAGTGCTGACTGGGATGACATCTATTATGGTGGTGATGACTGGGCAGAGTTCTCACCACAGAATTCACCGCCTGGTTTCTATGAGGGTGGCACAGATGATAGATGGGGTATGATCCTGAGTACCCAGCATGACGCTCAGGGTGAGTGGGATAACGTGTATACCTACAACAACCCCAGAGGTCGTGTCCGTGGCATCTTCTACAACACTCTGTTCGAGCATGGACGTGGTTTGATCTGTCGCCCTGCCGTAGAGGTTGACAAGTTGAAGAGAAACTACTATCATCTATCAAATAGTCATGGTTTCAATGCCTGGTTCGCACAGTATCGCTCTGTGTCCTATGGATATGAAGCATCTTTGTTTGCCGACATTGATGCTTACTATGCAAAGGGTATCAACCAAGGCAATCAGGGTGCTCATCCTAAGGGTACTGCCATCACATCTAATGGACAGTACAGTAAGATGTCATTCATGCATGACTATGTGGTAGGTGAGTATGGTAACAAGGAACGAGCAATCGAAAACTCCAACTTAGGAAAGATTCGGATGGCGTTCTGGCCATATTCAATCCCCGATCAGTGGTACACAGGTGGTTCACGCTACGGTAATAATATATACTGGGGGTGTGCCGTGGAAGTATTCGACATCGTTGATCGTGGTCAGGCATATCAGGTCGGACAAGAGTTTGAAATGGTATGGCCACCTGAACAACCGAAGAAACCTAAGTACCAGAACTCAAACGGTTCTGTCACTCCTTATTTCCCTAGGGATGCTGGTGCTAATGTTCCTCTTCCTAAGGAAATTGACGTAACAACTATCGGTATGAGTGATCGTACTGCTCGTAAGTTTAGCGAGGATAGGTACACACCTCGTGAAATCTTCTACCAAGAGTCACACAACAGAGATTCAAACATCTGGTATATGTGTCAGACAGGTGGTAAGGTTGATCGAGTTAAGTTCAAAATTATTATCGACGAAGTAGAATGAGTCAAGGATTTGGCAACTCTGCTGCTGACAGAAGTCTTATGCACTCTGCCAGACGCATGAACGCACTGAGAAAAGTGCTGGAAAAATACGAGCATGACCCTCGTGGTAAGCGCAAGATGCTCAAAGCGATGAAGAAATACTATCATGGTTGGAGAGGAGAGCTTGACAGGATTGACATGAAGGAGGTAGAATTACCTCCTCAGTCAGAAGAGATCCAAATCCTTCCTGCTGAGACCCCTGAGGCACCTGTTTCCGAGCAGGTTGCCGACGACATCCGTGACTACCTGAACAAGGACTAATGTCACAATTCGGATGTACTTGTTACTAAGTATATCTGAGTCTCAACTGTCACAAGGGTGTGCATTTTTGAGAACAAAAGTGTATAAATAAAGATCGTTATGCGCGTAACGATCTGTAACAAAGACGAGGACATGTCGAGTCCTCTGCCATCCATGGGTTAAACTCCATGAGTAAACATACTTAAAGGTAAACAACAAATGATCAAAACTGCTTTCGCTGCCGCCGCTGCTGCTGCTGCTTTCGCTGCTCCTGGTGCTGCCCTTGCAGGACCCTACGTGAACGTGGAAACCAATGCAGGTTGGACGGGCACGGATTACACTGGTGCCACGACTGATTTCCACGTAGGCTACGAGGGTGCCCTCGGCGAGTCTGCTGCATGGTACGTACAAGGTGGTGCTAGCTACGTCGCTCCTGACGGTGCTGCTGATGACACTGTTCCTTCTGGTAAGGCAGGTATCTCCGTTGCTGCTACCGAGGCACTGGGTGTCTATGGTGAGGTCTCCTTCCAAGGTTCTGGCGACAGCGACGTGGACCGTGGTTACGGCGGTAAATTGGGTGTGAAGTACGCCTTCTGATCCAACGTAGATACAATATAATATATACAAGGGAGCATTCGCTCCCTTTTTTCATCCTATAAATTATCATGGCAAAGAATCCTGGCGGCACTGTAATCTACACTCGTGATGGGTGTCCTTATTGCATCAAGATCAAAGAGGTTTACAGAATGCGTGGTTGGTCGTATACTGAGTACAAACTCGGGGCACAGTTCACTCGTGAACAATTCAAGACCGAGTTCGGTGGAGGCGCTACCTTCCCTCAGGTCCTCATCAATGGACAGAGGATGGGTGGTTGTACTGAAACCATCAAGTACCTACGTGAAGGCGCATTTCTCTGATGAAACAGACCAACGAAGACGAACTCTATATCTTAGTTGACAAGGCAGTAGATATTGCCATGACTGAGCACAAGTTTCTCTTCAAGATGGACTCATACCTACGCGGTAATAAATGGACTCGTCGCATGACGAACGAGTTCATTGAGTCTGCCTCAGCAGCAACATTGAACAATACTATCCTTGAACTAGAAGGATATATCAAGGGTGGTGACAAGACTCTTCGAGAGGCATACAGTCACATCCCCAAACCAAAAGCGAGGAAGATCCGAGACTATCTGTACAGTATCCTCGAAGATGCATGGAAGTATCATGCTGAAAAGAAACCTGGTCGGAAACCTGGTTCAAAGAACCGCAAGAAACTGACTAAATAACTACACAAACATAGGAGGATTGCTATGGCAGATGCATCATTTCTTTATATTGCGTTCTTCCTTACTGTTGGTTCCTTCCTTCTCGGTTCCATTGTTGTATGGAACGTGAAAGATGTCTACGATGAGTGGCGTGAGCGTGCAGACTATGCACGTATCGTTATGCATCCTGAGATGTATGATGAAGATGGTGATCTGATCACCGATGATGCCATGATCTACTTGCGTTATCAGCAACCTTATGATACGCTAGACGACGAAGACGAAGAGTGATCGAATGATCCTTGTTGACATGAATCAGGTCTGCATCAGCAACCTGATGGTATCCTTGACTACAACCAACAACAAACTAAGTGAATCCCTGGTTCGCCACATGGTGATGAAGTCCCTACGGTTCTACCGTAGTAAGTTCTTCTCAGAATATGGCGAACTTGTTTTGTGTTACGACAGTAAGCATTACTGGCGACGAAAAGAATTCCCATACTACAAAGGTACTCGTAAGAAAGACAGGCAGAAGTCCTCTCTTGATTGGAACGAGATCTTTGAACTGCTAAACAAGATCCGCGATGAGATCAGAGACCACATGCCATACAAGGTAGTGGAGGTTGATGGTGCAGAAGCAGATGATGTTATTGCATCTCTTGTGAGAGACCAAGCAATGCGTAACATCAGATTGCAGAACAACATGCAACCTGCTAAGAAAGTATTGATCTTGTCAGGTGATAAGGACTTCGTACAGTTGCAACGCTACAAGTTTGTCAATCAGTACAATCCTATCCAGAAGAAGTTCATGAATGGTATTGACCCTAAGGTCTACCTTCTGGAACACATCATCAAGGGTGACCGTGGTGATGGCATCCCTAACTTCCTCTCTGATGATGACACCTTTGTCTCTGAGAAGAGGCAGCGTCCACTGAGTAAAGTAAAACTTGCACGGTGGATTGACATGTCACCCGAAGAGTTCTGTGATGAGAAAACTATGCAGAACTATGAACGTAATCGTAAACTCATTGACTTTGCATGTATCCCAGATCAGGTTTACACTGACATCATAAATACATTTGAATCTATTGACCCCAATCCTAGGGGTAAGATGTATCCTTATTTCGCTCGACATGAGTTGAATGAAATGCTTGACCACATTACTGAGTTCTGACAATGAAACTTTTGATTTCTGAAATCTTACAGAAAGCACATAACGCTAAGACTAAGGCAGAAAAGATTGCTATCCTGAGGGAGAATGAATCTCAGGCATTGAAGTCTATCTTCATCATCAATTACGATGAGAGCATCGTCTCTCTGCTCCCCGAAGGTGCTCCTCCTTTCGAGAAGAATGCAGCACCTATCGGCACTGAACATAACGTGTTGGAGAAGGAGGCACGATTGCTTCACCACTTCTTCAAGGGAGGTTCAAACATTCCTGGTATCAAACGTGAATCCATGTTGATCCAGATGCTTGAAGGTCTTCATCCTGATGAGGCAAACGTTGTTATCCTCGCTAAGGATAAGAAACTGAACAAGCGATACAAAATCACCAAAGCGTGTGTGTCCGAAGCATTCCCCTCTATCCAGTGGGGAGGTCGTTCTTGAAGATTAAAATCCTACATCAAGATTGTAATCCAGAACTCGCTAACGATACATCCCTTCCATATACTACTTACTTGATAACTTACAAATTAGATGGTAAAGTATGTTATGACATTGCGATGGGTTCCAAAAAGGTAGAGATCTTTGATCACTACTGGGACAACTATCGCCATGATCTAATTGATATGAAACAAACAGAGGGTAGAATCAATCCTAAACTCTGGGGTTATCAAAGTAAAGACAAGAAAAAGAAATGAGTAATCATCCTTACACCTTCAACTTAAAGAAGACAGAGGAAGAAGATGAGACTAAGGACCCTGCCTTTATTCAGGGACAACAAATGGGAATGGAAATGGTGGCATTCTTTTTGGGATTGTTGACTCTACCCTTTGTTATCTGGTTGGCATGGAACATCTCTATGCCATTCATCTTTGGTCTTCCTGCTATCAACTGGTTCCATTCAGTTGGTCTTTATATTCTGAGTAGACTTCTAATTAAATGAAACCAAAAGTATGCCTTGTCTCTGTAACTCCTGATGCAGAGAAAACTATCGGGTACATCGCCCGTGTAAGCAACCCAGCAAACCAAGACAACCCTAAGGTTGCTGGTCTATTGAAGTATTGCATCCAACATGGACACTGGTCTGTGTTTGAACAAGCAACTATGACTCTACAAATTGAGACTACCAGGGGACTGGGAGCTCAAATCCTGAGGCACCGTTCGTTCTGCTTCCAAGAGTTTTCCCAACGATATGCAGACTCCTCTGCTCTGGGTGACATCCAACTGCCTGAACTGCGTAGGCAGGACACAAAGAATCGTCAGAATAGTATTGATGATCTGGATCCTTTTGTGGTTCAGAAGTTTGAGATCCTGATGCAGAATCATTTCAAGCAGGGTATGGAACTCTACCAGCAGATGCTTGAAGAAGGAATCGCAAAGGAGTGTGCTCGTTTTGTACTCCCCCTCGCCGTAGGAACAAAACTCTACATGACAGGAAATCTTAGGTCATGGATCCATTACATCAATCTGCGTACTGCTAATGGTACACAGAAAGAACACATGGAGATCGCTGAACTCTGTAAGCGTCACTTCGTATGCCAGTTCCCTACTGTCTCTGAGGCATTGGGTTGGTGTGACGGCGACTGTGAATGCCATGAACAAGACGATCACTGTTATCAATCTGCGCTTCTTATCCCATGATGAAACAATACCCCTATCAGATTTGCTACACCATGAATAGCACAGGCAACCGCCACCATTACAAACCGTACATGGCATCCTGTCAGAGTGAGGCAAAGAAACTATTTGAAGCAGATATGCCATCGTGTAAATACATCTGCGCTATCGCACTACCACAAAACAGGAGCATCTAACATGCCTACTTACAGTGTAATAAATAAGGTCACTGGTGAGAAACAGACTTTCATCAAGACCATGAAAGAGTACACGGAATGGCGAGAACAGAACCCTGACTGGGATAAGGACTGGCAGGCAGGTGTCGCTGGCACCACCTACGGTAAACCTAAACAGTCGGACGGATTCAAAGAAGTCATGTCCAAGATTCAATCTGAGCACCCAGGTGCCAACCTTAGTAGATACACTTGATCTATGCCTATCAAAAGTAAATCCAAAACTGTCGGAAAAGGTATGACTGCAAAGCAAATGCGTCGGAAGAAACCGATCAATCTAGAACACCTTAAACAGATTGAACCTCTGACTGATAATCAGAGAAAAGTCTTTGATGCATATGCAGAAGGAAAGAACATTGTTCTTCATGGTGCTGCTGGTACAGGTAAAACCTTCATCAGTCTCTACCTTGCTATGCAACAGGTACTAGATCCTGAGTCTCCTTACGAGAAGATCTACATGGTTCGTTCACTGGTGCCTACCCGAGAGATTGGGTTCCTTCCTGGCGACCATGAGGATAAGAGTAATCTGTATCAGATTCCTTACAAGAACATGGTGAAGTATATGTTTACCATGCCTGATGATGCATCCTTTGAGATGCTATACGATAACCTGAGAGCACAGGAGACTGTCTCGTTCTGGTCTACGTCATTCATTCGTGGCGTAACCCTTGACAAATGTGTTATCATTGTGGATGAGTTCTCTAACCTTAACTTCCACGAACTTGACTCCATCATCACTCGTGTGGGTGAAGATGCGAAGATCATTTTCTCTGGTGACTACACCCAGTCAGACCTTGTGAAGAGCAATGAACGTACTGGTGTGCTAGACTTCATGAAGATTCTTCAAACCATGCCCTCGTTTGAGTGCGTAGAGTTTGGTATTGAAGACATTGTTAGATCTGGTATGGTACGTGAGTATCTCGTCAGCAAGATCAATCTAGGATTTAATTGATGAAACAATTTAATTATGTGGGACCCGCAAGTGAGATCATTGAACTCACTGCGACCCAAGTTGAAGGGCATCGTTTTTACAAGACGCCTGACGACAAATGGTATCCCTCAGTGACAACAGTCACGAGTCATATCTCTGCACCCACCATCAAAGCATGGGAAGAACGTGTAGGTTGGGAGAAGGCAGAGAAAATCAGACGTACATCATCATTGAGAGGATCAAAGTATCATGGAATCGTTGAGTCGTACCTTAAAGGTGACCTTCAAAAGGTGGAGAAAAGCGAGGGTCTTCCCGCGTACCTTTTTGGGTTTGCTCGTAAGGATCTTGATCGTATTGATAACATTCACTGTATTGAAGCCCCTCTTTATAGTAACGATCTATGTCTTGCTGGCAGGGTTGATTGTATTGCTGAGTTTGATGGCGAGCTTGCTATAATTGACTTCAAGACCACGGGTACTCTGAAACAGGAAGCGTGGTTGGAGAAATACTTTGTCCAGGAAGCAGCATACTCTTACATGTACTGGGAGCGCACTGGATGTGAGGTAAAGAAACTTGTTACACTTTCCATCGCAGAGGATGGACAGACCCAAGTGGTTCAAAAGTATGATAAGATACCTTATATCGATACGTTGTGTGAATGGATCAAGGAATTCCGTTACTTTCTAGGGAGCAAAGTGTGAAGAATCTAGAAGAAAACTTTATGACTCAGAACAAGTTCAGTGCTCTCGTAGAACATGCTGTCCAGAACAACAACGGTCTGATCAATTACATCGAAGCAGTAGCAGCGGTGTGTGAAGAGTATGAGATCGAAGTTGAAATGGTAAGTAAACTAATTAGTAAACCGCTCAAAGATAAGATCAAAGCAAATGCACAGCAACTCAACTGCATCAAACGAACCAGTCGTGGAATCCTCCCCATCTGAGGAGATGATTCACCCCAAGTTGAAGCAATCGCTGGGACCAAACAATACTATTGAGAAGATCATTCCACCAGACCAAGAGTGGATTGATGACGCTTTCTATATAAAGAAGACACGCTTTGGACTCTTCACATCTATCTTGAAGCGTCCCCTTGGTGCTCACTTCATCACTGGTGGTACTGAGGATGGTGTTCTTCAAATGACACGCTGGCATCTCAAATCTATTCAAGATGGAACCATCGACGACTACACTCGCGTCGTTAATAACGGAGTGGTAGGAGGAAAACTATGACCGAAGACTTCTTTAAGAGTGAGGTCGTCAAGGAAGAACTTGATGACCTTCAAGGAACATACACAGAACTCCTGAAAATGTCACAGAACTTTCAGGATTTTGATCCACAAGAACGCATTGACCACATCAACAAGACGTTGGAACTCATCTCTAAACAGAAGGTGTTCTACTCACGCTTGCAGATGATGGTCAATTATGTTGAGGAAGATGGTGATGAACCATCAGAGGTTGCACAGATGAAAGATCGCATCGACAACCTGTCCTCTATCTACTCTGGTGGAAGCAACCTGATGCAGATCCTCCAAGTCATGGAGGACAAACTGCTGGGTTGGAAGCGGGATCTCCAAGAAGAGAACGCTTGACAACACCTATATAATATGCCATGATACTCATGGCACACACGCCAAATACAAAACCCAATACGGAGAATACGAATGTCCTTTTCATCCCTCAAAAAATCCAGCACTTCTAGCATCAGTAATCTGACTAAGGAGTTGGACAAGATGAACAAGACTGGTGGTGGTCGCGGACCCGACGAGCGTCTGTGGAAACCCGAAGTCGATAAAGCAGGTAACGGTTATGCTGTTATCCGATTCCTTCCTGCACCTGCAAAGGAGGAACTGCCCTGGGCACAAGTCTGGTCTCACGCATTCAAAGGTCCTGGCGGTTGGTACATCGAGAACTCTCTGACCACTCTGGAACAGAAAGATCCTGTCGGTGACCTGAACCGTGTGCTTTGGAACAGCGGACTTGATTCAGACAAAGATGTCGCCCGCAAACAGAAACGTAAACTGTCATACTACTCCAACATCTATGTTGTGAAGGATCCTCTTCACCCTGAGAACGAAGGCAAAGTCTTCCTCTACAAGTATGGCAAGAAGATTCATGATAAGATTGTTGAGGCACTGAAACCTCAGTTTGAAGATGAACAACCCATCGATCCTTTCTGCTTCTGGAAAGGTGCTGACTTCAAGTTGAAGATCGTCAAGCAAGATGGTTACTGGAACTATGATCGCTCTGAGTTCTCTGCACCTGGTACACTGGGTGACTTCGATGACGAACAGTTGGAAGCGATCTACAATCAGGAGTATTCACTCTCTGACTTCACTGATCCTAAGAACTTCAAGTCTTACGAGGAACTGGAAGCACGCTTGAACCTTGTACTCGGTCGCACCTCTCGTGCTGCTGTTGTCCAAGAGGAAGAGCAGGAACTTGATACCCCTGTGTCATTCAATGAACCGTCCACTCCTGAACCCAGTGGGTTTGGATCTGCGGTATCATCTATGAAAGAGGAAGAAGATCCTGATCTCTCTTACTTCGCTAAACTTGCAGAGGAGTAATGAAAGTACCCAACTGGCAACACCACTCTAAAAAAGAGGCAAAGCGTACCTTGAAACCCCAAGCACTGCGTCAAGCAAAGAAGCGTCGTTCTGCTCTCAAAGCAAAACTAGCCGCTGCTTCGGTGCTGCTAGTTGGGTTTGCTTCTCCTGCCCAGGCACTGACCTGGGCGGAGTTCTGGGAACCGTTCAATGATGATCATCACCATCATCATGTACACTACCGTGGTCATCACCACAGACCAAAGCGTTGCTGGGGGTACAGGACTTTCTACTATGAACCTGATTACTACGGTCACCCTGGGTACTACAAAGAAAAACTGGTAAGGGTTAGGTGTCGTAGACGTTACCGCGTTCACCCAGCATTTTAACCCCATATATTATTTCGACTTTCATTTACCAAAAGGTCGGAAAAAAATTCCCAGTATTTTTTGACCCCCAGGGTTTTTCATAATTTTATACCATGGCACACTACAAACCTTATTCCCCTGAATGGCATAGACATCGTTACTTACGCGAAGCGATCGAGAAATATCTTGATGACGGTGCAGATAACGCTGTCATTATGGAAGATATCCTAAATATAGTGTGTGAGCGTCAAGAACGCGCACATGCTGAGTACCATAAACTGGAAGACTTAGAACTTAAACTTCGCGAGTGATAGTATGCTCTCAACTGCTTATCGCCTCAGACTCGAATCTATTTGTCGTTGCATTGCAAATAACGAGGAGGTGCCCCTCTCAGATATGATCTGGGCGGAAAAACTTGCCAAAAGTCACACTCTCGCTCGTGACTGGTTGCAGAAAGCACGTCGGCAATCTAATGGGATTGAGGAGGGCAGTATGGATGATTTTATGAATAAGATGGGATTAGGCGACCCCGACCCATCTAATCACAGAACGGGGTTCGATGGTGCAGACGAAATTGTTGATTGGTTCAAAAGGGACAAACCCGACGATTGGAGGCAACGTGACTAATCGTAGTCTGTGCAGTGTAATAGACAAAGACGGTAAAGTAACCCACTATATCTGGGATGATGAAAAAAAGCAGTTAGTAGAGGACAACCGACGAATGATCCCACAGACAGCAGTAATTTATAGCAACGGATCACAAGAATGTGAAAGAGCAGCACAACTGCTCAAATCACTAGAAGGCGAATTTCTCGAATATCGCCTAAATCAGCATTTTGACCAAAGAGCGTTTGAACTGGAATTTGGTCCAGACGCCACATATCCTCAAATCGCCCTTGGAGCGAAACATGTAGGGCATTTGAAGGATTTGCTACATTTAGCACAAGAAAAGGGTCTCATATGAAACCCTCAGCAGTTGAAATCCTCCTTCTCATCTCTGAGATGGAGGGTTCTTGTACATATACAAAGAAATACGGTCTAACCGAGGACCATGAGGTCCTCAGAGAGATGTGTGATAGATTTTACAAACTCTACTTCAAGTTAAAGAAGGAAGAATCAGTATCCTCCTCCACCTGATCCGCTAGATCCAGAACCACTGGATCCACTGCTCGATCCACTGGAACTTCCACTGGACGTACCGCCTGTCCCACTTGTGGAAGAGGAGTCAGTTGTTCCAGCGACGACACCGCTGCTGTTAACGCCAGGAGATGTTGTGGTCTCAGATTGAGAAACAGAAGTAGTAACAGTTGCTCCACTTTCCGTCTGAGTTGTAGTAACGACTTTGTTTACCAATTCAAGACCAGAAGCAAACGAAACGCCTGCTGTTCTGCCGTATTCTGTGGAATAATCAACTTTCTTGATTACAAAGGTTTCATTGACAGCATTAGGTGTAAACTTAATACCAGTTACATCCTCAATTTCGTCATTTGGTGCATATGCAATTAGTTGTTCAAATTCGTCAATAAACGTCTCAACGTATTCTGGTTTTAATAACCAGATATTGGATTTCTGGTCATTTATGTCTTTTTCGTATTCCCAGTTAGAAATAGGAATAGAAGCATTTGGGACTAGATTACCATCAGGTGTATAATAGCGATAATTAGCATTTACCTCAATTCCTTCTTTCATTACGATTCTGCCACTATCATCTCTGATTTCCCTAGTTTCGTAATGATGAATATCGTTCAAACGACCTGCATATCTAGTTTTTACATAATCAGTCAATTCTCTCTCTGACATTGGCCAATCATTGTACATATTGGTAATGTTATTACAGAGGAAGATCACCCAGTCCTGTTCAGCGTCGCCATATATCTCAAAAGCGACCTGATCAGGTCTTTGATTATTCATGATGGTATATTGCTGGAACCCCAACAGAGCGTCTTGAATATCTTCTACCAGTTTACAGCGACGGAAGATATTCTTAGCAATGACAAAGGGTTCGACGTTATTTTTACGGAACGACGAAACACGGACTTTAACGTCAGGTAAGTAAGAAAAATAAGACATTAGGTGAAATCGAAGTAGTTAGTGTCGCCAGTTCCAATTTTCGGGATAGCATCATCAGGAAGCGAGAAGGTATTGGGAGGCAAGAATTGCTCGTTTCCTGATTTCTTCTTCTTGCCGCTATACATACCGCGAGTGATGAATGCGGTCTCATCGAAGGTTAATGACATCTTGTATGCAGCAGGACCGTAGTCTTCAAGTTCATCGCCACGTCTAATGGAGTTATTTTGACCAGTAGGTGTCATATTGACTTGTAATCCAGTTAGTACCATGTTGACAGGATAGGTCAACAGAGTTGCAAGACTTTGAGGTCTGCTGATTTTATTACCATTCTGATTACCTAACTTACCAGGAGTATATCTAACAATCTCAGCACGGAAGAATCTAGGTACGGTCAACCATTTATCACCATCAGATGTATCTGGCAGCATCGAATCTCTGAGGGTTAAAATGATGTCTCTAATAGAAGATGCTTCCTCACCATTACGAGGTGCCATATCAAAGTCAAAGTTATGCTGACGATAATTTACACCACGGAATACAGTTTCTTCGTATGGGTTGAATACTTTGCCTTTTGCTAGTGCTGCTAGTTGATTCTTACTCAGGTTACCATCTACACCAATAGCACCAGAAAGGTTGGTAAAGATACCAGCAACAGCACCGAATGCAACCTGCGACTTAGCAGAGTTAGCACCATTTTGAATTTTATCTACGAATGTATCCATAGATCCTCTACCAGACACAGCATCAACTGCTGCACTACCGAAAGGACCTAATGCTGCCCTATCATATGCAGTATTGAAAGTTTCAGTTAGTTGATGTGGTAAATAGAGGTATACTGTCTTGTAAATCTTTTTCTTATCACCACCACCCTTGCCTTTACCAGCATAGGTATATGAGTTAGAATTCTCATCTGACTCATAAATGGTGAATTTAAGGTAATCCATTACCTTAGTAGGATATCTAGATTTCCTCGATATGGCTCCATCAGAACCCACCCCGCCCCTAGGTGCGATTAGCGGATACATCAATCTATTACTTGCCATGAGTTACTCGGGAAAATACCGTCCGTCAAATAGACAAAAATATAAAGGGGACCCTACAAACATTATTTATAGGAGTTTATGGGAAAGAAAGTTCATGGTATGGTGTGACAAAAATGAAAACATTGTTGAATGGGGTTCGGAAGAGATTATCATCCCCTACATTTCTCCTGTTGATAATAGGGTTCATCGCTATTTTCCCGACTTCTATGTCCGAGCAAGAACAAGGGACGGAAGGTCTCAGAAGTTCATTATCGAGATTAAACCGAAGTCGCAATGTGCTCCGCCCAAAAAGAAAAAGAGAATCACAAAACAGTATCTAAGTGAAGTGAAGACCTATGCTGTCAACGAGGCAAAATGGAAGGCAGCAGAGGAGTATTGTAAAGACAGGCGTATGACGTTCAAGATCCTTACAGAAAACGAGTTAAAGGTATGAGTATTTTTACTGATATCAAAGATTTAGCAGGAGGACAGAAGCAGTCTAAGGACTGGTATCGTTCTCAGGCATTTTATGGGTTAGAAGACTCCACAGGTTTCAAGGTGGGTGATGTAATCTACTATGCATATGCTGCTGCTACTGAGAATCTACCCTTCTATGACAGATTCCCTATGGTATTGATTACTGACATAGATATGCAGAACTTACAGTTCTCAGGTGGAAACTTGCATTATCTTAGACCAGATGCACGTAGAAGCGTAGCAAAGTCATGGGGTGGAGGGTCTGTTTCATATCCTTCTCGCTGCCATCATAAATACTTTATGTCAAATGCTAGTAACATCAAAACTGTTCGGCGTGCAGACCTCCTTGATATGACTCCTTTACCGCTAGAACAATTTACAATGAGACGAGCGGGTATGAGGATAGATGTGCCTAGTAGTTTTATTTGGTCCAGACTCTAATGGGAAATCCTAATAGATTTAATCAATTCAGGGCAGAGATTGCCACTAACAGGTTGGCACCTGCTACGAGTAATCTGTGGGAATTCCGTCTGCCACCGCCTGTCTTCATGGCAAGTCAGTTTGGTAGATTTAACTCAGATATTAGAGAAACTGTAAGCAATATCAACTATTTTGCTAATTCAGTGACTGTGCCTAGTAGAGCAGTTACTACTGGTGAAGTTAATAACTTCGGTATGATTCGTCGTTTTGCCACTGGACAGACGAACTCTTCTATCAATGTATCATTCCTTGTGACTAAGGACCAAAGTCACAGAGCGTTCTTTGAGAAGTGGATGCACTACTGCGCTTCTGATTCTGACAATACTGTTGGATTCTATGATGATTACGTCACTGATATGACTGTCGTCAAATGGGAGAGTGGTGCTAATTTCAGAATCATCAACGATAACAATGATCAAAAGGATAAAGAGCACAGAGGTGCGTTGAATCCGATGCAGGCATCTGCTGTATATCAGATCTATGGTGCATTCCCAGTAAATGTCAGCACTATGACTCTGGATAACGAACAGACGAGTTTGTTGATCATGGAAGTTGAGTTCTACTTTGAGAGATATAGAATGGATCCTGTTGCTTCTAAGACTCTTAAATATAGGCAGAAACAACCTGCCTTCACTTGGCAAGAAGTACAACTACGAGTTGAAGGTTCTGGTAACCCAGACGTTCAGCGATATAGTGTATAAATAATTTTATCGTAATCTATCATTATGCCTTTACCAAAACTTGCTGTGCCAGAGTATGATTGTACTCTGCCTGTCAGCGGTCAGAAAGTTAACTTTCGACCGTTCCTCGTAAAAGAAGAGAAACTCCTCTACCTCGCTATGGAGAGTCAGAAGGAGAAAGAGATGATCAAAGCAGTTAAGACTATTCTTAAAAACTGCACAGACCTAAAATCTGTTGATGATCTCCCTACATTTGAGTTGGAATACCTGTTCTTACAAATCCGTTCTAAGGCGGTGGGTGAGACAAGTGAATTCAAAGTCGTTTGTCAAGATGACGGTGAAACTGAGGTAGATGTTGAACTTGACCTTAATGAGGTTGAAGTTCAAGTTCCTAAGGATCACAAGAAGATTGTCAAACTGAGTGATGAAGTCAAGATTCAAATGAAATATCCTGCTCTGGATGTTTTTGTTGAACGTAACATGACTGATGAACCATCACTTGATGACGTGTTCGCACTTGCTGCTGACTGTATTGATAAAGTATATGATGGTGATGAAATCTATGATTCTTTCACTAAGAAAGAAGCAACTGACTTCATCGGTGAGATGAATAATGAACAGTTCGCTAAGATTCAAAAGTTCTTTGAAACTATGCCGAAACTCACTCACACACTCATTGTTACTAATCCTAAAACAGGAGTAGAGAATGAAGTGTTGTTGGAGGGTCTAGCAAGTTTTTTCGGGTAGCATTGATGCACGATAGTCTTATGAATCACTATAAGACTAACTTTGCATTGATGCAGCATCACAAATATAGTTTAACCGAACTAGATAATATGATGCCTTGGGAACGTGATGTGTATGTGAACCTTCTACTTGCTCATTTACAAGAAGAAGAAAGGCGCATGAACAAACAAAACAATAGTGTCCCACTTTAATGGCAGCAACCCTAAGAAAATATATCAGCGTAAAGGCACCTAGCACTGGGCAAGATGACCTCGGTAAGGCAATTAGAACCGAGGTCTTTGCAAAGAATAGGTTGGGTGGTGCTGTTTCTTATTTGGGATCTGCTGTACAAGATTTCAAAGAGATTGCAGAAGTTCATACTGGGTTTGAACTGGATGCTTTACAGCGCGAGAAAGAACTTGATGAGAAAGAGCACAAGCATAAAGTCTCTGTCATCGAGGCACAGGAAGATCTTTTAGGTAGAAAGAAAGGAAGAGAGAAGGATAAGGCATCAGAGGCGTTACAAGAGAAGCAGAAAGCACCTGCTGAAAAGAAGAAAGAGGGAGAAAAACTAGCAAAGAAACAGAAGGGTAAGTTTGGGTTCTTAAAGAACCTGCTATCACCCCTGAACTCTCTCGGCGCTATGCTGATGAAGGTTCTGGCACCACTTCTGGGAATGAAGTTGCTGGAATGGGTCAGTAAAGAAGAGAATCGAGAAGCATTAAAGAAACTCTTCGGATTTCTTTCTGCTGTATGGAAGTTTAGTCGTGCCCTAGCAGGGTGGGGTATCGACAATGTGATGAAGGGTATCACAAATATCTTTGGAGAGTCTGATAAAACTGGTGTTGCTAGGATATTTGAACAGATGTTTGGCGTCCTACAACTTGTAGGGGGTCTTGCTGCACTTTGGGCTGCTTCTAGGGTCTTGATGCCTTGGAAACTCATTGGTGATGTCAAGTTCATGCGTGGACTTGGTAAGGCAGTTTCTAGCGCAGATCAACAAAGAATGCGACCAGACCGCGATGGTCGTAGGGGTGGTCCTGATGTTGATGTTGATGGTCGTAAGCGTAGAGCAGGATCCAGGGAAAGATACGAAAGACGTTTCGGTAAGGATGCTGCTAACAGAAAGTTTGGAAAGAAACCTCGTCCTCGCGGTAGAAAGAGGAGGATGTTGGGTGGTCTCATGGGTATGTGCCCTAACCCACTGGATCTTCTACCTGACAACACACCTAAGAATGTCGTAGATAACGTTGCCAAGAACGCAGATGCTGTTGGTGACGCTGCAAAGGCAACTAATACAGCAGTAGACCTTGGAGAGGCAGCAACTGACGTTACCAAGAAAGCACCCAAGAAACTAAACTGGTGGCAGAAACTTCAAAAAGCAGGTAGCAATACTGTTGAGGGATTGAAGACTGGTGCTAAGGCAGGTGTTGATTTTATTGGCGATAAGGCAATAAAGTTTGGTAATTGGGCTAACAAGGGCATGAAGAGTGCCTGGGAAGCAACCACTGCTACTGCCCAAAAGTTTGGTACTGGTATCAAGAACTTTGCAGTTGAAACTGTCGATGGTCTAGGCACTAAGGCGAAGAAGTTCTTCATGGAAGAGATTGTCGCCAAAGTCAAACCGTTCGTTGAGCCAATCATAGAGCAAGCGAACAAGGTTGGTGCAAAGTTGATGGAGGGATTGCAGAAGATCCCTGGTTATGACAAGGTAGGTAAACTGTTCTCCGAGAAAGGTATTACTAATGTTGCCACTGCTGGTAGTAAATTAGGTAAGAGAGCTGCCGCTGTTCTTCCTGTCATTGGTGGTGTTGTTAACCTAGCATTTGCATACGATCGCTTTGCTGCTGGTGATAGCGTTGGTGGTCTGCTGGAATCTATCTCAGGTGTTCTGGATATTGCTGGTCTTGCAACTGCTGGTGCTACTAACGTGGCATCGATGTTCCTTGATGGATACCTGTTTGCCAGAGATTTCATCCCAGCATTAGCAGAAGGTGAAGATGCACTCATCAACACCCTAGGTCTTGGTGGATTGAAGAGTCAATTAGATAGTCAGCTATCTAAGTTACCTGGTCTTGGTGAACTCATCGGTAAACTGATGAATCTGTTGGGATTCGGTGAGAAAGAAGAAGAGAAGGCAAGAGGAGGACTCCTCTACTTTGATGGTGGTGGTGAATATGATCCTAAGGGACGATCTAAGCACCCTGGCATGAGGAAGAGGGAGATAAAGAGATTAGAACAGTTCATGCCATCGCGGGCTGCTGGTGGAGAACTTGCAAAACTCGGTGATGGCACAGCATTGGTAAATGCCGCCGCTGGTATGTGTACCACTGGTGTTATCTTGACCGCTGAAAGAAATAAGGCATCTATTGGTGCTCCTCATGTTGCCACTGGTAATGACCCCAACAACCCTAGGGGTTTGATGGCTCAGGCAGTAGGTGAGCATGGGTATGCATCCATTGAGGGTTTAGGATCTTCTAAGAGAATCACATCACCTTATGGTAATGTAAATGTCAATGTGATGGATCTTCCTACATGGACAAAGGCAGTTAAGGATAAGCAGATCCCTTCTGGTGCTTTGATTTTCTCAACCAGACATAGTGACTGGAACAATGCTGCTAGCAGTAGTGGTAATGACTCTGCTATCGCTAAGGAAGGTGGACAGAAACTTTGGAGTGGACACTGGCAGGCAAGAGTTAATGGTGTTGGTGCTGTGTATGGTGCAGGAACCAGAGGTATTGTTGCTCTAACACATCCAGGTGGCAACAAGTCTGGATATGATGGTACTACTAATAATGTAAACGCAGGATCCGATTCCGATACACCAGGTGGTTCGACAAACAACACTGGTGATAGATTGAACGCTGATGGTACTCCTCAGCAGACTGAACCTCCAAAACCCAAGAAGATTGACATTATGGAGGTCTTCAAGGGTCTCGGTGGTGCTGACTTGATGAAGAGTTATATTCAAGACATTAGGGATGATGAGGCACGTTCCAGTGGTAGTAGTGTGTCTGGTGGTGGTGGATCAGGTGCAGCACAGATAAAACAGGAACAAGACGAACTAAATAGAAAGAGTCAACTATTGAAAACACAGTCTGAGAACTCTCAGCAACGTGAAGAAGACTTGCAAGGTGGAAGCAACAACGTCATGATCCTTACTAAGAAAGTGTTTGGTGCAACACCACCAGCACCTCAGATCATAACCCCAGGTTCTGGGATGACACCACTCCTCACGGGTAACTAATGGCACAGGCAAGACTATATAAAATGATCACTCCACCCAAGTTTAAGGGTGGCGGTATCACGGTCAAGGTAGGAGATAAGATTGTTACTCAACCCGCTGCTGGGTATGCAAAGAGTATTGCTGCTACCAACAGTCTTGGTGCGTCTGTAAACTCCATCGCGATTATGGTGGAGGAGATGAAGGATTCCTTCGCTCAATATACCTTCAAGAACATGGAACTCCGTGAGTCCATGATGAAGCAGCGTGAAGACTATATTAAGGATGAAAAGAAAAGGATTAAAGATGCTAAGCGTGCTGCTATCAGACAAGCAGGTTTAGTTAAAGATAGAGCATCTGAGAAGGTTCAAGAGAAAAAGACTAACAAAGAGGAAGATAAGCAAACTATTGGTGCTGCCAAGAAGTCAGTAGGATTCTTTGAAGGCATTGCTGGTCTTATAAAGCAGATCTTCAAGTCTCTGCTCATCTATACGGTTCTCGACTGGATGTCGAAACCAGAGAATCAAGGTAAGTTAAAGAAGATATTCAAGGCTCTTAGGAGTATGTTTGAGGCGTTCGTGAAGATCGCCGACTTCTTAGTGACCTTTGGTCTTGACGGACTGGTAGAGTTCTTAGAGAACCCGTTAAGTTTCAAGGGGATATTTGGTCTACTTAAATTTATCACTGTATTAGGGGCAATCTTTGCCCCTGTTGCCCTCGCTAAGTTTGGTCTCGCCGCTGGCGGTGCCATCATGAAGTTGGTGAAGGGCGGTGGATTGAAGAAGATGCTTATGGGTCTCTTCCGAGGGATCGGTGGCATGGTCAAAGGACTCATAGCATTTGTCAAGGGCATGGGTCTTGGTGGTATGCTCGCCCTTGGTGCTGGCGCTATTGTTGTTGGTACTGCTGTTGCAGCAGTCAACGCCAATCAGGATGGTACAGCAGTCATAGAGGATCCAGACGATCCCAACAAGTCTCAGGCAGACGAGATCAGAGAATCTGGTGGCATGACTGGTGCTCCCATCAGTGCAGAGATGCTTGGATTCGCTCGTGGTGGTCCTCTACCACAGTTCGCTGCTGGTGGTTGGATCCATGGACCTCAGTCTGGGTATCCTGTATCACTGGATGGTGGTAGATCTACTGCATTTATTGGTCATGGCACAGAATACGTTGCAACAAAGGCAGATGGTGGCGGTCTAGGTAAAGCATTCGTTGTTCCATTCGACACTCCTGCAACCAGAGGTAATCCTGGTCTTACTAATACAAGACTAGCGGAAGCATCTCGCTCTGGGTTTGGTCTTCCTATGCCATTCTCTAAGGGTGGCGAAATCCCCCAGATGTTCCTGGGTGGTATGATTGATGGTGCTAAGAACCTTCTGGGTCTTAACAAGACGATGGATCCTGTCCTGTTTGGTCTTGCTAAGAAAGGTGTTGGCATGTCTGTCAACATGCTTGGTGGTAACCCTGACTACTGGAAGAAACCAGAGAGTCAGAGAAGTATTGAGGACATGGCACGCGAAGTTGCGTCCAAGTCACAAGTTTTGAAGAGGGGTGGACAAGATAAGGTCCACGTAACCAAAGAACCTATGGGTTCGGGTACTTCCAAGGGCAGTAAGAACGCTGCAACTGGTCCTCAAAAGATTGACATCGCCAAGGTATTCCAGAACATGGGTGGTGCTGATCTCATGGGATCATATATCTCTGACATGGGCGAGGCAGCAAATAAAGCAAAAGGTGGATTCGTTAAAGGATGCACTTGGTGTAATAAGAAGAGAATGGCAGCAGGTGGTCTGCTGGACTTCATTGCATCTGGTGAGGGTGGATATAACTCTATGAACCAAGGTACTCGTGGTGGTCGCATTGTCGGTAGCACTCACAATGCATCTGAGATTCTAGGTAAGAACCTAACTGACATGACAGTCGGTGAGGTTATGTCTCAGCAGTCATCTGGTAAGTTGTTTGCTGCTGGTCGTTATCAGATTATTCCCGACACAATGAAATATATTGTGAAGGAGATGAACATTGATAAGGAAGCAAAGTATGATAAGAGTCTTCAAGATAAATTAGGTGTTGGTCTTATTAAATACAAGAGACCATATGCGTGGCAGTATATCCAGAAGCAGCATAATGATGAAAATGGTGCATTGCTGGAACTGGCAAGAGAGTGGGCATCACTGCCTGATCCCGCTACTGGTGAAAGTGTATATGGCAACGGCAATAAGGCGCTACATAGCGTAGCGGAAGTCAAAGCAGCACTTAACGGTGCTCGTGGTGGCGCTGCAATGGTCAGTGATGATCCCAACCTCAACCTTGCCTCTGCCCAGACTCCTGGTCAGGGTAGCGATTCACCTGCGGGCACTCAGGCAGATCCAGAGGTTGCCCAAGGACCTAAGAAGATTGATCCAATGTCGATCTTCAACAACTTGGGTGGTAAGGAATTGATGCAAAGTTATATTGATGATATTAACAATGATGGTAAGGGCACCAAGATCAGTGATGCAGCATTGGCAAAGAAAGAAGCACAAGCAGAGAGGCAGAATGGAACACAAGTCTCTACTCAGCAACTTCCAGATCAACCACCCCCACCAGTAGAACCACCCCCACCAGTAGTTGCTGGCAATAGTGGTGGATATAAGAATCCTGCTTCTGACTTCTTAATGCCACGCATGGGTTGGTTATCTGACATCTCTACTCCACCTAAATCACTGACATGAGTTATACCAAGTCATACAAGTTACAAAAAGTTGACATCGTATTCGATGATGGTGAGAAAGCTGACATCATCGATATGGTTGGTGAATTCAACTGGATGGAGTCGATTGACTCACCTTTTATTAGGTGTGATATTGCTATTCTAGACTCAGTGAACTTTGATGATAACCTCAGAGGATCTGAGGAGGTTCATATTCAGTTTGAAACAGATGCTGCGGGCGCAATCAACAACGGCAAATTTAAGAGCATCAAACACAAATTGCGTGTATATCAAATTGGTAGTGTGGTGAAGCAAGAACGTACTAAAATGTATATCTTGCACTGTGCATCACCAGAAATATATGCAAACGAGTCTAACAGAGCATTTGGTGCCTTTGGACCCATGGCGGGTCGTACAGACATCGTAGAGCGTATGTTATTGAAGAAGTTAGATGTACCTAAGGATAAAGTAAATATCGAACCATATAGTAACGCTAACTGTGTATCACCTAATTGGCGTCCTGTTGACCTGATCTCATATATTTCTGACAAGGTTGCTAGAACCAAGGGTGGTAACAACAAGAAACGCAAAGCGAATAAAGGTGACAAAAAGGCAGGCAAGAGACAGTCTGGATTCTTATTCTATGAAAATAAGAATGGATTCAACTTTCTCTCCATGGACTATTTGTGTGAACAGAAACCACTCTGTGAATATGTCTATGGTCAGTCAAACGTCAATGAAAATAATCCAGCACTAGATGCATACAAGATTGAGTCAGTTCAATACCCTGAAAGAACAAACCAACTGGAAAAACTAAGACTAGGTGTATACAAGACTGTAACCTATGGTATTTCATTCCCACAGATTACTGACAGTTTTGCACCACAAGCAGGTGGATCCTCTTCACTTACCTTTGACAAGTATTTTCAAAACAACAATAATCAGTTTCAAGCATTTGATTCTAATACTAAACTGAATCAATTAACATCTAGTCAATTAGCTGATCTCTACGCCAAGGAAGAGAAGCAGGAGAATAGATTCTTTACTGCTGGTAATGCCCAGAGTTTCAAATGGGACAAGGGTAAAGAAGGTAGTAAGAAGAAACTTACTGATCAACAAATTGCCACCCAGGAGAAGATGGGTAAACCAGGTGGAACTGCTGGTGGACCATATATTACAAACATCTTTTCACTATTTGAGACTGCATCAACTGTCGAGAAAGGATTCCCCTACGACAAAGAATTAGTTGAGAAGTATACCGAGAAAGCACCTACCAGATCTAAATTTAAGATCTTACCTAAGAATGCTCACCAGACAGCATCAGCGAATGATGGTGGTGCGAGCGATCAATCCGATAATACAGTGATCTGTTCAGCATACTCTGCTGCTAGATGGTCATTACTTAATACTCATACGCTGACAATCAGTGTACCAGGTAATACAAGTTTGTATGCGGGCGCTATAATCAAGGTGGACCTACCATCGTCCAATCAAAAAGGTAACAGAAAGGTTCAGAAAGACAGAATTTATTCTGGTAAGTATGTAATCAAAGGACTGATCCATACATATAAGAAAACAGGTATTACTACTCAGTTGTTCTTATGTAGAGACAGTTTGCCTGTTTCCAAGAATAAATAACTTTATACCTCCGAGGTAGAAACCATGGATAGTATCGAACAACACATCGAACAAGACAAAAAGATCCTCGAAGATCCTACCACAAATCCTCAAATGCGTCGTCACATTGAAGGCGAACTGCATGATCTTGAAGAGTATGTTGAGCACCATAAGAAAGAAATCGAAGCAGGAGACCATCACGACCCCACTGCACTAGAACTCTACTGCGATCAAGAACCAGGTGCCCCCGAGTGTAAGACACACGACAACTGACTTGACAACATACCCATAAATCATTATACTCAACACTGTCAGGGTTGAAAGGGCAGTCTCTTAGCTATGATTGGAGAATACATTGATATTGATGCCCATAACTCATTTATTGGTGGTGGCATAATCGAACCAGAGATCTGTGATGGACTCATAGATTTCTGGCATTCTTGTGACTACTTAGAAAAGACAGAGGGACACTGCGGTGGTGCTAATGGTGGTGCTGGTGGGGTTGATAAGACCATTAAGGACTCTATTGACATGACCATTCCTCGTTATCATAAAGATAAGAGGGTCACAGATTATATTGATGCACTAGCAGAAGTAACTAGGGAATATGTAAACTATTGGCCTATGTTGCGTACAATTCATTGGGATCTTCAAGAGGATTTCAATATGCAATGGTATCCTCCTAATGGGGGATTTTTTGCTTTGCATTGTGAAAGGAACTCTGCTAATCCTGAATGTGCTAATCGTGTTATGGCATGGATGACCTATCTCAATGATATTAAAGAAGGTGGTGAGACATTCTTTGACGTGCAGGGTGCTAAGATAAAACCAAAGAAAGGTCTGACATTGATCTGGCCAGCAGATTGGACCCATATGCATAAGGGACTGCCTGCACCTAATGAAGAGAAGATTATTGTGACTGGATGGTATGACCTCATTATATGAAAAGATGATCCTGGGGCACTGGCGTAATAGAAAGCAAGCATTCACAGACCCTAGTAAATGGCCACAGATCAATGTCTTGTATACCAAGATTGACAATAATGTGCTAGAATTAAAACAATGGTATAATTACCAAACTGAGGATGATCCATACCGTCATTATCATATAACCTGTGAATATCTTGATGACCATACTGTGATTACACATCCAGTCAATCAACAGACTGGTACAGATGGTTGCACATTACAATGGGGTTACTTTGATGGATGGTGGTTTGGAGAAGTCCAAGACGAATGTATTCTGAGGAATACGAGAGTAGTATCTGAGATCCAATTTAATGGTGTCTTTTATCGCTCTCGTGATACAGGATATGATATTGAGACAGGTAAGTTCCAATGGGGTAAAGAACCAGAAGAAGGTCTGTTTCAGTTTGAGCGTCTAAATAATGGAAGGCAACTAGACTTTACGCTAACATAATGGCACTAGGATCAAAAACTGACTTTGCTGGCAGAGATGGATTTCACTGGTGGATTGGTGAAGTTGAAGACCACATGGACCCTGCTCAATTAGGTAGGGTTAAAGTTCGTATTCTTGGATGGTATACCCAATCAGAAACCTCCGAAGACGGATCATCATCTCACTTGCAGACACTCCCTACGGATATGCTGCCGTGGGCAACGGTACTTCTCCCAACTGACCAACCCCAGACCAAAAACGCTGGCACTACAACTGAACTGCAACCTGGCGCACAGGTGCTTGGTTTCTTCCTTGATGGTGAAGAGGCACAACTTCCTTGCGTATTGGGTTCATTCAGAACTATGAAGAACCCTGAGAACACGGGTTCTAAGGACGGTGGTCGTGGCACTCCTAATGAGATGGCACGCACTGTGTTCGCTGATCCTACAAAGGCGAACGAAAACAAAACCAACACTCCTTCACAGACGAGTCTGAACAATACTCCTGCGATGGGTGGTAACCCCTTTGTGAAAGCACAGGGTCAAACGCCTGGTAGTGTTACTGGTGGTGAGGAGGCATCTCGTGGTGCTGTAAGTAGAGCAGAAGTTGAGACTCCCTTCAACGTGTTCACCAACCCTATTGGTGTTCCTTCTAATGAAGGTGGTATCGCTGATGGTACGACTGGACCTGCTAACGAAGGTTTCACGAAAGACTTGAAGCGTATGCTCACTGATCTGGGTATCGGTGTTGGTTCTATTGCCAAGGATGAAGATGGCAATATGGTATCTGCTATCACTGGACATGTGATGCAGGGTAAGGCAATCCTGAACCAACTGAGTAACCTTACTAACTTTATTACTAATGCAATCAGTGGTATGTTGGCACCACTGAAAGAATTCCTTGCACAGAAGATGCAACTCTTGATCGATAAGATCATGCAGGTTGTTTCTAACTTTGTCCCTCTGATCATCGTGAAGAAGATCATGGACATCATCATGCAGATCATTCAAGATATTTTCTGCCAACCTGTTCCTGGTTTCTTGTCGGCAATCGCAAATATAGTAGGAGACCTAGGAGGATTCTTACAGAGTATATTTGATTATGTCATGGACAAGATCGATGACATGATTGCTGGTGTGCTTGACTTCGTTGAGAAGGCAATGGCAGGTATTCAGAAGAAGATCTGTAAGGCACTAGCAATGTTCAATAAGATTGCTGACACTGTGTTGAAAGCAATCAATACTTTCAAGGATTTGAAGAAAGTTGCTGATGGTATTAGTAGTATCTTCTCGGTAGACTTTACCTCACTGAATTTTTCTAGTATCCTTGACATCATTTCTGCAATCATTGGTTTTATTGCTGGGTTCATATCGTGTGGAAGGAAGAGTCGAAAACCGCGAGCGAAAGGGTGGTTACCATTATTGGGGACCACCGAATGTACCGATATTGGTGAAGCACTTGCTGGTCCTGGTGGCGGTAACTACGCAGACTGTGGAGCTGGTGACTTTGGTGGATCGACAGGTGGTAACATCTTTGATTCCTTCTTCCAGGAGATGAATCCGTTCTTGCAACAGACTCAAATGTTCTTGAATGGTGCAAGAGATATTGATGATGCAACTCCTGGCAAGGAGAAGCGTGTTCGTTCTGGTCCTGGTGGTGTTACTTCGTTTGAAGATAAGCGTGGCAATAAGCACGTCAACGTTCCTAACAACGAGACTGCTATCTATGGTCGCGACCTTGTGCAGAACGTCAAGAACAACCTCGTTCACACTGTTGAAGGTGATTACTACCTGAAAGTGATGGGTGACTTCCACTTGGAAGTTTCTGGTTCTATGAACGAGCACACCTCTAACGGTCCTGGTGCTAAGGCAAAGTCTAATAGTGATTCATCATTCTTCAAGGGTGGTGACAAGTGGTTGGATCAGGCAAGCGATACTCTCAACAATCTCATGACTGCTAAGAGTGGCGGTAGTCACTTTGACGTAGATCATGGTGAGAAAGAAGCGAAGTCTGTACAAACCAAAGCAGGTGACCACGATATTTCTTATCAGGGTGACATTACTATCCAGGGTGCTCGTGTTAACATCAAAGGTATTAACGCTATCTCTCTTGATGCACCTGAGATCAATAATCAGGCAAACGTCATCACTAACAAAGCAAGTGGTGAGATCATCAACGAAGCAAACTGGATCACCAGTTTCCTTGCATGTGGTAGATTCGATGTTATTGGTATCTTCTCCATGATCCCTGGTGTGGTGACTGGTCAGTACAGTCTGGTGAAAGGTGCTATCGTTGACGTGACAATGGACGCACCATTCCCTGGTGTTACTCCTCCTGCACATATTCGTATGTCGGTGGGCAACACCAAACCTGGTGCTATGGCAGACATCGTTACTGGTGGATCGCCTGGTGCTCATATGACCATGATAGCCACTCCAACAGGTGGCATAGGCGAGATTGTCACGGGCGGATCAGGTGCTATTATTAACCAGTGTACTACTGGTCTCGTCTCCTACGGCGTCGGTACTGGTCTTGCTGCTCTGGGTTCGGGTCTCGGTCCTACTCAGATCTACGGTCTCCCTGTAATGCTTAACTAATGAACACTGAACCTCGCTTTATCGCTCACGCTTACTTCCACTTCCCTGAGCGCCGCATCGTCGTACAAGATGATGAGGGTTATGATGAAACTGTCCAATTCACCTTCGATACCGATGGTGCTGAAAGTTTCCAGGTGATTACCGAGTTGCTTCAAGACAACCTTGAATCTGATCAACGTACCTATTGTTTCTAATGTCTAGTCTACTTGAATTGAAAATTGAAGAAGTGCAAGAAAACTTGGACTTCTGCTTGACACTCGTAGAAAGAGGTCATACAATCAAGATCGTTCAGGAGGGCAAACCCTCAGTATTGATGGTTCCTGTACCTGAATACGTAAACAGTTACGCGCAGGCAAATGACGATCTTCCGCCCGATTTGCCCATGCCAAGTGACTGGAAACCAGATCCCGCAGGAGTAGCACAGTATGTCAATGAAGAACTCAGCGCCATGCAAGAAGAACTTAACAGTTGATATTAAACTGTGGTTCTCTGACATCGACCAGCACTGGCATGGTACTGTATTAGGTTATGAAGACGCAACACACCTACATAGTATTAAGGCACAGACCGTTAAAGAGGTCTGTCTTATCTTAGAAGGCAAGATCGCATCGATGATGCAAGAGGAAGCGCATGAAGTTCAACGTAACTGAGCAGTATTGTTATCTTGATACATGTGGCATAGTTAAGATGTTTTTGATCTCTGGGTTACCGTTCACATTTGAGGACGAGGGATTTGATCCCAATGACCCACAGGTCATCATACAGGCAGAGAACAATCCAAAGATCACAATGGAAGATCTTTATCGATGGTCATCTTACTTAATTATGGAAGAGTGCCATCCCATCGTCTTTAATATGGAGGAATACATTGACAACTTCCAAGATGTCCCCGACTGAGGGACGCCCTAATCTCGGACCCGATAAAACTTACGAACAACAAAGGAGGGAACGTCTAAGTGACGCTATTAACGATTACATGTGTTTTGATGATTTTGATCCTCGGCAGTGCTACGAAGAGATCATCGCAGAGGTCATTAGTGCCCGTGACTATCACGACAAAATGCGAGAGAAAGCAAACTCGCTATTGACTCTTCTCATGGGACACAGGTCTGTAACGTTATAAATAACTTGGAACAACAGCGCCCGTGAGAGTGTAGTGGGAACTAAAAGAATATCACAACTTCAAACTGTTGGCGACGACCTGGTAACGGGAGAAGCAGTTCTTCCTATTGTCATTTCTGACCCACTCATCCCCAACAGGAAGGCAAGAGTTAATCAACTCTTTCGATCAGTATCGGCAGGAAGTCAGACCGCCCCAGGTATGGCTTTCAATTTGGACCGTGACACTGGTTTGTACCAATCCAATGTAAATGAAATTGGTATCACATTTGGTACGGCAGCATTATATAATAGTCGGAATGCAAACTCGGATGGATCCTCCACTCTGGAAATCCGTGCTATTGATACTGCATCGGCAAATGCTAACGTAGAGATCACTCCGCAGGGTAGTGGTTACTTTACGGTTGACGGTACTACAATCTTTACCGACAACACGCTGTTCTTTGAGGACGATCAGAACCCTGGCAAGAGAGTATTTTTCAACGTTGGTACTGTATCAACAGCAGGTGGCACGAAGCGTTTCGACTTCCCTAACTTGGGTGCGAACACTACGACCACCTTTCTTGCTACTGATACGAACCAGACTATCACTAATAAGACGATCATTATTAAGGATAGTGATCTGAGTATTACTGGTTCTACTAACGCTGCAAAGATCGCAAAGTTTGAGACTGACGCATGGGATGCACCTGGTCTGCATACATACAGACTGCCCGATTTCGGTGCCGCCATTACTCAGTCTACTATCTTGGATGACGTTACTGAGCAGGATGTATATAATAAGAACATGGTTAACCCCACGTTCTCTAATACTCCTTCTAATGATGAGAACGATCCAACTCGTTATGTTATCTTCGACCAATCAGAACTGACTCAGGATAGAACTGTTACGTTCCCTGACTTGAACGTCAAAGTTGTTGGTGAAGCGTCTACACAAATCCTGACGAACAAAACCTACGAAGGTGCTATCTTCCAGGATACAGACGATAATAGTAAGAAGGTTACGTTGGAGATGGAGAACATCCCAACTAACAATAACCTCGTATTCAGTTTCCCAGGCGGCAGTGTTACTGCCCCTCTAAATAATGGTACGGATCCAAATGTCTTGGTTGCAGAGCGAGCAACTCAAACGCTTGCTTATAAGACGTTGGAGTATGTGGCGATCAATAACCCTGATAATGTCAACGGTATTATCAACATTGACACCACGAACATCACTGGTTCTGTACAAATTCAGTTCCCTGATGGCGACGCAACGCTTCTCTCCACTAACAACATCGACGCGGTGGGTGTTAGTTTCGGTGGTCCTCTCGCGGCACCAACCTTCGGGGGTAGACTCCGACTCCAAACATTTTTCCAGGCAGGATGGTAATTAACAAATGACAGCAGGAAGACTCGCCGCTGCAAAACCAGCGGCAACTACAAATACATCACTGTATCGATGCAACATCGATAACACTGCATCCACGGTCCTGACTGCCACCAATGCTAGTGGTAGCGGAGTTACCTACCGTGCTGCAATTCGTGATTACGACCAAATTCTCACCATGAATGGTGATGAAGGTGCAACCACGAATAACTTAGAATTCACAAAAGGTAATCCAATTTCAACTTACAAGTTGAAAGTCACTCCTGGTATTGCATTTGCTGATGCAACTCCTGGTGCTGATATTGTATCGACTAGCGGTGCAACTGCAAAACTCCTTGACGTATTCAAGGACACTGCTACCGTGATGAGATACGTTAAAGTTGAGAAACTTCTCACGACTGAGACCAACGTAGATAACCTTATTGGTTTGTTGGTGGCAGGTGAGACTATTACTGGCGGTACTTCTGGTCTGACTGCTACTGTTCGTGCGTTTGATAACACCACGGGTGGTCTGACTTTTGCCATGGCAGACGTAGCATCTGGTGCTACAAGTGTTAAGGTATCTCGTAACACTGGTCTTGCTGAGAATACTCTCTTGATGAGAAGTGACGCTCCGACTGATACTGGTACTGAGATTCTTTCTATCAACGTTGGTGGTATTAACACTACTAACAACACACTGACTGTTACTCGTGGTGTGTATGGTACGACGGCATCTGCTATTCCTGCTGGTGAGTATGTTAAGTCTTTCATCGACTCTGCTACTGCATCTACCATTAACGAAGGTGCAACGTACGCTGCTGCTGATGCTACCTTGACTCTGACTGATGCAACTGGATTCCTTGAAGGATCTTTCATCAGAATTGGCAACGAACTCCTTCAAGTTGAGTCTGTTGCTGGTAACGATCTGGGTGTGATCCGTGGTGTGTATGGTACTTCTGCTGTTGACCACACCGATGGTTCTGCTGTTACTCAGTTGACTGATGCTGGTGACTATTATTTGAACTTCCTGACTGAGGGTGAGACCTTGACAGGTGGTACTTCTAATGCTACTGTACCTGCAAACTTCTCACAGGGTTCTACCCCTGTTGAAAACCGTGATAAATTTATCATTGCTGAGGGATCTAGCACAGGAACTTATGAGTTTCCGCTTGCCGCTGGATTTGATAACGAACGGACTTACCGTTATATTCAATCTGATAGTAGTAATACTGGTCATCCACTTCGCCTTTCGGAAGAAGTCGATGGAACCCAAACGCTGACTGGTGTTGAATATACTACTGGTGTTACCAAGGTAGGTACTGCTGGATCTAATGGTTATTTGGAAATTGTGATTGATGAGGCAACTCCTCTGTCACTTAACACCTACGCTGAACCCGCAGTTGCTAACACTGAGGATGGTAATGCTCAGTTTGGTCATGCTATTAGTATTGCCAACAATCCTGAGTACGAAGAAATTTATATCTATAAGGTAGCAGGTGAGACTTTCGCTGCTGCTGATACTTTTGACCTTGGTGGTGTTACTTACACTGTTCAAAACAATGGTGTAACACCTGGTAAGTATGGATATGTCCATGACTGGGATCCTGCACGCAACGTGTTGAAGATCTCTCTGGATATTGGATCTCCTGCTTTCGCAGTTGGTGATACTTTCTATGACACTCCGACTCGTGCTAACGAGAATCGTTACATGGCGGAGGTAGTTGCTGGTAAGATTCTTGCTTTTGATAGTGTTGGCGCTGCCGATGCATCTCGCTCTGCTGGTACTTACAGTGTATCTCCTACTGGTGGCACTGGATCTGGTTGTACTGTTTCTATTGTAGTAGATGGATCTGGTGCTGCTACTGTAACTCTGGTCAATGGTGGTAAAGATTATGTTGATGGTGAAACTCTAACTGCAACTGATGCTGTCCTTGGTGGTGGTGGCGCTGCTAACCTCACTTTTGACATCAATGGTATTGGTACAGGTGATAAGGCAGGTGCAACTGCTGAAACATATACTAACGCCGAAGATTATATTGCTTATGACAAGGCAATCGCTGCAAATTCAGTAGACAGAACTACTGGCATTGTGGTTGGTCCTGGTCAGAACATCTTGGTATATTCTTCTGCTGGTGATATTGCATACAACGTCACTGGATTTGAATCAGTTTCTGATGATTTCGCGGTGGTCGTTAACACCAAAGCCGCTGATTCTGGCGGTGGCGGCGCGACACCATAATAAATACATAGGTAAGAGGAACCCAAGTAAATGGCACTTACTCGTCTTAAAAATATCATTACGTCGAGGACAGGACGTATTATCTACGTCAACCCTGACGACTTTGATGCATCGGATGCATATGACAATAGGGGTAACTCTGCGTTGCGTCCATTTAAGACGTTGCAGAGAGCATTCCTTGAAGTGGCACGATTCTCCTATCGTGTTGGTCTGAGTAATGACGAATTCGACGCATTTTCAATCTATCTGTATCCCTCTGAGTATGTTCTCGATAACAGACCAGGGGTTGCGGACTATAATGATGTCCAACCGTTTGACGCTAATACTAACTTCGATCTAACGAGTAGTAGTAATGTTCTTTATAAATTTAATTCAACTCGCGGTGGTATTATTTGCCCTCGTGGTGTCTCTGTTGTTGGTTCGGACCTTCGTAGAACCAAAATCATTCCAAAATACGTCCCTTATCCCACAGTACAGGGTAGTCTCGGTATTACTGCTGTCAATGAGCCTGGTCCTTCTGCGATTTTTAGACTGACTGGTGGTTGCTATTTCTGGCAGATGTCCTTCTTTGATGGGGACAACAACGGTGTATATTATCGTGGTGATGACATCGCTACTATTGCACCTAACTTCTCTCACCACAAGATTACTTGCTTTGAGTATGCTAACCCCGAAGATCTGAGTCTCTACTATCAGAAGATCTCGAAAGCATACGCTACTATTCCTGACTCTTCTGGCGTTGTTGCACAAGACCAGTTGCAGGCAAGAATCGAAGAAAACAGGATCGTTGGTCCTATTTCTGACGAATTTGCTGTATCTCAGATTATCCGTAATGGACAAACTGCCACGGCATTTACGGTGGATGAACTTGGCAACCCGAAGAATCACGGATTCTCCGTGGGTGTCGCTGTTAATATATCTGGCGTTACTGGTCCTACTGAGCAGGATCAACTACTCTATAATGGATCGTTCTTGGTAACCTCAGCACAGGGTAACCAATTCACCTATCAAATGTCATCTGAACCTAGCGGTAATGCTATTGGTTCAAACATCCTCGTGAAGGTTGAGATTGATACCGTTGACTCTGCCTCACCATATGTGTTCAACTGCTCCCTACGTTCTGTATGGGGTATCAATGGTATGCACGCCGATGGTTCCCAGGCAACTGGTTTCAAATCGATGGTGGTTGCACAGTTCACGGGTATCTCCCTACAAAAGGATGACCGTGCATTCGTTGTATATAACCAATCGACTGGACAATATGAACCACAAGCGGCAGGTTCAGGTGCTCACATCAACGGTCTAGCAGAGTATAGACGTGGATGGCGACACGTTCATATTAAAGCATCCAATGACTCTTTTATCCAGGTTGTGTCAGTGTTCGCCGTGGGATTCGGTGACCACTTCTTCTCCGACAGTGGTGGTGACCTCTCTATCACGAACTCTAACTCAAACTTCGGTAACACATCCCTACGATCCAAAGGGTTCAAAGCTGCGTCATTTACCAAGGACAAAGCAGGGCAAATTACTCACATCATCCCACCCAAGTCTCTATCAGATGTAGAAGAGATCTCCATTAACTGGGTGACTATTGATATTACAACTACAAAGGCAGAAGCAGATGCTTCTAGACTCTATCTGTATGGATATACTTCCGAAGCAGGTAGACCGCCCAGTAAGATCCAGGGTTATACTATTGGCGCAAGACGCGATGATGTCAATACTCCTGATAAGATCTACGTTTCACTCGTCGCGTCTGGCGCGTCCGACCCAACTACTCACTACGCAAACATTTCACCCTCTGGTCCTACCGTTACTGGTACAAGAGCAGGTGATGATGACAACCCACTGAAATGGGATAGTAATCGTAGTCAGTGGTATCTGCAAGTAGACAGTGCTGCTAACACTATCTACACCACACTTCAAGCGAACTCGCTGTATCAGAACCTCGGATTTACACCTACTACGTTCATCCGTCGTATCCCTGATGCTCGTGACTTGAATGACAGAACCTATCGTTTCAGATATGTATTGGACAAGGATGCATTCCCTGTTCCTCGTCCTCCGATCACTGGTTTCGTTATGCAACCAAGATCGTCTGAAACTAACTCACCATCATATAGTAAGACATACTACATCTATGATGTAGAGACGTTCCAAACATTTGAGCGTGGTGTTGCTGATGGTATCTACTATCTCACGATGCTTTCTGCATCTGTATCTCCTGCTGCACAGAACTTCAATGACTTTGAATTCTCACAGCAGACAGTAGACATCTACCCTGCATTTGACAGAGACAATCCTGTTGCTGACCCCGCTGCATCTGTATCTGTGGCAGATAACGAGACTCTGGGTCTGGTTAGAACTACTGATGGTGCAACTCCTACTCCCAATGAAGACACTCAGTTGTCTATTACTAAGGAGACAGCACAGTTCTTCCTACAAGAAACTGAGAACAACCTAGGTTACACTACTACCACGAACACATTGACTGGTATTGTTGTGACTGCACGTCTGGGTGATGAGGAAGAGAGAAAGATTCCTCTCCAACTTAACCCTGATAACTCTGTTGCTCCTCTCTCAATCGAACTGAGAAGATACTCTATTCTTAGAGCATCTGGTCACACGTTTGAGTATCTTGGTTTCGGTCCTGGTAACTATTCAACTGCATTCCCATCTACCCAGGTGGAAGTGCTCAAACCTGAACAGGTTAGACTATCACAGTCACTCAAAGAAGCAGCAGGTGTTGCATACTACTCTGGTGTGAACAGTGATGGTGAACTCTTCGTGGGTAACCAGGTGATTAACCCTGTTACGGGTCAGATCACTAACGAAGATATTGCACAGTTGAATGTGTTGGGTGAGGAAGGTACAACTATTGAGACGTTCTCTGAGTTGGTGCTGACTGATAAACTCACCGTGATTGGTGGTGCATCTAACCAGTTGGAGTCAGTATTCTCTGGTCCTGTGACCATGCAGAAGAAACTGACATCACAGGATGAGATCCAGTCGTTGAAGTTTACTTATTCTAACGATGATGGTACTGTTCTGAAACAGACTTTCCTCGCAGAAGAAGTTGCTGGACTCCCTGATCTTGATGCTGGTCTTGCATTTAACAGTGGAGACATCTGCTATAACATTGATTGGACCCCTGGTCAATCACTTGGTTGGGTATATGATGCTGGTACATGGTATAAGATGGGTCTGAGTGATACTGCTCCGATTACATCCCAACGCTATTCTGGTGTCACTAATTATGGTATTGGTATGGCACCTGATGCCTCTAACCGATTGAAGGTTAGTGGTAACACCTACTTTAATGGTGACATTGACGTATCAGGAAAGTATGGTTGTGCAGATAAATATAGATTAGCGACAGGTTTAAGTAGTGGTAACAATGGTATCACTTACAATGGCAACGGTTCTACTGTTACCTTTGCAATCTCTCCTGGTCATACTGCATACTCTGTACTTGTATTCTTGAATGGTGTATGTCAAGTCCCTGGTGTTGACTACACCGTAACTGGTAATGCTGTTGACTTCTCTATTGGTGGCGCGACTATTCCTGCCACAGGTGACGTGATTCAAATTCGTGAACTTGTTATCTAAACAATTAGCAAGAGAATCTAATGTCCACAAAAATTATAGGTAATCAGATTAGCGATGCGACAAGGGCGATCATCACCGCCCTGACTGTCACAGAGCAGATCAACTTGCCTAATCTCAACCAGACTGAAATCAATGCACTAGGCACTGTTGCTCTCGGTACGATTGTATATAACGAAACTGAGAAAATGATTCAGGGTTATCTCCCTGATGTCAACGGTCCTGGTTCTCCTGGTTGGGACGATGTTGGTGGTGGTGGACCATCTGTTGGTGAGGATTCTATTATCAGAACTAACGGTACTACTATCAATGAAAACTTAACTATTGGTCCAAGTGCTAACAATGGTATAGAGTTTAGCAACGGTTTCTCTGCTGCTCCTATTACTATTGCTAACGGTCGTACTGTTACTATTGAGAATAATGCAACGTGGACACTGATTGGTGTTGACGAAGATCTCTCAGCATATAGATATTTCAACTACGCTGCTGTTAACAACCATCTGAGAATGGTTGCTGGTTCGACCTTTGAGTTTGGTCAAACCAAGGAAAGAATGATTTCTTTCGCACTGTCAAGTACAGTTGCTTTGGATCATTCACAGGCACAAATCTTTGAAACTCAAAATCCCACTACATATACTAACAACTTTACATTGAATTTCCAGAATGTCCCTAACATTGCTGGTTTTATGTATGTTGCACAGGTTCTAATTAGACAAGCAACTGCTACGTCTGGTAACCTCAATGGTGTACAAATCAACGGTCAGACTGCTACATTAAACGGTGGATACTCGCCTGGTAATGGATATGATCTCTTGAACTTCTTCTTCTACCTAGATGGTGCTACATGGAGAGTGTTCTTGAACCCACAAGGATTTGAAGATAACGACTAATTATGCCTAGTATTGGACTCGCTAAAATTGCTACTATCGGCGGCGGTGGTGGCGGAGGTTTTGCTCAACGAGAAGTTTGGTACGACGAAGGAAACGACTGTCGTAACTATCTCTCTAACTGGAATCGTAGTGAGTATTCCAGTATGTACGCACGTCCTGAGTTTTCTAGCACAGGATATTGGCACGGTTGGGGTGGATCTCCTAGATCCTATACACTCAACCTGAGTGGATTACCATCACACCAATACATTAAGTATTCGTGTGTTATTCACCATGTTGACTCATGGGATAATGAGTATCAATACGTCAACATTGATGGCAATCGTATTGCTAACTGGCGTAAGATCTGGAATGAGAACAGATTCAGAGAGATGAACTGTGACCATAACCAGTCTGAAACTTCTCCTGTATTGTTAGCACGTTTCAACGTTGATTATAGTTATGAACCATGGAACGGTTCTAATGACTCATCAATGGGGTATATTAAGTTTTCATCTGGTTGGAGACAACATACCTCTAATAGTATTAGTATTGAACACTATACTGGACTGAACCAAAGTAGAGGCGACGAAGCATATTATATCTCCCATGCTAAGTTAGAGATTGTTAATGCATCTGAACTAAACTTTGGTAATGGTAGTTCACCTAGTTCTCCACTTGAATCTGGTAAGTTTGGTGTAGAATATGGACACTGCAATAGCAATGGAACATACTGGATCCAGTCACACAGTATGCCCAACGCACTGCAAATGTATGTTGATACCACAGAGGATGGTGGTGGTTATGACTTCTATCCCATCAATGGTGGTGGTCGTAGTGTGAATTACAATGGTCAGTATCACTCTGGTGTTGACTTTGGTCTTGATATGTTCTATGGTCGCTCCAAGTATGCATGGCGTGCTGCTGCTAACTATGCTACAATCGTCAACGGAGGTAACTGGCCTAACTTCTTTGTTGGGTGTGGCGCTGTCTTCAAGAACGGTGGTGGAGGTAACTACACCTCTCGTATTATGAGGTCATCTGACTATGGTGGTAACAATGTTGGTGAGTGGCGTGTACCTGATGGTGGAAAGTGGTGGTTGAGAGACAACACCCACTCTGAACCTAACGGTGACTACTCTGACAGCGGTTATCTAAATATGTACGGTGGATCAAGAAACAACTTGAAAAACCTTAGCAACATCGGATTCAATGACGGTGGTGCATACAGTATCGGAAGTTACTATTTGTTATCAACTAATCAACATAATAGATGAAACGTGAACTTGAAGAATACTTCCCACAAGTCTTTGGGAAGTATTATTATGATGGCGACAATGAGGTTATCAAGGAAGTATGTCATAAGATCATTGATGAGATACAACCAGGGCATCCTGAGTGGAATAGTAATGTAGCAGAGGAGAATCTGCACCATTACTTTAATATCTCTAATAGTAATCTTTTACGTTATGATGATCGATTCAAAGACTTTGAGAAGTTTCTGTTAGACGCAGCGACTGACTACTTCACTGATGTGTTAGAATATGAACTCAATGGATCTAATCTATTGATTACTGACTGTTGGTTGAATCATTGCTCGAAAGAGCATTGTTGGCAGATCAAACACAATCACAACAACTGTATCATCGTTGGTACATATTTTGTTGACTTTGATCCCAAGATTCATTCACCTTTGGATTTCTATCGTGTACCTCAGAAAGAGGGACATCCAGTTATTCAACAGATGAGATCACCTCGTATAGCAAACGAGGGTAATAAATATACAAAGGAAGTTCACCAGACCAAACCACAAGAAGGTTGTCTGTTTATATGGTCAGCAGAGACTGTGCATGGTTATGAAGGTGTCTTCAATCTCTGGAAGGGACGTACTACTATTAGTATGAACTTTATTCCCGAGATCCTAGATAATGGTAAGTATGCGTTCAGGGTTGTTCCACTTCAACATGTAGGTGCTGAACAACTAAATAAAAGAAAAGAGTTAGATCAACAACAATGACTCGACTAAATGTAGCACAAGTAAAAGATCTAGGTAACCAAGGGGGTATGTCCTTCTCTGGTGGTTCTATTACTGCGAACGGGACTCTCAATGTAACTCATATTGTTATTAACGGAAACGTAACTGGATCCTCTGGATATATTATTCCATCACAGTCGGGTCAAGGCGGTAAGTTCCTTTACACCAATGGTTCTACTATCTCTTGGCAACAAGGTGGTGGTAACTTAGGTCTTCCTAATAGTATTTCGGTATACAATAGTAACTCCACTTGGAACAAACCTAGTGGAGTTAAGCGTATCTGGGTTAAATGTACTGCTGGTGGCGGTGGTGGTTCAGGTTATGGTGAATCAGGTGCTGCTGGTGCTCACACGGAGTCTTTTGTAGATGTCACAAATATCAACTCGATTAGTGTTACAGTTGGTGGCGGTGGTGGTGGTGTTAATTACAGTGGTCGCGCTGGCAATGGTGGAACGTCATCATTTGGTAACTACTGCTCATCAGGCGGCGGTCAAGGCGCAAATCGCAGACAGCAGCACGATGGATCCACAGGCGGGAACCCATCACAAGGTTCTGTTAGAATTTATGGAGGGTCAAGTCAAGGTCACAGAAATCCCCCAGGTCTAGGACATGGTGGTGGATCATTCTGGGGCGGTGCATCTCCAACTGCACACAGACAGCAGCAATGGGCACAACGTCACAGAGGACATGCTGCCTATGGTGCTGGTGGTTCCTCAGGTCGTAACAGAGAACGTGGTGGTGATGGACGCCAAGGCATCATCGTAGTCTACGAATTCATTTGATATAAATAACAACGAAGGAGACCTAGTAATCAATGAGTACCCTTAAAGTATCTTCAATTAGAGACCTATCTGGTTCTGGTGGACTTAACCTCAGTTCTGGTTCTATTACTGTGAACGGTACTCTTACCGTTAGTAACATCGTAATCAATGGAACTATCGGTGGTTCATCTTCTCAGGTTATCCCATCTATCTCGGGACAATCAGGTAAGTATCTCTCTACCAACGGCACATCGATGTCGTGGGCAACTGTACAAACTGGTGGTGGACCTAAGTCTATCTCAGTGTACAATAGTAACTCCACTTGGAACAAACCCACAGGTATTAAACGTATCTGGGTTATGTGTACTGCTGGTGGTGGCGGTGGATCAGGTTATGGAGAATCTGGTGCTGCTGGCGCACACACTGAGCAGATTGTCAACGTTCAGAACATTAACTCTATCTCTGTGACCGTGGGTGGTGCAGGTGGTGGTACTAACTATTCTCAACGTGGTGGCAATGGTGGTACATCAAGTTTCGGTAACTACTGTTCATCTGGTGGTGGACAGGGTGCCAACCGTAGACAACAACATGATGGATCTACTGGTGGTAACCCCTCTCAGGGTGCTGTAAGAATCTATGGTGGTTCTTCACAGGGTCACCGTAATCCTCCTGGTCTCGGTCATGGTGGACACTCCTTCTGGGGTGGTTCTTCACCAACTTCTCACAGACAGCAACAGTGGGCGCAGCGCCATAGAGGTCATGCTGCTTACGGTGCTGGCGGTTCTTCTGCTAGAAACAGAGAACGTGGCGGCGACGGTCGTCAGGGTATTGTTGTCGTTTACGAATTCGATTAAAGAACAATGAAAAGAGCACTTGTCCGCGCAGACGGATTTATTACAGACATCATCAACGAAGGTGAAGAGTTTGAAGTCTACACTGGACCTGGTTCTGGTTTGAGATGGATCGATATTCCTGACGAAGGTACTATCGACTGGAAACTTGAACTTGGTGAGTGGATTCCTGACTTTGAATTCCATGATCCTGAGACTCTCCGTATCGTTGCATATGGTGATCCTGGTATGCAACTGTCCAAGTTGTATAAAGATATTGAAGCAGGACTCTTCGGCGATGCTGCTAAGGGTGGTGAATTCTTCAAGCACATTGCTGGTGTGAAGACTGAACTCCCTGAGGTTGAATATGATGAAGAAGGTAACAAAGTTCTGCCTAACGAACCCTTCCCTCATAGTGAAGAGATTCCTTCATGGTTGACTGAGTTTGAGATTCCTGTGGAAGCACAGAAAGAGTTCAAGGTTGGTGCATACAACCCTGATCTTCATGATGCACCTGCCGCTGAAACTATGGCAGATCAACCTGTTACTACTGCCCCTGCATCTGCCGAAGCAGTAGATACTAACCCCGAACTAGGTGAAGCAGTAACTGAACATCCTGAGACAGTCAGAGAAGACTAATTTATGCAAATTCGTAATGTCCTCATCGTGGGGGGCGGCACTGCTGGTTGGATGACCGCTGCCGCCCTTTTGAAACTTTGCCCACATATTAAAACTTCACTGATTGAATCACCAGACTACCCTGTTATTGGTGTAGGTGAATCTACTTTGGGTCAGATCAATGACTTCTTTGCCATTCTTGGTTTAGAAGATCATATGTGGATGAAAGATACTGGATCCACATATAAAACTAATATCAGGTTCAATGATTTCTATAAGGAAGGAGAGACCTGGGATTATCCTTTTGGATCTGCACAAGAGAGACTAGAACTATGTCCACATGGGTGGATGTCATGGTTCTCTCTTAATTTACAGAATCCAGAGAAGTATCCAAGACAATCATTCGCACGTCTTCACAACTTAGTGGGACAACTGGCGCATCATAATAAACTAACTGATGACCCTAGGTTTCACTTTGAAGCAGACACTGCATACCACATGGATGCCATTAAGTTTGGTCAGTGGTTGAAGAACAACTGGTGTCTACCTTTGGGTCTTGATTATCATCAAGGTAACATTGCTCGTTGTGAGAAAGACAGTCAAGGATATATTACTAAACTAATCACTGACGATGATCGTGAGTTTGAGTATGATCTGTATATTGATTGTACTGGATTCAAATCACTCTTACTTGGTGGATTCATGAAGCAAGATTTTGTTTCATTCCACAAAGATGGTGGTGGTTGCCTTCTTAATGATAGTGCTGTGACATGTCACATGCCACATGTAGATAAGGAGACAGAGATTACTAACAGTACAAATTGCACTGCCATTGATAATGGTTGGGTGTGGGATGTACCACTGTGGGAGAGATCTGGTGTTGGATATGTATACTCATCTGGGTTTGCAACTAAGGGTGAGGCAGAACATCAACTGTATAACTATCTGATTAAGACCAGAGGTAAAGAACGTGCTGATAAAGCATCATTCAACCATGTACCATTTAGAAATGGTAAACATGAGAAATCATGGGTCAAGAATGTATGTGCAGTTGGTCTCTCTAACTGCTTCGTAGAACCCCTAGAAGCGACGGGACTGCTTGTTACCCATGAACAGATCATACGCCTATGTAATAACCTCTCAGGGCGTCAAGGATTCGTTCCTAGGGTAGAAGTTGACATGCTAAATATAGTCAACGATTTAGAGATTGAAGGATTCAAAAACTTCATTGCTGCCCATTATGCTTTCTCTAATAGAGAGACAGAATACTGGCAGTATGTTTCTAATGAAATAGATTATGATTTCTCTACTGGTGCCCTTGATAATCTCTTCATGAGATATGCATCCGAGAAGCATGTGCTCTATGAGTTTGCTGGTGATCCAGCACACAATGATGGGTTGAGGTATATTGCAGCAGGCATGGGATTCAACCCACTAAATAATCACACGTTGACCCTGAAAAGGTTACAGAACAGTCTCGATCCGCGAGTCGATGCCGAAGAACTACTAACAGCAGAACTGAGGTTTGACGAATGGGACAAAGAGATGTATGATTGGTGTATGACTTTACCGTCGTCCTACCAGTTCCAAAAGAACACTATTTACAAGGAATGATTATGTCTGAGGAAAATGTATCACAAGAAGTGCTAGAAGAAGCACTTGAAGTGGACCTTCCGCCCGAACTCATCGAAGAAGTTGAATCTGCAAAGGAAGCAGTCAAGTCTTTTGATGATCTCTGGCGTAACCTGATGTATCAACATCGTGAGAAATACAATGAGTATTCTAAACTCCAAGAAGCATTGAGTGCAATGTCATTTGATAGAGAAGAGACTCGTGTTGACTTCACTCAAATGAATGCACTTCGTGATGAGATTGTGAAACTGGAAGGTGGACTGGAAACACTTAACCTCTACCGTCAGTTTGTCATGGGTGTTGATCCTGAACCTTGGATTGAAAGTGAGATCCAAGAGAAGCGTAAGTTGGTCAAAGTTAAGACCAACTCTCCTTACAGTAAGAAAGGTAAGGATTACTCCAAGTTTAGTAACTGGGAGAGCAATCAAGCAGCAACTGACGAAGAACTGAATAAGACTAAGTAATGAATCTTGATTATATTTTCCCCACGCCTGTGTGGTGGACTGATCTAGATATTGATGTCAATGCAATGACTGATATTGTTCTCGATATTGCGAACAATAATGAAGGTCAATACCGTAGTAATCGTGGAGAACTGAACTATCAGTCTCCCGATTATTTGGGTGAGCAGATATTGAATGACGAATCACTTGAAGGTGATGAGTTTAAGAAACTGCTGTATGTTATTAAAAAGAATGCAGAGATAGCATTTGGTACATATGGGGCAGAGATGTCACATATTGAGTATGCAAATGTCTGGATGAACATCAATGGACATGGAGGATATAACGAGGTCCATGTACATCCTGGTGCTGTGATGTCTGGTGTCTTTTATGTCAAAGTACCAGAGGGTGAGTGTGGTAAGTTAGTATTCTATAAGGATCATACTGAGGGTTATCTAATCCATTCTCTTGGTATTGCTGAGGATATGTCTACCGCAGCAGTGCCACATACTGATACTACATATGAATATCCACCACTTGCTGGTAGACTATTCTTATTTCCTGCATGGGTTCCTCATGCTGTGCGAGACAATCAGACAGAGGATGATAGAATTAGTATCTCATTTAATTTCGTACCAGTGAGAAACAAGGAAAACTTGTACAATACTATTAGGAAGAATGCTAAGCAGACTATTTGATACTCCTATCTGTCGTGGCAGCATAGAACCAACCCCCGAGCAGTTAGAAGCAACTAAGAGATTACTCTACGATGAATACTGGTCGAAAACTACTCGTGGTTCATGGGCACTAGAAGACGGTAAGTCTACTGGTGGATTGTTAGGTGGTAAAGAACTATTTGACCATGAAGAGTTTGACTGGATGCTACATCCAGTGATGGTTGCTGCTCATGAGTATTGGAAGTGGACACTAAATTATAGGAGAGATTTGCATGTCTACATTGATAGTATGTGGGCAAATTTGCATAACGATGGTGATACAACAGGAGAACATTGTCACATCAGTGGTCAACGTAGTAAATCACATGTGAGTATTGTTTATCACTTGCAGAAAGATCCAGAGCATGGTCATCTTCAATTCAAGAATCCTCTGGAAGATATTCTTCGCATGACACCACTAGAATTTGACTATGATATTTCTGACGATGGAACACATTGTGGTAGTGATTTGAAGTGGAACACACAACCTTCAAAATCATTTGATTACTTCATCTTCCCATCATGGTTGAAGCATCGCACACAACCAGCAGTAGGTGAACGTATTGCTATTAGTATCAATGTAGCAGGTTGTTCTATTGACCAATCTGAGGGTGATTTACATGAATAAATTGATACTACCATTCCTCAATCCTAAGGAGTTTGTGTGTGGTGATAAACCAAAGGTATGGCGTAAGGCATTAGATAATCTCTCACAGTATGTCAACTGGGATACAGTCACACACTGTTTTAATAATCCATGGTATTATAGAACCCAGATCCTCAACTTTGAGGGTCGTCGATTGATGCTACCTGAGAAATTTGAAGTATGGTATGAACAAGGTGTGGCACACAAGGAAGAACTATTCCAAGCAATCAATGAAGGTCATACATTTATCATTGAACAGTATGGTCATTACAATCCAGCAGTAGATAATCTGTTGGAGAACATTGAAGCGATGTTTGATTGTAATTGTGACGCACATATATTTGGTAGTGCTAAGGAGGGCAGCAAGTCATTTGGTGCTCACTGGGATCTACCACCTAACTTTATTTGTCAGATTGAAGGTGAAACACACTGGAATGTATACGAGGAGAGATGTAGTGGTCTGATCGAAATGACAGACGAACCTTATCTACCAGACAAGGCAGGTCAGGAACTAACTATCGCTCTGGATACAGTATTACAGGAGGGAGATGTTATGTACATCCCTGCTAGAACGTATCACAAACCATTCCCTGGTGGTAAGCGTCTATCAATGTCTATCCCTTGCATGTATCCCCGTGATGTACCCAGCGACCGTAAGCAATATGTTATTGAGTTCTGATTATCCATTGCCTGATATTATTCAGGATCAGATTGAGGGACTTGTAACACAACAACAGTTCCCATGGTATCTTGTTAAAGAGACCACGTTTGCTGATGGTGGGTATCGACCATATGAAGGTAGGTTTGATAACAGTTCATTCTCACATGTTGTGGTGATGGACTATGAACCTGTCTCACAATACTACGATCTATTTGAATCTGCTTTGAGGATTATTGCTGATGCTGCTGGTCAAGATTTTTCTGATGTTTATCGCGTTCGCCTTGGTTGCCTACTACCTGACAAACTAGAACATCACTGTCCACATGTAGACTTTGAAGAAGAACACATCACTGCATTATATTATGTGAATGATAGTGATGGTGATACTATCTTCTTCACTGATGAGATGAGTATATTTCAACGTCAATGTCAGTTGAGAGTGTCACCTGAGCGTGGCAAGATGGTTGTATTCAAAGGTGATGTATTACATGCATCATCATCACCCACCACAGGATATAGGATTGCACTCAATGTTAATTTCAAACCCAGAGTTTCTCAATCCTGAGGTATATCAGGCAGACGATCGTCCACGAGTGTGGCGCAATGCTATTGAACCATTTGTTACATGGCAAGATGCCGAAGATGCCCTGAATGCTCCATGGAATCACGTTATCACAGTGATTGATGATAATGGTAGACGTATGGATCTGGAACAGGTGGAAGAACCATGGTTTTATATGGGTGTACCAAAGAAGCAAGAACTCTTTGAACTTGCTAATATGGGTTATACTATTAACATATGTAAATATGGTCATGGTAAACCACAAGTTGATGAGTTACTGTCAAAGATTGAAGAGACCTTTGATGGATGTGCTGACTGTCACATTTTTATTACTAATGGCGCTGACAATTCGCACCCAAGTTTCAAACCACACTGGGACAAACCCGTCAACTTCATCATACAAATGGATGGAGAAACGAGGTGGCAAGTATATAACGAACGAGCATCACATCTTATTGAAGGAGAAGATCCTCCCTACACACCAAGTGAGGATGAGTTGACAATAGCAATAGACACTTTACTTACGCCTGGGGATGTGCTATACTTTCCTGCAAGGGCATACCACAACACCCGACACACCAAAGGACCGAGACTTTCATTATCTCTTCCAATTTGGACCCCTAAAAGGTGTTGCTGTTCTGACAGGAAACGCTATAATTTAGTGGTCCACCGTTAAATAGTAGTGGTCTCTGCACCTATGACCATGTTTCTTAAAACTGCAACACTAAATCCAGAGCAGAAGGTGCTTCTGCGCCACGCACTATTCCTACTTCAAAAAGACTATTACAACAAGATTGGTCACCTTCCAGATCATAAAAGGAATCTAATTGATGAAATTGCGACCTCCTTACATCTCAGAGATGAACATCATCGATAACTTCCTTGATGATGACTATCATGCAGAACTGTTATCTATACTCACTGGGTGGGAGTTTCCTTGGTTCTACCAACAAACTCTCACCAATGGGTGTGATGATATACAAGCACATGGATTTAATCACTGGTTGAGTGATGAAGGTGATCCACAGTTCTGTGAGTTAGTTGCGAAGATGCAGGAGACTATTAGGTCTTCTGCATGTCTTCGTGTGCGTGCAGATATGACGTTATATAACCCAGAGGGATACAGACATGACTTTCACACTGATTGCAAAGAACCTCATCGTGTGTGTATCTACTATGTTAATGATTCAGATGGAGATACTATTATCCTTGGCGATCCTTCCGACAGTCGTTTTCAACGGGTACAACCAAAGGCAAACAGACTATTGACATTTAATGGTCAACACATGCATACTGGACACTCACCAAAATATCATAAGAACAGAATTCTAATCAATGCAAACTTCACTACCGACTGAGATTATCCCTCTGTTCTCATCACCAATATATGTGACAGTTGATGAGGAGATGCCCAACATCATGGATGCTGTTGATGAGTTGGAATTTAGAAACTACGATAGATCAGGATATAATCTAGGTGCTCAAACTGTTGAACAACAGATACTAGACAAGTTCCTAGATTTCAAGTCGTGGTTAAAAGAACACGTTGATGAATATGTATTTGGTGTGCAGGGTGTTGATGCAATATCACACACTACTGACTTCACATGTTCATGGATTAACATGCATCAACACATGGAACGTGCTAACGATCATTCACATCGTAACAGTTTGTATAGTGGTGTGGTGTATCTGAGGACACATCCTAATTGTGGTGATATTATGTTCATGGATCAACGCCATCGACACCTTGACCCACGTCGTGATGCTACAAATGTATATAATGCTAAGTCGTGGAGAATCACACCACAGACAGGCATGGTACTCATATTCCCTAGTGAGTTAGTCCATTGTGTTGAAGCAAACATGGATCACAATAGACGTTACTCACTAGCATTTAATGTCATGGTCAAAGGTAACTATGGCAACCCAACTTCGTTTCTAACACTATGAGCACTCCCCTCTTTATTTCCGAGTCAGTTCCTATCGAGATCAGGAACATCATCAAAGCAGTACAACCTGGGTGTCCTGCTAGGTATCAGGGTTTTGAGGGAACTATTGAATTTGTTAGTGATGAATACATCACACTGTGTATAAGTAAGAAACCTAACGAGGATCCACATGCATTGTCACCATGGATTAAATGCTGTATTGTTATATTTGAAGAAGACTGGGATGATTTAGAATTAGATCCAGCATACTTTCAACATAAGAAAGCATACCGTGGTAAGACTAATGACCACCCAGGCAATGAAATGTTACCAGACATGGAGGCACGCTAATGTATGATGACAAACTCTATAAAGAGATTTTGAAATGTGAAGAGTGGGAGAGACAAGCAAGGATTGATCCATATTATGAATACAAGGTCCAGTGTAGGAAGTGGCACAAAGAGGTGGTGGAAGACGAGGAGTGATGTATAATATATGTACTGACACAGACACGCCTTGACCATCACCCTACGCCCTCACCAGTCCCGCGCTCTCGCTGCTATGCAGTCCGCTGACAAGGGTCAGGTCATCGTGCCTACTGGTGGTGGCAAAACCATCATCATGATCGAGCACGCTCGTCAACTGCTCAACAACGGTCCCCAGACTATTGTTGTTGTTGCTCCTCGTATCCTGCTCGCTAATCAACTGTGTGACGAGTTCATGCAGTTTATTTCATCTACATGGACACATGTATGTCATGCTCACTCAGGTGAGACACAGCATTTCAGCAGCACCAAGTCTGACAAGATTGCACTGTTCGCTAACACTGCGCGTGCAGCAGGTGAGTCTTGCATTATCTTCACTACCTATCACTCTTTGAACAAAGTTGTTGATGCTGGTATTGAGATCAATGCTGCATACTTTGATGAGTCTCACAACAGTGTGACTCGTCACTTCTTTGCTGCTACTGCTGCATGTTCTGATCTCTCTGAGCGTGCATACTTCTTCACTGCTACTCCTCGTATCGCTCGCAAGCATGGTCGTTCCATGAACAACAGCGACGTGTATGGTCCTGTTATTTGTAACGTTCCTGCACCTGAGTTGATTGAGCAGGGTCACATCCTCCCTCCAACTATCGTTCCCTTTGAAACAGACAACACTCGCACAAAGCACAACATTCATGACGTTGATGCTGACACTGTGCGTGACATCATTGACAATCTCGATGATACTCACGCCAGCAAAGTTCTCGTCGCTGTCCCTAGCAGTCGCGTGCTAGGTAACATGATCTCTAAGACTACACTCCTGCTTCAACTTGCAGAGCGTGGTTACAGTGTCATGCACGTCACATCTAAGTTTGGTGCTATCATCGACGGTGTGAAAGTATCTCGTGAAGTATTCTTCAATACTCTCACTGAGTGGGGTAAGGATGCTTCTAAGAAGTTCATCGTGTTCCACTATTCTATCCTCAGCGAAGGTATCAACGTCCCTGGTCTCACTCACTGCATCCTTCTTCGCAACTTGAATGTTGTTGAGATGGCACAGACTATCGGTCGTGTTATTCGCCTAGATAAAGATGATGCTGCACGTTTGAAGTCTGGTGAACTCAATGCATGTGAGTGGGGATTGTACAACAAACCAACTGGTTTCGTTACTGTCCCTGTCCACAAGACTTATGGTGCTCACGTTGTCAAGCGTCTACAAAATGTTGTTGATGCTATCTTCGTCAAAGGCATTCCTCCCCTCTCTCTTGTTGCATAATGGGTAAAGTTCAAGGTTTATTTCCTAAGTTCTACTATCATGGTGAAGTTGAAGCACACCAGTATCTCAAAGGATTACTTCTATCAGAATTAGCATTCGCTAATACATCACAACCGAGGGAGTGGAATTGCACACTGCAATCCTCCTTTGAGAGTGATACCAATAATGAAGACTTCTCGTGGGACGTGTTTGCTAAGGCAATACGTCCTAATTTAGATGATATGCATGAGCAACTGGGTGGGAAACCCACCGTGCGAATAGAAATGACGGAAAGTTGGATCAATGTATATAAGAAGGGTGATTCACAGGAGGTGCATACACATTGTGGAGGAGATAACACCACGTTTAGTTGTGCATACCTCTTACAATATGATCCTGAGGTAGATGCTAAGTTCATCTTCTATAATCCAGATCAGAATATGCACCTCGGATACTTCTCTAAGCATTATCCAGTGGTTAATACATGGTTCCCTGAATGTAAGGAAGGTGATATACTCATCTTCCCATCATATTTGCATCACCAAGTGGACACACAACGTGAGGATAGTGAACGTATCACTGTATCTGCTAATTTCATAATGAGCACTGAGATTCCATTGATTAAACGATGACACATTTAGATACCACAGTAACAGTCATTGATGACTATTTCCCCAGTTGGATGGTGAGAGACGTAGGTAACTATCTCTCAACAGACTTCCCCTTCTTCTATAATAATACTCCATATGGTGACTATTCAAAGGCAAGATTCTGGGGTAATACTGTCATCAGAAACAATGAATTTACTGAGGAGACTCCTTGGTACTGGTTCTTCGCATACTTCAATGAATGCATCATTAAAGATGTATGTGCTGATCTACCTTTGTCTCATGTCCATAGGTTATTGGTCAATGCACAAAATCCTGGGCATGTTAGTCAAACCCACACTGATTACAATCATGCCGCAACGTCAGTTATTTACCATGCTTATGGGGATAGTGGTGCTACGACATTTGCAACGGGTGAGAAAGTGGAATTCAAACAAGGTAGAATTATCTACTTTGATTCAAGACTAGAACATGATGGAGATCCACCTACAAAAGATATTCGTATCTCACTCGGTGCGATCTGTCCACACCTTGGGGTCCAGTTCTCCTAGTGTCCATAAATAGTGGTGACCACGCCCTGAGCGTGTATTATTACTAGGTAATCAACGGAGACAACACATGTACGGCGTCCGCCCTGCTCGCTACACTCTCGACGAACTGTTTGCCCAGTCCCGTGAGGTCCTCGCTAAGGCATCACCGAACACTCCTCAGACCGAACCGCTGCCCATCGTGTGGGATTGCACTCAGGGTCGCTGGGTCAACAATCCTGAATTTGCTACATTTAAGCACGGCAAGTTCCAACGCTGAACTATCACATAGAGGGTCTATATAATTGTGTCTCCTGCCGCGAGACCTCCCCTCTTTCATTCTTTTATTATCATGAGAATCGCCCTCGCTTTCATCATTGTTTTGATTGGTGCTAACATTGGCATCACTGCAATGAACAAAGTTCAATCAATTCAAGATCAAAAGATGGATCGTCTTTGTAAGATTGATCCTGATCTCTGTACTAACATGGATCCACGATCATGACAGGTTTGCCAAGTTTCTTTAAGCAAACATGTGAGAAACCTTACGATCGGCATAGATACAAAATACACTGTGCCGATGGTAGTGTGAAGATTGTTGATGATTACATGCGAGTTATGGAGGCATGGTGGAACTATCCACAGTATTGTGTTACTGTGGATGTGATCGATCAAAAGACAAAAGGAGGCGGTTTCGCATGAGCATTGACGTAAGAAGTAGAGAATGTTATCATATTGAGTCTGCAAAACAGCAGGTATTAGAACTCAAAAGAGTTGCTCAACATCTCAACCATCGTACATATATCGATGGTCTCATTGACAGTTTGTGGAATGAACTTGAATACCAACACGAGTTGCTGCGATCCCCACAGTTGTCCCAGTTGGATACAGAGCAATCTTGACATTCTTTCATTAGTTGATCTCTCGAATCTAAATTATGTTATTGACAACAACACCAACTCCCCCTCCGATTATCAAGTGTGTAGACTGCTCACCAGCAGAGAATCAGACACTTGAATTCCTACAATCGAGGGGGATTCATGATGTTAATGCACTGGCAACAGTCATGGGTAACATCAAACAAGAATCAAACTTCCGTCCAAATGTATGTGAAGGCGGTGCAATTCTACCTTACGATGCATGTTTGGTTGGTGGATATGGTCTCATTCAGTGGACCTCACAGGGCAGATATGACGGACTTGCCCATTTTGCCCGCGCATACGGGGGAGACCCGAGCACACTGGGGACACAACTTCGTTACATGGTGAATGAACCACAGTGGACACGTTATGCTCTTGTTTTACAAGGACGTGGACAAACTGTTGAACATTATATGCATCATGCCTATCAATGGTTAGGATGGGGTATACATGGTAATCGTACAAAATATGCATATGATTACACCAAGAAACTGATTAAAATTACACCTGATGCAAACAATTCTATTCCCAATCAAATACCACCAAGCACACATTCACAATCACAAGGAGACATTCGGATCCCTTTTGGAGTCTGCTAGGCATCTCCTTACTGATGCTGAGGGTAGGTGGAATTGTAGTGTTCACACGACACATTTTGAAGAGAAAGATGTCGTCCCGCCCGAAGAACTTGGACAAGTCCTAGCACCTTATTTGTATCAGTATTTCCCTCCTGATTGTGAGATTGAAATCGTAAACTCATGGTTGAATCTGTATAACAGTGGACATTCGCAAGAACCTCATCATCATGTGAACTATCCTGAGTTCGTGAACTTCTCTGGTGTGATCTTCATCCAGTTCGATAGAGATAAGGATGGACGATTCTATTTTGAGAATATGAACTTGGATCATACAATCCTCGGATATACTCACATTTTTGAGCAGTCACCTGTTCATGAACCCAATATCAATGAAGGCGACCTGATTGTGTTCCCTTCGTTTGTACGTCATGGCGTAAGATTGCAGAAAAATGACACTAACCGATTGACGCTAAGTTTTAATTTGAATGTGACACCAGGAGAACTGTCCACTGATCCTTGATCTGGGCAGATTCTCGTGTATTCTATAAGGGTCAAAGAAATTTTGAGAATTTCATGCAACTCACCGCCAAATCTGGAAACATGGTTGTTGACTTCTACCCCGTCAAGTTTGCTGACGGTGAGATCAGCACCCGCTACATTTTGAAGACTGTTACATTCATGGGACAATCTCAATCGAAGCGTTATGTGTTGAAGAAAGATTTCAATCGTGAAGTATACTCCCGTGTGGAGGGTTATGGTTACGAAGTAACCGACATGCACACTGAACCTCAACTTTTCAACTCAGCAATGTGTCTCGCTTGCTGATATTATCTTTATTCAATGCTCCTTCCTTCTGTTATTCTCATGACCACTGATAACATCATCGACCGCGACGAATTGCAAGACGCTTACATTGAGCGCATCATTGATGGCATGGATCACAAGAACTTGTGGCAATTCGTTTATGATACTTTGGAGCAGAACTTTGAGAAATACAGTGTCAATGAACTCATCAATGAAGTCGAGGAGTATTATCCTGACTTGCTAGAAGATGAATTAAGCGAGGGCAGATAATTGGGTAGAATTAAACACAAACTTCTCGAACTTGAAAGAATGACTGACCAACTCATCATTGAGCGCACATTGCGTATCGACCGCCACAAATACATTGAATATGTGTGGGTAACTGAGGATGATGTTATTTACCCTGATCCTACGGAGTTGGGCGGATGGAGTGAACCACTCGCCGCATTTATTATTGAAGGAATTGATGACAATGCGCGTTATATTGTGAGAGCGCGGAACCCACAATTTTCATATGTTCAATGTTACACTGGTCAGACAGTTTGTGAGTGCAAAGAATTCATCGAAGCATATATCAATGAACCAGTGACACAAGAAATCATGAAACTTTCACAGAAAAAAGAGATAAATTACAAAGGCGCGGGAACACACTGGCGAACAGGCAACCCCATGGACGATTGATGAACTGTCACAAGATCGGTTGCAAATGTGCTTAGCACATTTTATTGTGTATTCAAGTTAAACAAATGGCAATGATTCTTGAAAACTTTCTCACAACTTCCTTCCAAAATGTTCGCTCTTCAAAGCGTACTGATGAACTGCACACTGTGCTCCTAAATGAGGTTCTGAACGCAAATCCTGATCTCGCTGAACTAAACTGGCAGTTTGAGTATAAACTCCCCGAGGATGCATTCGGCGGCACGTTTGACATTGACATCGCAGGTTTTGATGATAATGGTGAATTAGTGTGTGCTATTCTTGCAAAGGCAATGAACAGCAATGTCAACAAGAATATCAAGAATTACGCAAATACTACCATCGGAGAGGCAGCAAGACTCTATTATTCTCCACTCGCTAAGAACTGCAAGAAGATTTTATTTGTTAGTGTACTCCCACGAGTTGCACCACGATTCAAAACAACTGGTGAAATCGCAGGTTTTGATGATGTTGTAAGTGCAAAGAGTCGCACGAAGATTGATGATGTTCTCTTCGTACAATATGGCAAGGTTGTTAAGATCATCGACCTATATTTTGACATTGATGATGTTAAGGGAAAGAATTGCAAGGCAGATTATCAAGAAATCAGCGTGAGCAACCTCACCGAGGTGCCAGTCATCTAACTGGACCCAATTTCACGGTTTTGTATCACCGTGAACTACCGCAGGCGCTGAGATCTGCAATACTAAGATCAATCAAACGAAACGACATGGCAACGCCAATCTTCTCCCCTTTCAATGACATCGAAGCATGGAACGATGTTATCACTCAACTCGAAGCATTTGTGAATGATACAAATGCAGACATCGATATGGCATATGATTGGGTATGTGAGCAACTGGATATTTCCTCGTTTGTTGATAACGAAGTCGCATGGGATTCTTTCTATAATGCATGGGAAGCATGTGACAATCGCAACGACCTCAACACATTTCAAATCGTATAATGCAAGACATTTTCAACAATCTCAACCAAGAATTAGCAAACCTTTCTATCTACAAACCAGTGACTAATCCTTACGTCGAAAATCTCATTGAAATGGGTTACGATCGTGCTGACTGTGAGACAGTAGCAGCAGCAGGAGTTGATAAGACTTTCCCCCTCAACATTCACGGGAGAGTGTATCAAACCCAAGCAGAATACGATGAAGCATTGCATGACTTTCTCAATGGACAATAAGAACATCGTCGATGTCACTAACTCCCCGAAAGATTGGGAGGATTTTTGGAACTCATTCACCGATTCTTACAATGAAAACGACCGCGCAAATGTATCTGGTTCGGATGTACGACCAGTTCACAATGATGCAAGTGACGAAGACAATGCCCACAACTCCGAAGACATCTAAGGGCATTAAAGCACAGAACAATCGTGTACTTAATTGGGCACGAAAAACCTATCCGAATAACATCAGATACGAGTGCGAACCTGTGCCAATCAAATAAGCGGCACACAACATGGTGCTAAGCACCCAAAATCGTGTATTATTAAAGAGTCAAAGAAATTCACACAAAAATGCGTAAAATCGAGCAGGCAATGAACACCGCCATCGCTAATTCCAAAAACTGGACATCAGGCAACACCACAGTTCACTTCAACGAAGAAGAGAACATTTCCGTTGTTCGTCTTCACGGCAACAAAATTGCAGAAGTCGGTGATGACTTCCTCCGCGTATTTGATGGCGGTTGGCAGACTAACACCACCAAATCTCGCCTCAATGCTATCATCAACCGCTTCTGCAATGGCGTCACTGATGGTGTTTTTCAAAAGAACTTTGAGTGGTTCGTTCGTGACAACAACGTCACCCATGATTTCGTCAACGGTTACACTTTCGCATGATTATTTCCATTCTTCAATTCATCTTACTCAAACGTTATGACTGAGCAAACTTACAACGAAATCCTTAAAGTCTGGAACAACAATGCAACTGACGACTTCGCAATCTTCTCGCAATTCTACTATGAAATGTTCGGAGAAGATTTTGACATCCCCTACACCACGAATTCAACACAATCAGCGTTCGTCGGTTAATTATCACTGGTCAGAACTATTTCCCCTCTATCCTACACAATACGATTGACGCTCTCAGTGACACCTACAAGCGCCTACAATGCCCCCATTTCATGTTATACTACATAGTACAGCATTGATTACATCATTCAATTAAAATGACTCAGCAACCTGTTAATCTGTCCTCTAATCTTAATGAGGCAATCGACTTTGAAACTTACGGTCTTTTCATGACCCCAGTTACAAAGTATAAGATGAAAGATCATGTTGATGATGTTCTGAAATGGGCAAGAAATCAAGACTTTGTAGACATTAAAGAACGTCAGGTTTTATGTCACAATGTCCAACAGATTGGCGAAACGAATCAAATTCTCGCAGATCTTCCCGCCCTTAAATCAACACTACTTGAAGCAGTAAGAAAACACAATGAATCAGGATTGTGCTATGCTTCAAACTTTGAGATCTCAGATTGCTACCTAGAAGTAGCACACCAAGGTGCAATCTATGCACCTCATGAACATTCAAACTGTCTTTTTTCAGGCACGTTCTTTATCTCCTACAACGATCAATCGCACTCCTATCTTAAATTCAAACGAAATGTAGTTAGTGCAATGTATCCTGTAATGATGCTCCCGTTTGAACAAATGACAGCATTCAATCTTCAAGAAGCAACTGTTCCTTACTCTCAGGGAGATTGTCTCATCTATCCATCTAATCTTACACATGGTTATGAGTCTAACCCATCAGAGAATAGAATTACATTGACTTTCAATGTTATTCCCGTATGATGTAAGAAATACTCACTTCCCTTACGCATCAGCGTCTCCCGAGTATTTCCCCAGTTACTTCACAGTAACTCACACATGAGTTTTCCACAGATAACACCCAAATCTGTGGAATAATTAAATATACAATTAAATATAAATGTGTGTTCCATTTAGTTCAATAAATAGCACATTTGTTGTCACCTTGGAGTGTAACCTATCACGCCCACCTTGTCAAACACATAGAGGACACATTTTTCACTGTCAGTAACACTTGACAGTTTCGCCCAGATCGATTACATTAACAGAGTTCTACACAGTTAACACAACCTGAGCAATTCCCATGGGTCGGACATACAAACGCAATGATCTGCATAACAGCAGACGCCCCAAATCTATCCGAGAAAAGCGACAGTTTAACCCCAAGAAATCATCCAACTATGATGATGAGTTTTCCACAGACTACAACACTAAGTACACACAAAAGAACCAACGATTAGACCAGACTGACTATGAATGAATTTGCCCAATTTGACTGGATTGACGACATCCTCGATGAACCAGATGATGAGGACGATGGTCTAACTTATGAGGACATGTATTACGAGACTATTGAAGAAGAATCCATCGGCGATTGCACATGAGTAAATCCATACAACTTGACACATCTCCCCCAGTTTGTGTTAGAATATGGGAGGACAGACGTAAACACTTTTGGCGATACGATTACGACAACTGTCCTAAGTATGGACCATTTAGTTCTTATCAACAAGCACTGAAAGATTCACTCAACTATTCAACACAATGAACATCCCGACTAAGTATGAAGTTCTCCTCGATCTTTATGACTCTGGATCACTCCCACCCGATGAACAGATAGAGTTAGCGCAGTTCCTAATTGACACAGATCTGTATCAACAACTCCACCAATATACACAGTGGTGTGAGTACATGATCTTAGAAGGATTCTGTTATGAAGTAGTCACTGGGGACAGTTAATTTGTCCCCTTCGTTGACCCCGCCGTGGGCGGTTATTAAGAAAGTACCTTCTTTCTAAGCTATAACAGTATCCCAGAGCGGTCGATATATTATTCATGAATTCGCAAACCCCATCCACAAAAAATTTCCCAGGTAGTAAGATCACCCTCAGGGTCGAGCTTGCATATATCTGGGATTGTCTCGTAGAGACTCTACGTATCATATTCACGAAAGACCCCCATGACCCAAGAGAAAACATGTAAATGGTGTCACAAGACCAAACCACTCACAGAGTATTACAGTTGCACCAGGGACGGACATTTAGGTCACTGTAAGCAATGCCATAAGGATTATTACCGAGAACGCAATAAGATTAAGATGAGAGAGAATAGAGCGTACTATGTTGGTGTGATGGGTGGTAAGTGTGTGAAGTGTGGCACCACAGAGAATCTGGAAATCGATCATAAGCGTCCAGAGGATAAGACATTAAGAACCAGTAGTATGTGGTTAAGGAGGCATGATAGTATTATGGAGGAATTAAGTAAATGTCAGTTGTTATGTGTTGACTGTCATAAGGAAAAGACGAGGGAAGAGAAGGATAGAACTAAGGGTAGGAAAAGGAATAAAACTGTTACACCTCATATGAAACATGTTGGCACTACGATTGTAGGCAAGAAGAATGTCTAGACCTACCTTAGATGAAATGAATGAGGTCTGGGGCGAATGGGTAGGTCGTCCATGGTATAAAGATAAGATGAAGGTAGGTGACTGTTATGGCATCTGCATGGAGTTTTATCAGAAGAAGTTTAATCTAACACTCAGAGACTATCCGAAGTTACATCGGCGGGCATTGTTTGACCCATCGTTTATTGAGGATCAGGCAGAGCGATTAGAGGATGGAGTCATTCATGTCTATACAGGTACATGTGATAGTGATCCCCCACCTTTCTCAGACTTACAGTATGGTGACATGATGGTCATGAGACTGCACTTAGAGCGCCTAGAAGGGGGTTATTCCAGCAAGCAGGATAGATTATGCAATCATAGCGGTATTTACCTGGGACATGGATATATGCTACATCATGCATGGTTGGATCCAAGCAAGATTGTAGACTTGACTATACACTCTTTCTATCATAGAATGACAGAGTTAGTGTTACGTTCTCCACACGCTGTAAATTATCCTGCTCCTATATAAAAATGACACTAGCCACTATATGTGCTATGAGCAAAAGATTTACGCTACCTGTGGAGGTAGACGACTTCGGAGATATGTCTATTACTCTGCCTGCTGAATTGATGGAAGATCTTGGATGGTATGAGGGGACTGAGTTAGAGTGGAGCGAAGAGACTGATGGGTCTGTCGTTCTAAAAAAATCCGAGGGTACAGAAAAACCGTAAAAACCGCGTTCAACCTTATTATGTCTGAGAAAACATTTGAAGAGTCGTACGTTGAGCATATTAAGATGATCTCTAAGGGATTAGAGAATCTTGCGACTCGTATTGCTACGGTAGAAGGGGTCCTTGCAAAAATCCCTCCTCCTGGCGCAGAGATGATTAAATATAAACCAGAGGGGTATGAAGACTATCTCAATATGCGGGAACTACTAGATGACCTGTATGTGCGTCTAAATATGTTGGAAGAGCGCATCAAAGTCTTAGAACCCTAATGAGTATTTTTATCAGTGAGACAGGGCGATCTTTCCCGAACATCGATTCGGGGAATGAATACCAAAAGAATTGGGATCGCCCGTCTTACGGTAAATATGAATCATACGCCCACCATAGCGGACCAGGAACGAACTATCAAATCACCTTCAATGATGAAGGACCTGGTACGTCAATTTTTGGTGAGGATAAGGTATACTACATTGGTGATCAAGAGCAGCAGTGTGTAGGTGAGTGCGACTACGAGAGAATGCCCATCTACCGCTACTATCGCGGATCAGGTGATAGCAGTAATAGAGACCACAAGTACACCAATAAAGAAGAATTAAGATTTCCTGAGGACTTCCCAGGGGAGAGTGGTAATGTCTCTAAGGGATATAACCATGAACCTCGTAATGGAAGACCTGCATTCTATATCGCTCGTAGTGATAAGGGTAGTAAGACACAACCTCTGTATCATCACTATGAGAACGATCGTAATGACTCTGTACTATCCACTCAGAGCAGTTATGGTAGTGGATATGTTCAGGTAGGAATTGTTGGATACATTTACACAAGTCAAAGCCATGCAAACGATTTCGCGGATGCTGATGAATCAGCTGTACCTCTGTATGAGTATTACAGGGGAACTAGCAACGCAAAAAGGGACCATTTTTACACCGCCGACCCGACGCAAGAAGTAAACTTGCAGACTGGCGTCTCGGGTGTGCCTGATTGTAAGGACCCCAGAGATCAGGATTACAGTTATGTTGGTATTGTTGGATGGGTATTCAAAGAAGACCTAGGACAGGGTAACCGTAAGAACGTTCGTGACCAAGGTTTGATTGGACCTGTGGGATATGGATCACCTGTTGGATATGGTACAAGGGCAGGTTGGTATAACTGGAACTATGATGGATCAGGTATCTACACTCATAAAAACTATGAGTATCAGTATGATGCTGATGCAGGACCACTAAACCCCGATCCCGTACAACGTAGGGGTTACAGATACTGGGGTTCTCCTTCTGTACACCACCACCCAGACTTTGGTTGGGGTGATCCACAGAAATGTCCTAATACTAATACTGATGCATACTTTGAATGGATCTATGGTAAGAACGGTGCTGTCAAGGCAGCAGTGCCAAAGTACCTAGAATTCCATACTCTATTTGATTCTCAGTTCTGTTATTACATCTACGATACTTCATATCCATGGAAAGGTCCGATCTTTTCCATCCAGTATTCTCTGTCTAATCGTAACTGTTGTCCGAACAAATCTGTCTCATTGAGTGATGGTTCGGGGCGAAATACTTGCGTATGTGATGAAAATCTGATCACTCCTACTCAGGAATATCATTCTCACTTCTATGAAATCCGTGAAGACAGTTGGAAAACGACAAATACACGTCTAGAACTCACTGATGGAAGTGGTGGAGGCATCTATGAATCATTTAAGAACGTAGATACTGACACAAAACGCATCTTGTTCCGCTATACAACCCGCGATGGTGATAGTTTTGAGGCAGGAGACACTATCAACGGGTGGGAAATCAACGAAGTTGCGTATTTTGGTAACAAATTACGTTGCGGTTACATGGAACTGCGCGGAAGTGGCGATAAATTTACCACAAATCAGGTCATTACTGCCCCTGGACGCTTTGGAAAGAGTGCAAATGTGCTTGCTGGGTACGGAGTTCCCGACCGAGCAGGGTTTTTTGGTGTATATGAGTTCCCTAAGAAGATCACATACTACAAAGTAGAGATCGATAAGACCGCATTGGTCAACCAACAGTCGATTGATGAGGCAAAAGTAGAGTGTATCGTCAATAAGAATGGGGAAATCCAGAGTATTTCTATCATCAATGGTGGTAGAGGGTACATAAATCCCTCAATCGTCATCGAAGAACCCGCACAGTTGTCTGCAAAAGGCGCAAATGACCATGCTAGACAGCAATTAGAGCAACTAGATGGGTGGGAAGGCACTACTTTGCGCTCTCCAACCAACAAATTGGACAACCCTGACGGCACAAAGTTCAATTATAACTTCAAACAGATCCAAAGGAACCAGAAAGCAGTCAGCAAAGACATGAAAGCTGACTTCAAAGAGCGGAAAAGTAAGGTTCCATACAGTGATAATAACAAAGACATCACTATTTCAGGTACTGATGTAGATGAAGATGAGTCGGAGATCGCAACTGTCTTCATTGAGAAGGAGGAATTGCGAACAATGTCCTCCGAACATAGGCGTAGAAGTAAGTTTAGACAAGCAAAAGTCGAAGTTGTGTCCCTTACTGCCGATGGTGCTATCGATGAGATCCTTATTAAGGACCGTGGATTGGGTTATGACACGGATCCTAACCGTCAACCTAGGGTTTGGATCATCCAAACTGAGAAGGAAGACTACAAAATGCGTGGTCCTAACACTAAGGAGCAGCAAAAACGCCTCAAAACTACTGTTGATGCTGAAAGTACCACAGAAGAAACCCCTTACAAGGGGTCAGAAAAGATCGATGGTCTCAAAGGTGAGGTTAGAAGGAAGTCTGGTGCTAAGGAAAGTAACCTAAAAATCCTTGATGAGGGTATCATGGGGTCATTTGAGACCATGATGGAGGGTTTTAGTGCAACGTATCCTACTGGATACATCAAATTCTCAGGAACAGACGACGTTGAGAGTACAAAACTGTGCTCGAACATCCCCCCTGGTTGTACTGAAATCAAAATTCCGAACATTTTAGAGGAAGCGTTGTTCCCACCATCGGTTGTGAGGGGTATTACTGGTGCTAACCAAGCCTTTAAGAGCGTTATGGAGGAGCAATATCCCCAAATGGTCGAAGGTGTTCAGAGAACTGACGAAGCTTCCACCACATTGAGTCATGTTTTTGGTTGGAACAACCAAGATCCGTGCGTTATGATCCCTCAACCGAGGTTTTACAACGTAACTCGACTCCAAGATCTCCCTTGTCCGTTCACTGATTCGGAAACTGGTCGTGATTTTGGTTGGATTATCTACAAATACTGCGGATCAAAGTCTGATAACGCACATTTTGGCGTAAATTTGTCTGTTCAAGGCAAAACTACGGGATCACAAGGTGCAGATTTCATGAATTTCCTCCAAAAACTGCCCAGACCCGCTCTGACTAAGGCAAGACCCGTCATGAATGGCGGCGATAAGCGTAAAATGTGGAAATGTAGTCGCCAAAACATTGAAGGTCGCTGTTATTGGGACCCATCTGGCGGATCTGACATCATTTTTGTCCCTGTTGGATTGGATGAAAACACTTTTGACTGGGGACACAACAATTTTAGTGAAGCAGAGCAGTTAGGACTGTGGTTGGGAGACAATCTTAACTACAATACTAGGACTGTACAGTGGACAATCCCTGCAACTACGGTTGGTGCCAACGGACAACCAGGTGATCCTGACTATTCAGCAGGTACATCGTATAGTGAACTTACACAAGACCAGACTTTCTACGTTATTGAGGTAGATAGACTATCTGGCGGTGTCCCACCTAACGAATGTTGGGATACTTACCTCAGACATGGCAGCAACAGCAATGGTGTACTTGATGTATACAGTGCATATTATGTCTCTGGGTCGGGTAATAACCAAACACAAGGCAAAACAACAGGATCTGGGTATTGGGGTGTAAATAGATTGTACAATGGGTATAGTTGTGGGTTCTCTACTTGCACATATAGTTTCCAAAACACCTATGGTAGTGGTTGGGGTGGTTCAGGTAACAACCAATCTTGCTTAGAATACTGCAATGATGTTAGTATTGCTGTTGATCCACAACTCTTTACTCAGTTGGGTATGAGAATGGGACCTTACAGCGGTACGATGAATATCAAGAACTGGTCAACTGGTGCATCTATTGCATATGGTCAAGCAGTCAAAGGAATGGGCAATCCATTCTTCCAAGAATGCGACGGTGGTGCCTTTGGTGACCTGGTTGATGCTATCAATCCCAATCCACCAGTTAAACAAAGACGAGTACACTTGTCTTCTCATGACCCAGGTGATAAGGCACTATTGAAGAAACAGAAGCAAGCTTACAAAGATCTTGGTGATGTTGAATTCTCTGGTGATCTTACATATGAATATGACCCTGACTTTGATTATGATGCAGAAATTGCAGATAATGCAATTTCTAACTTCTCGACCGACACTAATAACATGTTCCCTGAATAATGGCATACGGACTCTTACTACCAGTAGCACCAATCACAGGTTTGCCCTGCTCAGGGCATGGTATCTGCATTCCTGGTACAGTTCACTCTGTTCAGGCATGTGGTACTCCACCTGTACCATATTCAATTAAGATCAAAGAGTGGACATGCTGGTGGCCACCTCAACCATTGATCCCCTACACCGCCCTGAACCCCCTCAAAGCACTTGTGCTGACTAATGGGTTACCTACGATGACATTGGGTGATGTTTTTGTTAACCATATCTCGCCATGTACGAATATTGTCATCTACATGTGCCCATGTGGTAAGGCATTGTGCCCTATCTTTACTCCTATCATTTGTAGTGCTCTCACTATTGAAGATATGGCAGGTATTGGACACATTAGATTCCTCATGGCAACCAGTTTGACTGTATTTGTAACTAAACTGCCTATCGGACGTGTTCTGGACCCATTGGGTATTGGATTCCGTTTCTGGTCGTATCCATGCTCCTCTGTGGTTGCATATGGCAGTCCAACTGTGCTATCATCATAGAGTCGTTTTAATTAAGACATGGCAACCCGAGCAAAAACTGGACTGAACAGCAGTCACATCGAATCAAAACCCAAAAAGACACGCCAAGGGCGAGGACAGCACACCAAATATGCCGCGACATCATCAAACCACGCGAAAAAACGTTATCGTGGACAAGGCCGTTAAAACTACACCCGAACTTGTTCAACAAGCGAACGAAGCACTCTTCCATGCCACAATGAATCTCCCAAATGCCGCTAAACATTGCGGCATGACCCAAAAAGAGATGAAAATGACATTCTGGGAGTTTCTAAAATACAACCCTCCCGTTGAGTTGCTAAATAATCCTGATAACGACTAAATAAAGTCAATGCCGTCGTACAGGTTTCGATCAGAAAAGTTTTTCTCCCGAGGTTTTAAGGATCTAGCGGTTTCATTTGAAGCAAACCCTAATACCGAAGACTTCTCGACGGTGAAGAATGAAAATGCTATCAAGCAGTCGATCAGAAACCTGATACTGACGGTTTTTGGTGAACGCCCCTATCAACCTGACATTGGATCAAGAGTCAAAGGACTATTATTTGAACCCTTTGACGTTTTCACCGCAGAAGACCTGCGAGATGAGATAAGTAATACCATACAACGTTTAGAACCTCGTGTTGAGGTCGAAAACATTGACGTGAACCTCTCTGATGATGAATACAGTATTGACGTAGCGATTGAATATGCAATCGTTGGTCAACCGCAAACTCAAACTGTTGAATTCCTCTTAGAGAGAACGTAAGATGCCAGCAACACCCTCAGAACTAACGTCTCTTGACTTTTTTGAGATTAAGGAATCGATCAAATCCTATCTCAGGACTCGTCCTGAATTTACGGATTATGATTTTGAGGGATCGACTGCCTCTTACCTGATCGACATCCTTGCTTACAATACGCACTACGCTGCGTTCTTGGCAAACATGTCGATGAACGAAGCATTCCTGGAAAGTGCGACTGTTAGAGACAACATTGTTCGCATTGCCAAACAGATCAACTATACGCCTCGTTCTATCAAGGCGTCTAAGGCGTGTGTGCGCGTCTCTGCACAGACTCAACTGCTTCCTGGTGGTTCTGCCTACCCTGACTCAGTTACTATCAAAGCAGGCGACGTATTCGTCACCCAGGTAGATGGTGAGTCATATACTTATGCCATTATGAAGGACACCCAAGTAGCGGTGGACCAGAATACTGGTATTGCGAACTTTACGAAACTGGTAATCTATCAAGGTAACCTTCTTACCTTTAATTACACCGTTGATGATACGAAAAAGCAAGAATATGTGATTCCTGCTGACGGTGTTGATACTGAACTGCTGACTGTTGCAGTAAAACCAAATGAACAGTCTGCTGAGATTGATGAATACTCTGTTTCTAGAAATGTTACTGCACTTGACTCTACTTCTCGTGTTTATTTCTTAGAAGAGACCGAAGACCTTAGATATAAGGTTATTTTCGGCGATGGTGTTCTTGGTCGTAAGTTGATTGATAATGAATTTGTTGTACTGACCTATATTGCCACTGACGGACCTGCTGCTAACGGTGCAACCAAGTTTAATTTCATTGGACGTGCCATTGATAACACTAACCGTCCTATCTTGCCTTCATCGATGTCTCTGGCGACCATAGACGGGTCTCAGTCAGGCGAAGAGAAGGAATCTGCCCTATCTATCAAGTATCGTGCTCCAAGGGCGTTCTCGACCCAAAACAGAGCAGTTACTGAGAATGACTATGCTCATATCGTAAAGGACATCTATCCTCAGGCAGCAGCAGTTACTGCTTACGGCGGTGAGAAACTGTCACCCCCTGAATATGGCAAGGTATACATTGCTGTTCGCTCTAAGTCTGGTGTGAACCTCAACACTACGACTAAAAAGCGTATTCAGAACCAACTACTTGACTATTCTATGGCATCGATCCAACCGATCGTTGTTGACCCAAGAATCTACTATCTGTCCCCGAAGGTTTATCCTTCGTTCGATGGAAACAAGACAACCAGATCCTCAAACGAGTTGGCATCTGAGATTCTTAAATCTATTGACAAATTTAATAGTCAAAATCGTGATGATCGCTTTGGTGGTCGTCTGGAAATGTCGAAGTTCAATTCTATGATTGACTCTTCTGACAATGCTATTGCTGGTACTACCAGTCAGATGACTATTGGTCAAAACCTTGACCAATTCACCTTTGGAAATATCTTTACACAATGTCTTGACTTTAATAACCCCATTGTTAACCCAGGTGACTACGGTGGTCCTGGTGGCGATGGAGACGGCGGCGACGGTGGTGGTAATTGTAATCCTAAGTTCTCTTCCGTTAAAACAGGTTCATTCTATGCAACTGGTTATACCGAAGACGTAGCAGATCAAATTGCTGCTGGTGAAGCAGCAGGTTCATTGACTACTGCTGGTGGACGAGCAGGTTTTGAATCCGCTCTGGAAGACGCTATTTTCAGTTCAGAGGAAGTTGTGACTTCAACACTTGTACCTGTCAACATCAGAGACAATGGTAGTGGTGGATTGATCATGGTGACCAACAGAAATGAAAAAGAAGTTGTCTTAAATGAGTCTGTTGGAACGGTAGATTATGATACAGGAAAGGTCTGTGTCGGACCCCTAAATATTGCTGATACCCCTGATGGCAACACGAGAGTTCCCGTTGTGGTTCTCCCCGATGGTAACGGTCTTACCATCCCGCCAGGTGTTGACCCAACCATCTTCAACCCCGAAGTTTACCCGATTGATTTTGTCACTAACCCCAGTGACATTCCTAACTTTGACCCCTTCAACTTTGCTGGTTGGAACTATGGTGGGGGCAACATAAATACGATTAACTACCCGATTGATGCTTTCGAGTATCCCGACATCGACTCCTGTTTCTAAGATAAATGTTTGCAGACAGAATTAACATCTCGGACAGAGTTGCTGACCAACTCCCTGAATTTATTCGGGAAGAAGATCAGCAGTTCGTACAATTTCTCTTTGAATATTACAAGTCACAAGAGAAGACAGGACGTTCCTATAACATCCTGAACAATTTGCTTAGGTATCTTGATCTTGATGCCTATGATCCCAAACTGCTGACTTCTAGCACGACGGTGATCAAGGATGTTGATGCTGAAATTGATACGATTGAAGTAGAACAAATTGATGGATTCATCCCTCAGGATGGATCTGTGATGATTGATAATGAAGTTATCTATTATGCTCAGACGGTTCGTGGTCCTGACGTAATCCTGACCCCAGGTATCTCCCTACAAGAATTTAATAAGAAGAGACAAGCACTAGAATCTCCATGGACTGACTTCGATGGTAGTAGAACTACCTTTGATCTTAAATTCCTTGGTACTCCTGTCTCACCTGTCTCAGCAGCACACCTTGCAGTTACTGTATATGGTGATCTGTTGATTCCTGATGTTGACTATACTATTACTGGCTCTCAGATTATCTTTACCACTGCACCTCGTGCTAGAACTGGTAATGACCAGGTAGAACTGACTCAGATTCTTTACTACATCGGTTTTGCTGATTCTGTCATTAAAGAACTGGTTCATCCCCCTCTCGAAAATCTCATTGGTGGAGATTCGATGGTGGTTCAGTATGATAACCTCCCTTATGCTCCTATTGCTGAAATTGGTCTGATCATCAACCGTAACGGTGTGCTGCAACGCCCGTTTGATGATTATGTGTTGACTGATAACAACACTAGAATCAAATTCTTTGTTAACATCTCTGGACAAGATACATTCCATATTCGTTCTATCGAGTATGTGTCTCCTTCTGTTGGATTGGGTGCTGAGGCAGTAACTCGTGTTGGCGCTAATGGTGAAATTGAAGCAATTACTATCAAGAAGGGTGGTAGTGGTTATAGACTGAACTTTGCACCTAAGGTATCCATCTTCTCTTCTACTGGAAAGGGAACTGGTGCCGCGGCCAGGTCTTTGGTCAACGGTATTAAGAACGTTAAACTGATCAACGGTGGTCAGGGTTATACTGCATACAACCCTCCTGTTGTTCGTATCACTGAACCTGGCGATCTGATCAATGGTTCTCGTGCTGCTGCTAAAATTACTGTTGATGATACGACAGGACAAGTCTCTGGTATTGAGATCACCAACTCTGGTTCTGGTTACGACTTTATTCCTGCAATTACCTTCATCAACCCTGGTGGTGCTGAGTGCAGTGACCCTACAATCGATTCTGAGGGTCGTCTGGTTGATGGATCTATCACTGTAACCAAATATGGTCTTGGTTATAGCAATCCTCCTACTATCTACATCGATCCTGCTCCCGAAGATGGTATTGATGCCGAAGCAACTTGCTCTGTGTCACCTGACGGGCAAGTTGTATCTGTAACTATCACTAATAGAGGTCGTGGTTATCAAACAGCACCCAGAGCAAGAGTTGTACAACCCGTTGGTGCTCAGGTTCTTGATGTTACTGTCGCAAACGGTAGTGTTACCAATATCAACCTGCTGACAGGTGGTTCTGGTTATACCGATGCTCCTTCTGTATACATCGTAGACGATCGTAAGGGTCCTCTGGGTGAATCTATTGGTGGTACTGGTGCAATGGCAGCAGCAACCATCTTTAACGGTGAAATTACTGACATTAACATCACTAACTTCGGTGAAGGGTATTCTACTGAGAATCCTCCTAAGGTTTACATCGCTGAACCACTTGCTGCACAGGCATCTTGTGATGTTGGATTCGGTGAGGTGACTGGTTGCCTTATTAGGTCTGCTGGTCAAGACTACGAACCTTCTTCACTGCGTGGTTGTGCCCGTGGTGTATCTGATGTTGTCCAATTTGATAATTTTGGCAATCAGGTCTATGCTAAGGAAGAGCAACTTGCTCAAACCAACCATACTGTTGGATCTGTTGTTCATAACCTAGACGCTCAGATCATTAGACGTGTATTTGACAAATTCCGTGATCAATACATGCCTACGATCAACATTGACTATGCCCAGGTCAATCCTGTGCAAGTTATTAAGACGATCAAGGATTTCTACATCTCAAAGGGTACGAAAACTGCTGCACAGTACCTATTTAAGATTCTGTTCGGTGAAGAAGTTGATGTTTACTACCCCAGAGACGAACTGGTCACTCCTTCGGCAGCATCTTGGGTTGTTGACACTATTCTGCGTGCAGAACTGATTTCTGGCGATCCTATCAATCTGCCAAACGCACAGTTGATCCAAATTGAGGATCCTGTTGACCAAAACATCAAAAATGCCTCTGTTTTGATCGAAAACGTAATTTCGATCATCGAAGGTACAGATACTATTTACGAATTAGCAATTTCAGAGGAAACTCTGAGCGGAAGCTTCAAGATTCCTTATAAAACGACTCTTGTTGAACCTTTGTCCACCGATGGTAACATAATTACCGTTGACTCAACTATTGGGTGGCCAGAGAAGAACGGTACGATCATTATTGATGATAGTGAAGTTGTTCAGTACAAAGAAAAATCACTGAACCAGTTTATTGAGTGTACTCGTTCTAAAAACGGTGTAGTTGAGGACTGGGACCCTGGCACGACGATTCACTCGGACATTTTTGTCTGGGTTAACAAAGGAACTGATACCGAAGTCAAACTTCGTGTTCTCGGTATTGCAGAAGCAGGTACTACCGTTCTTGAAGACACTGGTTCTTACTATCTACCAGGCGATAAGCTTAATGTGGCTGCTTTGGGTGGCACTGACACTGATGAACGCCTTCAATCCTGGTTGTATAACGTTAAGAAACTCATCAAGGTTACAAGCATTACTCCTGGGGGATCGAATAACCAAACTGCTACCGTCGTTTGTGATAACCCGCACGGATTGCTTGTAGAAGATAAAGTTACCATTTATGGTGCTAACCCTGCTATCTACAATGGCACTTACGAAGTAACTTCTCGTCTTGACGACTTTACCTTCACTTATGCTATCCCTGTACCGACTCAGATCACTCCTCAGGGTAACATTCTCTTGTCTGTTGACCTGAATAGAGGTAAGTCTACTATTAACTCTATTAACGAAGTAGTATCTCTGTTCACTTCAAACATTCAGAATACTTTCTTCAATAATAACTACGTTTACGTTGCTGCCTCTGGTCTACCCAACTATAAGATCGGTCCTTTCCAAGGTTCTGCTCTAATTCCTGGTAACCAGCGTAAACTGCTTAGATTCCCTAGAACTGTATCTACGGTTTCTACTAGAACTACTATTCAACCTAATAACCCCGTTGGTTCTTGGGTAAACGGTGTTGCTGCCTGGTCTTACAAGTCTAAGGACTATGTGACCTTTGGTCCTTTGACTGCAATCGCTATCACCAATAATGGTATCGATTATGATGCTGGTAACAAGCCTGCACTTCAAATTTCTGGTGGCGGTGGTACTGGTGCTGCTGCTAGCGTTACTGTTAACGGTTCACTGTTTTCTATCGATGTTACCGATCAGGGTTCTGGGTATACTGCTCAACCTCTGATCTCTATCGTTGGTGGTGGTGGTTCTGGTGCAACTGCTCAGGCAGTTGTGACTAATGGTCGTGTAACTCGTATTCTGGTAGAGAATGCTGGTACTGGTTATACTTCTCAACCTACTATCTCTATTACTGGTGGTGGCGGCACTGGTGCTCTTGCTACTGCACAAGTTCGTGGTCCTATTTCTGGTGTTTCACTGACTTCTGCTGGAACTGGATACACTTCTACTCCTGAGATCAAACTGAACTCTGGTGAAGGTGCTCTGGCACAACCTATTGTGATTAACGGTCGTATTGTATCGATCGCTATCATTAACTCTGGTGAAGCCTATACCACTGCTCCTACTGTGTACATTAACGGTGATGGATTTGGTGCTCAGGCAACTGCTATCATCGGAACCCTTGGTGAAGACAAAGGTAAGGTTATTTCTATCCAAATCACTAACAAAGGTGTTGGATATACCCAAGGTAACACTACTGTTCGTCTGGAAGCAGTTGGTCAACTTGCAACCTTTGAAGCAACTGTATTCAAGTGGAACAAGAACCTTGAATATGAACTTAACTCCAAATATGACGTTGCTCGTGGTTATGTGTTCACTGGTTTCAATAACCAATATGGTGGTGAATACGCACACGTCTCCGACCCGAAAGAACTCCGTTATGTGGTTGGTGACAACGTAGTTCTTGATCCTCAGACTCAAAACTTCCGAGAAGTTGGTCAAAACGAGGCACACTCTCCAATTATTGGTTGGGCGTTTGATGGTAACCCGATTTATGGTCCTTACGGTTACATTGACCCGACTGATCAGAACAGTGGTCTTAGAAGAATGCGTTCTTCTTACAAATTGAAAGATGAGGTCGTATATAACATTGATACCAACCCAACTCCTGCTAGAACGGATGGTCCGCTGCTTGCAACCTATCCTGCTGGTACTTTCATCAATGATTACGAATATGACTTCCAGAGAGGCGACCTAGACCCCTATAACGGTCGTTTCTGTAAGACTCCTGACTATCCTGCTGGTACTTACGCTTATTTCGTAACTATTGACGAATCTGACGCTGGTCTTCCTGTATTCCCTTATATTGTTGGTCCTCAGTTCAACTCTGTTGTTGATACTTGGAACCTGAGTCAATCTGCAACCCAAGAAAACATCCCTCTTGATGTTTCTCGTTTCAGAGACCCTTATGCCAACGTTGACATCGATATTGACCGTCAACCCAACCAAAGATCCGATGAACTCGTTACTGAGCGTGAAGGTGAAGTAATTATCTTTGAAATTGAAGATATTGACGGTGACGGCATCATCAGTCCCCTTGAAATTGCTACTCTGCAAGCAATGACCGAAGAAGCGGCATTGCAGATCTATGATTACTTCCCAACGGTCTCTACTGAGTCCAGAGTGGATATTGAAGTTGAAAATACTACTAAATTCGAGTCTGCACAGATTGACGGATTCGTTATCGAGAACCCTGGCGTTTCTTATCAGGTTAACGATACTTTGTTCTTCGATAACACTGGAACTGATGGATTTGGTGCTTCTGCTCAAATTGAGTCTGTTACTGGTCAAACTATCTCTGCATATCGTAAGGAAATCATTGATGATGAGCCATACGGCAAAATCACCACTTCTAATGATCATGAACTGATTGCACAAGACGAAGTTATCGTTTCGTCGAAAGTTATCACTGATAACACCAATAAGCGATTCTACATGTCCGTTGTGACTGGTATTGAGTCAATTAGTGTTGATCAGATCGGTGTTGGTTACAATGAGTCAATTCCTCCGACATATGAGATCATTACTGACTCTGGACAGGACGTTGAGCTTGATATCATCCTGGATACCACTACTGGTAAAGTTGATCGTGTTGATATCATCAATTCTGGTTTTGACTACGATATTGAGGATGTTCCTCAAATCCGAGTTTCTCATCCCCAACAATTCAAGAAAACTTACTATTGGGTCAACCAATACGTTGAGAGTGGCACTAATGCCTCTACATTTGAAATCATAGACGTTCAGACTGCTTCTGACCGTACTACTTACGTTTGTGGTGAACTGACTCAATCAAATGGCGAATCTTCTGCTTTCCTTGCTAAATTCTCCGATCTTGGTGGTCTGATTTGGGATAGAAGTCTTCTTCCCTCTTCTAGTATTAAAACTGCACGTTTCAAGAAGATTTACCTCGACGAGACTTCTGAGGACAATCATTTGATCTATGTGCTCGGTGAAACCGAATCTCAGAGCACTTCTGGATACAATCCTGATATTCTGCTTGTCAAGTACGAATCTGGTCTCGATAACGCAAATAACCCCGAAGGTGTCATCAGATTCCAGAAAGAGATTGCTGGTGTCTCTGGTGCGACTCGTCGCGACTATGCAGGTGATATTTACCTCGATGACGAGCAGAGACTCTATATTTGTGGTTGGACGGACACCAACTCCCCAGATCCTGATGACATCTGGGTTATGCAGCTCAATAACCAAGGTGACGTTGTAGAGAAGCGTAAGTTCGCTTCTGACAGCGAAGGTGAGCAAATGCACCAGTTGCATTACATTGGTAACAATAAAATCGTTTTTGCTGGTATTGATCTAGACAATAACGATCTCATGTTCGGTGAGATGGTTTACGACGGTGCCAACATTGAAATGAGTTATGTCAAGAAGTTGGCAGTCTCTGGTGGTCAGGTACAAAGACCTCAGTTTGTTCTGGATTCCTACAACGATTTGTTCTTTGTATGTGATATGTGGAATGGCACCAAGCACTATGGTGTTGCATTCTTCAAGATTGCACTGGAACAAGTCAGACTTACCCTCAGCACTCCTGAGTGGTTCTTCTCTAAGATTATTGCTCCTAGTATTTCGTTTGAATCTATCAATCATGCTGGTGTTAGCCTTGATGAATTCGGTAATGTCAATGTTCTTACCCACATCAAGTACGAAGATAACAATCAGCAAGTAGTTGCACTTAACTTCAAGTACAACGGCACTATGCAGTACAAGACCAACATCATCCGTGGTGCTTGGGATTCTGTCAATAGTGACACTGACTATGGTCTTGGATTTACTACCACTACACACTCAGTTGACAACTCTGGTGACATTATTGTCCCACTCAACATCCAGAAGTCTGTTCCTACTGCTGTATATCGTTTCAACGATAGTGCTGATACTTACTTCGATGCAACCAAGCAGAAGAAGAGTGCTGTCACTGTAACTGGTGGTGCTAACATCCTCAGAGATGATACTATCTACAAGTTTGGTTCTGCTTCACTGAAACTGCAAGCAGCAGGTCGTCTGGATTGGACTGACCTTGATAACAATGACGACTGGACTGTCGGCATGTGGGTTAAGATGATTGGCACCCATGCTAGCAACAATCCTAAGATGGAAATGATCACCTGTATTGCCGACAATGGCGATAAGGTTATCTACTCTATCAATGGTACTGTTGGTGATCCTAACTTCGGTAAAGTCACCCTCGATATCACCCCTCAGGGTGGTGGTGGCACTACTGTGGTATCTGTGGGTTCTACCTATTTCACCACAATGGTATCTGAGGCATGGCATCATATCGTTCTTGTTAAGGAAGAACCCACCCTTGGTTCTTATGTCTATTCTGCATACTTCGATGGTGTACAGGTTTGTACTGCTACTAGAACAGAAGATATTGCAATGGATGACCTTGCAGTTCTGTCTAACGCCACTTCTGGTGCTACCAACACCTCCTTCATTGGTTGGGTTGATGACATCATCGTAGAACCTCGTGCCGTTTACACTGGTTCTTCTCTGACTGTTCCTACTGAGCGTTACAGAATTGAAACTGTGAATGCTGGTCTTGATATGGTTAAGTTTGATCGTCTCCATAGTAAGCGTGGTGATTATCAGATTGATGGTTCTCAGGGTATTGTGTTTAGTGAAGCAACTCAAATCAACATCAACAACCTGAATAACCCTGTCATTACAGTGTGGAGTGAAGGTTCTTCGGGTCTGCAAATTCTCGACTATTCTGATGTAACGTCTACTCTGAACTTTGGTACATATACCTTTGGAGAGACAGTTAATACTTACACCTCTAAAACTTCCACTGTACCTTCACCTCTCGGTAAGAGACTGCTCATTTCTCCTAATGTAATTGCAAAATACTACATTAGAGATGCAGCATACTCTAAGATGGACAACGTTAAGAAGTTCACCTTCAATCAAGACGTTAAGTTTGATAAGGGTACTGTTATTCAACAATTCAACGCTCAGGGCGTTACCCAAGCATACGGTACGATTGTAGAGACTCCTGTTGGTCCTATCAACAACCCAGGTTATGGTACTGAGTATAAGATCGGTAAGATCTTTGGTAACTTTAACAATACTGATAGATTCAGAAACTCTACTGGTCAAGAGAACCTGATTGAAGAGATTGACTTTACTGTTTCTCGTCCTCAGGCAGAGTGGGTGACAGGTAAGGCATATAACGTCAATGATCAGGTATACAGCGACGGTAAGATCTACGCCGCTACTAACACTGCTACTTCTGGTGCTACTGCACCAACTCATGAGATCGGTATCGTAACTGATGGTGCTGTAACTTGGAACTACATTAGTGCTGCTGGAACCATCCAAGTAAATCTTGCTGATTATGCATGGCCTACTCCTTTGGTAGATCAGTGGGAAACCAATAGATCTTATCAAATCAATGATTTCGTCTACTACGGAAGAAACAAGTATCAGGCAACCACTGGTGGTATTAGTGGTGCTACTGTCCCTGTACACACCACTGGTACTGCTTCTGATGGAAATGTCACCTGGTCCTACGTTAGTACATATGATCCACTCTCTGACTATGCAAGGTTTAGACCTTTCAGACCAGAAGAGTATAGAGTAACTATTATTGATACCTATTCTGACTCTGATTTCATCATCGGAGACGTAGTATCTTTGGGTGGCAGTATTACTGCTGGTCCTAATGCAGACAATGCTAAGATTGCAGATATTAACGGTGTTACTACTGTCAAGACTATCAAACTGACTGTTACTCTTGATAAGGACATCATCAGAACTAGCGAAGGTAGATCTGACCTGATCTATGCAACTGCTGTAACTCCTCATAACTATTCTGCTGGCAATATCTTGTTTGTACAAGGATTCAACAGTGGTGAGTTCAATGGTTCATTCTTCGTTCAGGAAGTATTCTCTTCCAGAGACTTCACTTACAGATTACGGGATACTGCAAGTGGTGATCCTGGATATACTAGCGGTATTGCTGGCGTTAAGATTGCATCCAAGCACCCGACTCTAATGCTGACTAGAAATCACTCTTATATTTTTGATATGAGTGATTCTTCTAACTTCGGTTATTATCTGTCATTCTCTCAGGATAACCAGTACAAGCTGGAATACTCCTTCAACGTTATTGAACGTGAAGGTACTCCTGGTTTGGCCTCTGCAACTGAGACACCTGTGGTTAAGTTTACCATTGGTGGTGAGGTTACTAATATCACTTACTACTTTGACCCATCAAGACTGGGTGCCAATTCTCCTGTTGGTAACAACTCCTTCATTGATGTGATCAAGACTCCGTTTGATGGTAAGTTTACTATCAGCGAAGTTATCTCTGATACTGAGTTTAGATTCAAACTTCTACATGAACCTGAATTCACCAATGCAGAAATTGGTGAAGATGAGTTTGATCGTCCTAACTCTTCCTACTCCACCACTTCGGTCAAAGCAATCGGTCCTATCAACACGATTAAACTGATCTCTCCTGGTGGATTCTATAAGAAACTCCCTGTTGTATCTGACATTGCATCTGATCGTAAGATCGAAAAGGTCAGAATCAGCAACGGTGGTACTGAATATGCATCTGGTGTCTATACTCAGGTTCCTATCCTGGGTGATGGTGAAGGTGGTCTTGTGCAAATCACCGTTGAGGTTGATGACGAGATCGGATCTGGCACCATTACTGATGTTGCTCTGACCGATCCTGGTAAGGGTTACACCACTGCAAGTATCGACGTTGATGGTATTGAAGGTATTCTTGGACCCACATTGTCTGGTTCTGGTGCAGAACTAGAAGTGGTTATCCCTGCTGAGGGTAGCGGTGCTGCTGTGTTCCTCACTGGTAGACAGATTGGTAAGATCAAGACGCTGAAAAACAACGAGTTTGGTTATGGTTACTCCCATGACTACACCCTGCGTCCTGAGATTGCATTCCCGATCAACCTGCAACTCTTTAACACCTCTATTCTCTCCCAGATCAAGATCACTAATCCTGGTGCTGGATATACCTCTGCTCCTTCTGTCATCATCACTGGTGGTGGTGGATCTGGTGCTGAGGCAGAAGCAGTTGTTAAGAACAACAGACTGTCTGAGATTCTGATCAAGAATCCTGGTGCTGGTTACTCTTCACAACCAGTTGTCACTCTGAAATCTGAGTTCACCTATGTTGTGAACCTTGACTTGAACTATTTGCAGTTCAACTTCCCTCATGGTATTACCACTGGTGCTGAGGTTCAGTTCCGTGCTGATGATATTGGTAGTGAAGTTGGTGTACTGCCCAAGCCAAGCAGCGTTGGTTTGACCAGTCTGTCTTCTACTCAGACCTACTATGCTATTGCTGGTAATGTAAATGGTCTGGAAGCAGACCAACTCCGTTTTGCACTGACCCAAGTTGATGCTGAGTCTGGTAACTTTATTACCTTCTTGACTCAGGGTGATGGTCGTCAGGTGTTGCTCACCGAGGTGTTCGGTGGTCAAGCAGAAGCAGTCGTTGAGACTTCTCGCTTCCTGGAAGGTGAAGAACTCTTCCAAGGTGAATCCTATGAACTTGCTAGTGCCTTCGGTATTGTATCCGAGAATGAAGGTTGGCAGATTCAACCTAAGATCCTTAAAGTTACTAACCCCCGTGGTGACTTTGTTGTTGGTGGTAAGGTGCAGGGTGTTATCTCTCGTGCATCTGGTCTGATCGATAACATCAACATTGCTAAGGGTGTGCTGAACATTGATGCTCTAACCAAGACTCCTGGTAGATTCATCGATGACGTTGGTAAGCCCTCTGAGATTGTTCAGAAGATCCAAGACTCCTTCTTCTATCAGAACTTCTCTTACGTTATCAAGTCTCAGATTCCTATCAACCGTTGGAAGCAGCAGATCCTTGAAAACAACCACCCAACTGGTTTCAACATGTTTGGTCAGCTTGAACTGACTGGTGGTAAGGATATCTCTGGACGTAAGGTTGTTGCTGGTTTCACTAAGCAGGTGAACATCAATGAGTACACCAACGTTAACCAGATCACCTCCTTCGGTGCTGCTCAACCGATCTACTCAACCTTCAATAACTCCGAAGTTCTCTTCCGTAAGAAGAGACTGACTAACTCTGAGGAAATTCTAACTTCTATCGTTAAGAAGATTGACGATATCTCTGCTCAGTTTGATGGTTCTACTAAGCAGTTCCCACTCCGAGTTGAAGGTGAGAACCTTATCGTTAAGGATAACCAGTTGGTTGTCACCCTGAATGGTGTAATCCAAGCACCTGGCGAATCTTTCCAAATCGTTGGTAACAACATCGTCTTTGCTGAACCTCCTAGACCCGACTCTAAGGTTGTTTACAGAAACGTTGAGTTCGACATTATGCCGATCACTCGACTCAACTTGAATACCATCGGTGGTATCTTCCCTGAACTGGGTGATACTGTTAACGGTTTCACATCTGAGGCAAGAGCAAGAGTTGTTGCAACTGGTGCTACTAGCATCGACGTTGTAGATATCCAAGGTGGACCTTTTGATCTTAACGAGCGTATTGACGTTGGTAGAACTGGATTCAGCGCCCTGATTGGAAGCATCGACGATTCTATTACAAAACTATATCTTGAAAACGTTGGTGGCACATTCACTCAGCAGGCACTTGGTGGTGTAAGAGTCACTGGTCAGACCACTGGTGCAACTGCAACTGTGTTCACTGTCAACCCAACTGATTACACCATTGATGTCACTGACATGGCAAATGGTTACTTTGAAAGAGGTGAAGCAGTCACATTCTTTGGTCTCCAATATGGTGGTGACATTCTGAATGTTGATAGCGTCAACTATAAGACCATCTTTGAGTTTGGTGAGACTGTTACTAATCTCGATGGCGACAAAGCAATCATTGAAGAAACCAACCAAGATTTGGATGGAAATATCGATGATAAACTGGTTCTTTCTAAGACTTCTGGTACTGCTGAATTTGAGACTGGTATCTATGATATTGGTCTGCAAGATATCATCTATTCTGCAAGTTCCAACATCGCTGCAAGAATCACAAGCACTTCTCCTTACAGAGATCCTATTGTTAACATCAACTTGGTACGTCCTGTTGGTGGTGAAGCAGGTTGGAATTCCTTCTCTGAGGGTGACAAGATCCAAGGACCTGGTGGCACTGCAAGTGGTGAAGTTGTAAGAGTTGATCAAGAGGCATCTCCTCCGATCCTGTATTACTTGAAGGGATCTGTGGCAGATTTCCAAGATGGTGATACTATCCAAAGATATACCGTTGATACTACCACTGGTAGTAGAATCCTCGACAACATGACTGAGGTTGTCTCTGGTGAAGTTAGATTGGGTGATGTTGTTGATCAGTTGATCATTAACAAAGGTTCAACCTTCTTCGGTCTGGTATTTGAGCGTCTTATCTCTCTTACTAACGCTAACGTCATCCTGGATGATATCTCTAAGACTACGATTACTCCTACTCTAATTGATGACGCTGATCAAAGAATCAATGCTGACTTCCTTGACTTTGAAGAAGTTAGATCTACCGAGATTGAGTACGAGAATCTAACTGGTGGCACTCTTGCTGCTGGTGACAATCTGCGTTCTATCACCTTCGAGTATGGCAACACTGTTACCGACTCCAAGAACAGATGGAAAGATGCTGGTCGTATGATCTCCCTGAACAAGGATGAGATCGTTGACTTTGCTAACGCTGAGATTGCTGTTGAACATCCTGGATTCTACTATCCTGGCGACAACGCGACCGACGCCTGGTCCAGATATGCTGATGCGTATCGTCTGATTCAGAAGAATAAGGAGTATATTCAAGCGAAGTCTTACGCTCTGATGACTGCTGAGTATCCTGCTCTGACAGTTCCTTCTGCTGACAAGTGCAAGCGCGACATTGGTTACTACATTGATGCTCTGTCATTCGATGTTTACAGTGGCGGTACAGTATATACCAGAAAACTTGCACAGAAGTATTTCAGTGCTGATGGTCTTAACTTCCTGTATGTAAACAACGAAGCAGCTGCTACTGAGTTTGCATTCGATAAGGCAACTGAACTGATGCGTCAAGCACTCAGAAATGACCTGAATGGATCTGAGGTTGTTGATGGTGTTACTTACATCTTCTACAACGAGAGAACCACTGGTGGTTCTACTGGAACTGGTATCACTGCTGATCCTTCTCCTGGTAATAACTACGGCACTGCTGGTTCTAACAGTCAGAACTATGGAACCAATAACTGCTCTGACGTACAATCTGCGCTGCAAACACTTTGCGATAACATCTCTGTCATCCTGCTTGCTGGTTCCCTTGCTGACCTCCTCGACGAGGTAATCCCAACTCAATACACCGCTAACGAAGTTAAGTGCCGTCGTGACATCGGTCTGATGGTCGATGCTTTGTCTGCTGACATTACTGATGATGGTAATTACAACATCGTCGAATTTGCTAAGAAGTATTTCACTAATGGTTCACCTATTAGTAACGGTCTGGTTGGAGAACTTGCTGAGTCCCTGACTGCATTTAGAAAGGCGGGCGAGATGGCACGTCGTGCTATCAACAACCTGCTCTATGTACAGGTCAATACTAGAACCCCAGAACTGGGTTACATGTTGAAGGATCCTTCTACTTATCAAGGTCCTTATCTGGGTGCTGCTGGTACAACTCTTGCACAATTCACTCCGACTGCTGCTACTTACACTCCTTCTACGGGTGTTATGTCGATCAGTATCGGCACTCACAGTCTCTCAACTTCTGATTCTGTAACGATCAGACCTTACTCGATGAGATTCACCTGCACCTCTGATGGTGGTGCTACCTTCCACGATTATCCTCGTACTGGTGACCCTGCATTCAACACTGCTCTAAACATCACTGCTACGACTGCTACTACCATTGATGTTAATGTTGGTGCATCTCCTCTGGTTCAGTTCACTCCTACTGGCGCAAACTACAACCCCGCAACGGGTTCGTTGGAACTCACCATCGGTTCTCACTCGCTGAGCATTGGCGATAACATCACTATCGCACAGGGAAGTTTGACTTTCACTTGTACTCAGGATAGCAATGGTTCTAACCATCAATATCCTCGTGCATCTGACCCTGCTAATGGTCAGTATCTGTCAATCTCTGCTGTTACTGCTACCACGATTACTGTAAATGTTGGTGCATCTCCAACTGGTCAGCAGTATCCTCATACCTTCGTATCTGCTAGCGCAAACGCTGTATCGACTGGTGGTGGTTATACCCACACCTTCATCAGTGCTGTTGACAATGCTATCTTCCAAGGTGGTGGTACTGAGGCAGCATATTACGATCCTAATTACTCTTCTGGTGGTAACGAAAGCATTCAGAACTGTGCTGACGTACAGGCAGGCATTCATACCTTGGTTGAAATCGCCGCTGGTGCAGTTGGTGCTGGTAACTTGAATGCTATCAATGCTCTCAGTCCTATCACTGATGGTACATACAACGAGAACGAGAACCTCCGTGTATTCAAGCTTGCCTATAAGGATCGTGGTGGTAATGGATTCTTCATTCCTGGTGACACCATCAGAGGTCTATCCTCTGGCGCATCCTTTGAAGCGAAGGGAACTAACTCTGGTTTGAAGTGGTTGTTCACTAATGCTGTTACTGGCACCTTCACTGACAGAGAGACCATTACCAATTCCAAGTTGACTGCTAATGGTACGATTACCCTGACTGGATTGCAGAAGAAGGCAGGAACTCAATCACTACACTTCCAGACTCATACTGGACTGTCTCATAGTCTGTCTAATGTGACTAAGTTTGGTACTACGGACTTCACCATTGAAATGTGGTTGCGTCCTACTACCAATCCTCAGTCTGGCATCAAGTATCTCTGGGATACTAGAACTCAGAGTGCCACTCTGACTCAATCTCCTGTCCTTTACTTGGAGAACAACTCCATTAAGTATTGGATCAACGGACTTGATCAGATCTCTGGTGCTCATAACATGGCACAGGATCAATGGTCTCACGTTGCAGTTACCAGAACCACTGGTATCACTAAGGTATTTGTTAATGGTACACAGGTTGGTGGTGACTACTCTGACACTAACACCTATGTTGAGCGTCCATTCAGAATGATGGCTGGTTGGGATGGCACTAACTCCTTCCAAGGTTATGTTGATAACTTCATCATTCACAACGAGTCTCTGTACGCTGGCACCTTTACTCCCACTACAACCTATCCAACTAACAACCAGAATATTCTGTTTGGTATGGATATGGAGCAGTCGATCATTGTCAGCACTGAGGAGGCATATGCCACTTACACTGGTCAGACTAACTCTGCTGCAACTGCTAAGAAGGTCAACTACGCCACTAAGGAAATCATCATTGAGGATATTGATCTCTCGCGTGACGAGCACAGAAAGTGTGCCGACATGCTTGAACTCAACCTCGATTGGATCTCAGAAACTGCTGTTGGTAAGATGGCAGCGAAGTATCCTGACTTCGTTATCCCTGGCGATACTGAAACCAGTGAACAAGGAACTAACAAGTGTATTCGTGACACCAAAGAGTACATCCTAAAAGCAATCATTGCTGATATTCGTTACGGTGGTAACTATAACAGCGTGATCTCTGGTAGAGGATATCTCACCAAGTCTGGTGGTCTGAACTACGTTGGTAATGAACTGCTGCAATCCATCTACGCATGGAACGAACTGGCAGAGATTATGAACTACGTAATCACTACCACTAGCAGTGATCTGGTCAACTATGGAACCATGGTTGATGAGAATGGCGACACTGTTCCTGCCAAGTACACTGATATCCTTCGTATTCCTAACAACTTTGCTTCTCCTGCATCTTCCCAGGTAACTAACGAGATTAGTTCTCTTGCTGATACTATCATTGACATCCTTTGCCCAACTGGCGATAGATTCCGTGATGGTGGCGATGCTATCTGGAAAAACCGCGATTTCATTGCTGAGGAAGTTGTTGGATATATCCAAGACAAGTATGCTGCTGATATTCAAGGACCTCTCGGAGAAATCCGTAGTTTTGACTTCTTGCAGATGCCTGGTTATGGTGAACCATATTGCCTCAGAGACATCAAGAAGTTCATCTTGCCTGCTGTCATCACTGACCTGCTGACTGGTGGTAACTCTTCTACCCAATATGTCCTGGATCAATACATCAACCAAGACAATCAGATTCTTCATGTTGAAGGTGAACTCAGCGCCATGTTGGACGCCTTTGAGTTCACCAAGAAACTCGTTAAGCACGCAATCAACAATACTCTGCTAACCAACGGTACTACTGCTGCTGGTTTGGGTATTGATGGTAGATTCCAAGACGATTACTACGTTGCAGTCTGGACTACCCGTGAGGTGTATCGTGACACCACGATCACTATTGATCCTCAGGCACCTGATCAGACTCGTAGTGGTCCTAACCATGATCGCCTCATGGATGCTGCTGACATGATCGAGCGTAACAAGTATGTGATCGCTTGGGAAGCAGTTCATACCATGAACGACATGTCTAAGTTCATCAACTTCAAGGTTCCTGGCGGTCGTCAGAACTGTGTTGATGATGTGGTTGATATTATCGAATCAATCGTCCACGACATGCGTCTGGGTGGTAACTCTAAGACCTGGGATGCTGCTGCACTCTATCTGAATTCAGAAGATAATACTCTCCTCCACGTTGAAGGTGAAGAAGAGGCATCACAATGGGTTATGAAGTTTGCACAGGAAATGTGCATCATGACCATGAGAAATGGATTCGGACGTGACAACCTCTATATTTACAGAGAACTTGATGGTGGCGACGGCACTCCTGGTGGTGACCTGGGTGGTGAATCCTTCGACGAAGTGGAGACCAGCTCTTACGAACAGAATGCTGTACGTGACCGCTACATTGATGCTGCTAACATCATTGATAGAAACATCCGATTCATTGCTGAGGAAGCAGTTTACCTGGGTCAACAGCAATATCCTTCACTGAATATCAACGGTGGTACTACTGGTGGTGTGAACTTCACTCCTACTGCCGCTACCTACACTCCTGCTTCGGGTGTGTTGGAACTGACCATTGGATCTCACTCCTTGGTTGCTGGTAACCAGATCTATATCCAACCTCATTCTTTGGTGTTCACCTGCACTAAGGATGGCAATGCTACTGAGCACGCCTATCCTCGCACCACCGATCCTTATTATGAAGATTCTATCGCGATCACTGGTGTAACTGGCACCACGATCACGGTTAACGTTGGTGCTTCTCCCGCTGGTGAGCAATATCCCCATACGTTCGTACGTGCAGAAGACAACGCTGTTACTACTGCTGGTAGCATCGATTGTGTTCATGACGTTACTGACATTCTGAGTGCATTGGTATTCAACCTGAAATACGGTGGTAACAACAGAGTCTTCCATGCTGCTGAACTTTATGTCCAGTCTGCTGCCGTTGCTCACGTCACCTCGCAGGTAACTGAGACCACTTGGATCCTTAACAAGGCGTTCGATCTTGCTGTTGATGTAATGCAGAATGACACAATCACCAAGCAAGGTGGTCATTCTTATAATCAGAAGTTCTATGGTGATCTTGATTACTTCCCATACAGTGATCCTCAGTACACCATCACTGCTGATGGTGCTCCCGATGGAACCTTCGGTGTATGTAATGACGTAAGATCCACCATGAGAACTCTGATGGATATCGTCAATGATACACTTGCAACTCCTGCAAGCATCACTGACGGAACTATCACCAAGTCTCTGCCGAACATCTGGCCAATCAAGTACAGCAACGACATGGTTCATCGTGACGTGTCTGTTACTTATGACACGGGTGCAACTGGTGGTTGGAACAGCACTTGTGAGCAGACTGCCTCTGCTATCGAGACTCTGTTTGACCTCGTGATCGATACTGTCGCTAAGGCAGCATCTGGATCACCTACGCCGACTCATCTCAGCACTGTTACTAGAACTACGCCTTACAACAGCAATACTGACTATCAGTTGTACACTTGCTACAACGTGATCTCTGCTGCTGATACTCTGTTCGATCTGATGAGTGAAACCCTTGGTGGTGGATCCTTCTCCGAACGTGCAACTGCACGTCGCCTGGTGTTCAACAAGCACGCTATCGTTGCCAAGTCATTTGATGAAGTAACAACTCAATATCCTGGCACTGCTGCCCCTGAGTCCTTCGCTCAGGTAGTGGTGGATGCAATCATCTATGACCTTAACACTGGCGGCAACGCTGGTTCTATGAAACTGGCAAACACCTGGTTCGATGGTGAAGGTCAATTCATTGCATACGAGGGTGTTGTAAGACAGCACTTGATCTTCTATCTGCTACGCATCTCTGAGGCTTGCAAGCGTATCCTCTACGATCAGAACAGCACTGCTGAGTGGGGTACAAATAACGAATACTTCCGTTATCTGGATGATACTCTGATGGATGCTATTGAGTATCGCTTCGAGTATGAGCAAGAGTCCACTGAGTTTAGAATTGATGCTTCTACTAATCCAATCAATTTCGCACTCACGCGCTCTACACCTCCTACCAACAATAGTCTGATCTGGGTCAACTCGACTCACGCTCAGAATCTGCAAAACATCTATGATGAGGGTACTGACTGGAACACTGATCCTGAACTGGTCCTTAACACTCCTACCGTTGAAGTTGGTTTCGAGAGAAGAGAGAACAGAGTCAAGATTACTCGCCCGAACTTCTACTCTCGTGGTGATGTTCTTACCTACGTGCCCGCTTCGGCTGACATCGAGCGTGGACTCCAAGGTCAGTCTTGGTTCTATGTGTTGAACGCAACTCCTCAATACTTCGAGATTGCACGCGAGATTCGTCACGACGCACGTTACAGCGACTTTGATGTTGACCTCTCAACTGGTGGTCAGCAGAGATTCCAAGTTGATGTACGTTCTGGCATCAATCGTGAGACCACTACATATGGTACTCGTGATATTGATACGCCTATCAGTGGTGGTTTCAACCTCGCTGACGTGGTTGTTGGTACTAGCTCCAACTGCCGTGGTGACGTTATCAGAACTAGAAATAATGAAGCAGAGATCATCAAACTGTACAAGAAGGCGAATCTCGTATCTGCCTCGGGTCGCTTCACAAATGGCGAGAGAGTCAACGTTGATGGCAATCCTTCTAACTACGGTTTCATTGTTCAGACCTCTGTCCTCTCGGGTGATAACACTGACGAAGGTAACTGCTACATCGAGAATATCACTGGCATAATTAACGCTGGCGATGACCTCGTGGGTGTAGACTCTGCTGTCACTGCAACCGTCCAAGGTGCTCTGACTGAGCGCATGTTGATCAACATTGATCGCGGTGCATTTGCTCAGGGTGAGATGATCTTCAACAAGGGCAATGGCGCTGAGGCAGACATCGCACTCTATGAAAACTCTGCTGGTGCTCTCGTGGGCAACACGGGTGGTCGTATCACGATCGACATTGAGTCCTTGCAAGATGATTTTGTTGATGGCGACATTATCTACGGTTCTGTCACTGACGTTATTCTTGACATCGCTGATATCACTACTACTGGGTTCAAGAATCTTGAACTTAATCAGTTCGTACATGCGACTAAGACAATCCAGTGTCAGATCACAAATGTCATAAGAGACCAAGGATTCCTGGGAGACTTCAACAAAGGCGACCTGGTTTACCTGCTCCAAGGCACCATCCCCGCACAACCTGGTTGGACTGCTATCGTCACTGAGTATAACTACGATCCTGACAACAGCATTCACAACGTATGGCTCGCGAACCTGCGTCCGTACGGACAGGCAGCAGATGGATCCACAACTGTCGATCCTCAACTGGCAGCAAATGGTTCTATCGGTAAGTTTGAGAACCTTAGCAACTTCCCAATCTTCCGTGCAGACATCTCCTCCGTCACTGAGACCTCTTACACCTCTTACGGTAGGGTCGCAGGTAAGGCAATCAGCGGCACCACTGGTCGCATCTGGTTGGAAGATGCCGTGGGTGATTGGCCTAGCAACATGTCGATCATCTCCGACTATGGTTGGCAGGCAGGTGTAACGCAAGCGAAGTCGCTCCTGGGTCGTTGCGATAGATTCTTCCGAGGATTTGATGGCACTGCAACTTCCTTCAAACTCACCGTCAACAACGGTGAAGCATACTTCCCAGATCCCGCTGGTCACCTGCTCGTGTTCGTCAATGGTGTGCTGCAACCTCCTGGTGCAACCTACGCCTACACCGCGTTCTCCGACCAGATTCAGTTCACTGAACCTCCTACGATCGGATCCGAATTCATTGGTTACTACGTGGGTAAACTGAGACAACTTGATGACATCAGTTTCGAGTTTGACTCCTTGCGCTCGTCCTTCAACTTGAAGTATCAGGGTGGTTTCTACTCCTTGACTCTGACGGAAGGTGTGTCGTCCAACACTATCTTGCCTGAGAACAACATCATCGTCTCGCTTAATGGTGTGATTCAGGAACCTGGTGTTGGTTACAACCTGGTTGGTTCTAGAATCATCTTCGCTGAGATTCCTCGCGCAGGATCTACATTCGTTGCCTTCTCCTACATCGGTTCTGACGCTGACGTGATCGCGGCAACTGTCGTACCTCCGATCGAGGCTGGTGACATCCTGCAAATCGAAGGTGAGGGCGATCCTCGTGAGGTTGCTCTGATTGAGTCTTCCAACTCCTTGATTACCTTCGAGTACACAGGCACCGTTAAGGGTCGCAATGCTGCTGCTCTTGCCACCATCAAAACTGGTGAAATTACTAAGGCGCAGATTACTGCACCTGGTAACGGTTACACCTCACGCCCGAACGTGGACGTGATCTCCTCTACTGGTTTCGACGGTCGCGTTCGCGCTCTGATGGGAATCTCTTCCATCGTGGTTAAGAACCCTGGTATTGGTTATGAAGCACCTGTGGTTGAAGTTGAGACAACTGTCCCCGATGACTTCGTAGCACCTGAGGGCGGTAATGTTAACGGCGGTTTCGACACCTATGCAGGTGAAGGTACTGACGCTGACGGTAACCCAATCGTGATCGTACCTGGTTACATCCTGATCAACGCACAACCCACTAACGTGACTGTGAACCAAGGTCAGACTGCATCCTTCACCGTTGACGCTTCGTTCATCGTGAGCGAGGACGGATCTGTCGGAACCACTGCACTGAACTATCAGTGGCAGCGCAAGCAGTATGGTGAAACTAACTGGGTCAACATCACAGGTCAGACAAATGCAGTTTACTCTTCTAACGCTGCCGTACAGGCAGATGATGGTGATGAGTTCCGTGTAGCAATCACTGCTGCTGGTGCTCAACCTACTTACTCCAACTCCGTGATTCTCACAGTTCAGACAGGTGCCACTATCATCAGTGGATTCACACCTACTCAGATCTTCCAATAAATAACTAAAAAGTCAATGGCAGGAACCGCTACTTATAACGCAGGCACCCGTATCATAGACGTTTCGGCGAATGGTTTACCCAATCCCGTCGCCTATGGTACGTTTCCTAATGCTGATAACCCTAATGCGGTTACTGAGCAGGACTTTGACCATGATTTTTATTTTAGAGGCGGAACGTTTGGTGTTACCAGAGCATTCGACAGTAATACCTTCACACAGAATGGATATATTATTGAGATCCCTCTGAGCGTAGAGGATAATGGTCTTCTAGGTACAGAGACAACTGGTTCTATCCGTGTTGGCGATAGAATTCTTTTCGTGTTTGATGCTGGTACAGCAGACGAAAAGAAGCAAGTCTTTATATACAAAGGTACTGCACAAACTGCAACTGCTGGTGAATTCTGGCGTGCTAGTAGTACATACTTGCAACTCATCGTGGAATACACGAGAGAAGCACATTCAGGAACTTACAACTATTATGACCAGAGAAACGGTAGAGTGGCAACTCCGCTTGGAGCTATCGGTATTGCTGCTAATGGTGTTGTCTTCTTCAATCCATCGGCTGGAAGTGGAGGCAACCCACCAACAGGATTCAACTGGAACGCGCACTTCCCCAATTCACCAGTAGATTTTGGTGAAGATAATTGTGGTGGACATCCAGAAGTAACTGGGCAGTATCATTATCACGATACTGAGTTCCTAGAATGCTGGAAAGATAATGCCATCATGTCAACTTACAATGACTACTATGGTTCTTCTCAGTATAACGGTGACAACCTAAGACATCCTGATGGTCATTCCAAACTTGTTGGTATTGCCTTTGATGGATTCCCCGTATATGGACCTTACTTTTATAGTGATCCTTGGAACAATAATAGTGAGATTGGTTTAGCAACTACTTCTTATCGTATTAAGTCAGAAGAAGCGGCAGGTAGACCAGACTATGGATCGTCCCAGCAGAACCCCCCAGCAGGCGCTCTGATGCAGGACTGGGAGTATTCTGAGGGTCTAGGTAACCTCGACTACCATAATGGACGTTTTTGTGTTACTCCTGAATATCCAAATGGCACATATGCTTACTTCTTATCTACTGAATTAGATAGTGAGCAGAACCTGGTTCCTATGTTCCCATACATGGTTGGTCTTACTTCTCGTGAGACTCTTGATCAACCAGCAAACAATGGTGCTGCACCCCCACCACCACCTCCTGGCGGTGGCGGCGGAACTGTTATCCCTGCAACGATTCAGATCGCTCTGCAACCACAGAACGCCACGATTGGAAGTGGACAGTTGGTTACCTTTACGGTTACCGCTGCAATCAGTCCCGAAGATGGACCCAAACGATATCAATGGTACAGATCTACTGATGGTGGTTTCTCCTTTGCAGTTCTGACTGGTGCAACCAGCAATTCGTATGCGTTTACTGCTCTGTCTTATATGACAGGGTATAAATTCCGTTGCGAAATTAGTGGACCTGTTGGTGCAACCCCTGCAACTAACTCCCCACTACAAACTGAAATTGCGACTTTGACTGTCACTGGATTCTCTGGTGGTAGCGCAGATTCGTTCGATTCTACCGAATCTACTCTTGACTCCACCACTGTGTCTTTTGACGCAACATAAATAACAACGTACAAACTGTAAGAAGATGGCAAAACAGACGATTGGCATTGGTTCTGCGGCGAATGACGGAACGGGTGATACCCTCCGTGATGGTGCCATCAAAGCGAACTCCAATTTTAATGAACTCTATGAGAAACTAGGTAACCAAACTGATATCTTGTTTGATATTGGTTCTGGTATTACTGAGGGTCAGGTTCTGAAATGGGGCACGTCACCTAGTGCTGCTTTTCGTGCTGGAAACTTTGACACGCTGACTGGTAACCTGGATACTAATGGTCATCAGATCGTGTCTGATGGAACTGACAATATCGTAATTTATCAAACTGGAACTGGGGATATCAAACTCTGGGCAGGTGGGTCTGGATCTGCTTACACTTACATCGATGGTGATGATGGATATCTCAAATGGTATGCCCCTTACGCTACTCTGGGCGACCTTCCTGATGCGACTAACCATCACGGTATGCTTGCTCACGTTCATGGCACTGGCAAAGCATATTTTGCTCACTCTGCCGCTTGGGTCCCCCTGGTAGATGAGAACCAAAGTATTACTGTTCTTGCTGACGTTGATACCACTGTTAATGGTGGTCCCTCTGATGGACAGGTTCTGAAATGGAGTGCTGCTAACAGCAAATGGGAACCTGGTAATGATCTGCAAGGTTCTGGTGGTGGCGGTGGTGGAACCACTCAAAACCTCTTTGAAACCTTCACAGGTGACACAGGAACAACAACTGCTTCTGCTGCTAACGACACTCTCAACATTGTTGGTGGTACGAACATCTCTACCTCAATGTCTGGTGACACACTTACCATCGACATGACTGGTACATTGGGTGATCTGGATCAGAATGTCTTCACTACTTTCGGTGCTGATAATGGTACTACGACTGCAACCACTGTCACTGATCAACTGACATTCACTGGTGGGTCTGGTATTTCTACCAACCTAAACGCTGGTGCTATTACTATCACCAACGACGCTCCTAACGTAGTTCAGAATGTCCTCCAAAAGATTTCAGCAGACCTGGGCAATGTCTATACTGCTAATGCCGCTGATTCTACTATCTCGATTGTTGGTGGCAATGGGATCGATACTTCGATCTCTGGGAACACGGTTACAATCACTAATACTTTCACATTACCTAGTGCAAACGAAGGACAGTCAATCATTAAAGGAGACACAGACTTCATCGAAGTAGCATCTCCTGCTCTGAACTTTACTTTCAGTGCTTCTGGTAGCACAGCGTACACTGTGAATGGTCCTGGCATTGCCACAGATGCAAGTGATCCTACGATTTATGTGTATCGCGGATTCACATACAGATTTGATAATACTACTGGCACAAGTCACCCATTAGAACTCAGAGTTTCTGATGGTGGATCTCAGATCAGTGGAACCACTGGTTCTATCAATAGTGTCCAATTCTGGACAGTTCCAATGAGTCTTGCTGCTGGTACAACATATGTGTATCAGTGCAACATTCACTCTCTCATGGTCGGTAATATCGTTGTAGTCTAATGCCAAGAACAGTCCCAGGATCAGGTGCAGCAATTCGTCCCGTATTCAATAGTGTATACGGTGTAAAGGACGTAATTGTAACAAATGGTGGAAGTGGGTATGATCCCAACGATCCACCAAAATTGTCTATTGGCAACTGCGGCACCCCGATTAGAGACGCTGTTCTGAGAGCAAACATTGCAGACAATGGAGAGATCTTATCTGTTGATGTAATCGATCCTGGTGAAGGATATAATCCCTTGCGTTTGGTTATCGATTCTACTGATGCTGGTATCACCCAAGCAGATGCAAACATTGTGCTTTGGGAAGAAGATCAATATGGTCCTGATGGAACTACTATTCTTGCACCTGCTGGATCTGTAAATTACATTCAGGTGACTAGACCTGGTGATGGTTATTTTAATGCTACTGCCAGACTTGAAGGTGGTGGTGGGTCTGGTGCTGAACTTATTCCTACTACTGGTCAGGTAACTGGTCTTGCCGTTGAGAACAATGGTAGAAACTATACCGCCGAAGATATTACTATTGTTATTTCTGGTGGTGGTGGACAGAATGCCGAAGGTGTTGCTGAGGTTAATCAGTTCGGTAAGATCGAAGCAATCAATATTACCAACCCTGGTGAGTTCTTTGAGACTCCTCCTCTGATTCAGATTATTGGTGGTGGTGGATCTGGTGCTCAGGCAGAAGCAACTATCAATCTGGGTAGAATTGAATCAATCGATCTACTCAATTCTGGTGGTGGATATACATCTCCCCCTCAGGTTATCTTCACCAGAGATACGAACCTGATTCGCACACAACGTAATAGAACTTCACTGGTCTCCTCCTTCTATGAGATCAGTGCTCTTATCCGTGATGCAACAGCAACGGATACTACGATGTATGTTGAAACTACTAATGCTTTCCCTGGTTCTGGTAAGTTCCAGATCGGCAGAGAGATTGTTAGATATACAGGTAAGACACCTATCTCCTTCACTGGATGTGATAGAGGTATTAACTTCCGTTATGACCAACGTGTTATTTTGGATGGTCTTGCTGATCTACCTGGTGGTGGATCTGGTTACAACTTTACTGTTGCTGACCGTATTAGAAGAGTACAAGAAGACAAATCTAACAAGGTTGCCATCGTTTATGACTGGCGTCCTTCAACCAGAGAACTATTCTTAATTTTCCAAGTTGATGAACTGGCGTTTATTGATGGTGGTAGATCTAATGAAAAGACTTCGGTGATTCAATTCATTGCTGGTACATCAGCGTCGTCTGGTACTGGTGTTGGACCACACCCTCTGGTAGAAGATGAGAATTCATCTATCATCACCTTTGAGAATCCGATTAGTGTCTTAGAAGGATTCAAGTTTGAAGATGATGATGAGTTGGATGGTGCAGGTGATGGTATTCCTGACTTGGTAAATACTGGTACAGACTTTGAAGATGAAATCAGTTTAGATGGTGGTATTGCTTCCACCCTTTACGGTATTGAAGAAACTGTCGGTGGACAAAACACAACCTTATTCCAAGTGGGAGATCAACTGTATGATTCAAGTCTTGTGCCCCTTACTGCTTCTGTGCAAACTGCTGGTGAACTTGACGATGGAGTCGAACACGTCTCAGCATCCACTATCAAAATCAAAAACCATGCAGGTGGTAACTATACAGTAGGAGAAACTGTTACAGGTTCTGTGACTGGTGTAACTGCTACCGTTGCTGAGATTCAATCAGAAGCAGATGCGTATGGTTATAAGACCGTGAAGGTTACAGGTATAACCAACAACGGCAATACCTATAAATTTACTACCTCCGATACTATTACTGGTGGCGGAAGTGGTGCAAACGGCACGTTTGTCTCGCAAGAGTACACTAACCTTGTGAGAAAGGAGCCTGAGTAAACACATAAATAAAAAGAAGGTAATTTCTAAAAGATGGCACTTCTCACCGACCAATTTAGGATTTTTACTGCGAAACGATTTATTAAGTCGTTGGAGGGTGCCGACCCTACGCAGTCTGACCTTGTAGCGGGTTCTAATAGAGACCGTCTGTACGTTTTCATTGGTCGTCCCCAAGAATGGGACAACGAAAACGCACCGCCGACTCCTATTGACTCGTTCCAAGAGTTTAGTGATACGTTTTCCGACATGATCTCCTTGAAGCGTGTTCTTGCAAATGACACGATTCAAGTTGTTCGTCGTATTGACTGGACACCCCCAGAACAAACCACTGGTGGTCTGGGTTACGTTTATGATATGTATCGCCATGATTACTCCTCCACCAAGACGGCATCGTCGGGTGCTACGAAACTTTACGACGCAGATTTCTACGTTGTTAACTCGCAGTACCAAGTATACAAGTGCATTTACAACGGCACCAGTCCTTCTGATCCTAACGGTAAACCTTCTACTGTTGAGCCTACTGGCACCTCCACTTCAATTATTACCACTGCTGATGGCTACCGTTGGAAGTATCTTTATACGATCCCTGTTGGTCAGGTTCTGAAATTCTTCTCGAATGATTACATGCCTGTACTCAGCGATATTGCTGTGACTGGTGATGCTGTCGGTGGTGAGATCGACACTGTGGTCATTCAAGCGTCTGGTACTGGATACAACAACGGCACCTATGAAAACGTTCCCATCAAGGGCGACGGCGTTGGTGGTCGTGTTTCTCTGGTGGTTGACGGTGGTAAGGTTGTTTCGGCAACTGTGACTTCTGGTGGTTCTGGTTACACCTTCGGTAAGATCGTGATCGATGAGGTCAACGGTATTGGTGCTGGTACTGGAACAGGTGCTGCTATTGACGTTATTATTCCTCCTGACACTGGTCATGGTTCTGATCCTACCAAGGAACTTGGTGGTTACAGAGTGATGATCAACACGAAGTTTACCTACGATGAAGGATCGGGTGACTTCCCTACTGATAACGACTATCGCCGTATTGGTCTCGTTATCAATCCTAACCAGTATGGTACGACAGAACTAACGTCTGCGATTACGTTGTCTGCTACTCGTGCTGTTATCTTCTCTCCAACCTTTACTGGTCAGTTCCAAACTGACGAGATTATTACTCAGTCCAGAACGGTTGGTGGTCAGCAGGTAACTGCCCGTGGTCGTGTCATTTCCTGGAACGCTACTACCAAAGTTCTTAAATACTATCAGAACAGAATTGATGGTGTGTTCCCAGAAATCACTGGTAACCTTACCGAGTTTGAAGGAGGTAACCCAGTGACGGGTTCTACCTCTGGTACATCAGCAGACCCTGATATCAACTTCCCAGTTGTGTCTGGTGTCTCTACTCGTGTTATTAACAACACTGAGTATGACTTGGGTATGTCCTTCACTAACGGTTATGCCAAACCTGAGATCGAACCGAACTCTGGCGAAATCATCTACATAGATAACAGAGGCGCGATTTCTCGTGCTGGCGACCAAATTGAAGATATCAAAATCGTAATCGAGTTCTAAGAGATGCCCCAGAATACTAATCTAAACATTGCTCCTTATTTCGACGATTTCGATAAGGATAAAAACTTTTATAGAGTTCTCTTCCGACCTGGATTCCCAATTCAGGCAAGGGAACTTACGACCATGCAATCGATCCTGCAAAACCAGATCGAAGCAATGGGTCAGCACCTATTCAAGGAAGGTGCTATGGTCATCCCAGGACAGGTGGGTTATGACCTCAACGTGGATTGTATTCTAATCCAGCAATCATTCTTGGGAGTTGATGTTGAGACATACAGAACTCAACTGAGTGGCAAAATCATTGAAGGTCTGACGACGGGCATCAAAGCGAAAGTCCTTTACTCGATTCCTGCTACTGATTCTTCTCGTGGATACATCACGTTCTACATCAAATATGTGGAGTCTGGGGACACTACTTCTGATGTAACGACTAAGAAATTCCAGAACAACGAACAGTTGATCGTTGAAGATGAGATCACCTTCGGTAACAGTTTGATCGAAGTTGGATCTCCTTTTGCTCAGCTGCTTCCTGTAAATGCCAGTGAAGTTGGATCCACTGCTTATATTAGTGAAGGTGTCTACTTTATCCGTGGTCACTTTGTTGATATTCAGTCTGCATATATTATTCTTGAACAGTACGATAATAACCCAAGTTACAGAGTTGGATTTGAAGTTAGCGAATCAATTATCACACCTGAGGATGATCCGTCACTTACGGACAATGCCATTGGTTCGTCCAACTACTCTGCTCCTGGTGGTCACCGATTCAGAATCAAGACACAACTTGTTAAGAAGCCAATCGATGACGACACTGACAAAAACTTCATCGAACTGCTTCGCATCAGGAACTCGACTGTTGAGAACTTTGTTGACCGTACGGAATATAACGAGATCGAGAAGTCGATTGCTCGTAGAACGTTTGAAACACATGGCGACTACGTTGTCGATACCTTCGATGTTCGTGCAAGAGAGCACCTGAACGATCAGTTCAACAATGGTGTATATCTTCCTGGTCAAACCAGTCCTGCTGGGCAAACAGCATCTGAGAACTTTGCTGCCTTGGAAGTTGGACCTGGTAAAGCATATGTAAAAGGATATAGAACTTCACTGCTTGCATCTACCTATGTTGATGCACCAAAACCACGTACCTTTGTTGGTCGTCAAAACCAGATCATCCCTGTTGACCTGTCTCAGGCAGTAGAGGTATATGATATCTGGGGTTGGCCAAGACTGTCTGGTGAGGGTGTTACTCATTGTTATCAGACTGTTGACCTTAGAGACAACTGGTCAGGTGCTGGTCCTTCTCAAACTGCTCAGGGCAACCTGATTGGTAAAGCAAGAGTCCTGCAACTTGAAGTTGATGGAGCGAAGTACAAGTGCTTCCTCTTTGATATCCAGATGTTCACTGCTATCAACTTCTCTTCTTCACAGAGTATTATTGATGGTGAAGTTCTGATTGGTCGTTCTTCTGGTGCAAGAGGTTACGTTCACTCTGCTGCTGCCGACTATGCAATGCTGCACCAGGTATCTGGTCAGTTCCAAGTTGGTGAAGTTATCGAAAGAGACGGTCGCGTCTTGGATACTTGTGCTGCTGTATTCTCTTATGAGCAGTCCGATATCCGTCAGTTGGTTGGATATGACACTCCAACTGGTAGCACCATCATCTTCACTGCTTCTTTGGCACTGAATGAGTCTATTGCTCTTACTGGTAAGACTATTACTGTTGATAAAGCAAATGATATTACTGGTTTCGATACTGCGTTTGCCGCTGACTTGCGCCCAGGTGATGTTATCTCACCCGTCGCCACTGACAACAAAGGTTCCACTTCACTTCGTGTAACAAGAATCGATGGGACTAACATTGGTTTTACTGCACTGAATAGAAAGTCTTCTGGTACTACCCCTGTATTTGACTTCGGTTTGCAGGAAGCAAAACTGGATAACTCGTTGATTAAGAATGGTGGTAATATCGCCAACCAAGAATACAACGCTACTCAGTTTACTCGTCTACGTCCTGTCTTTACTCAGAAGAACACCAGAGATGGTGAGCTGGCGATTGATATGCCCAAGAAGGCAATCAAAGCAATCAGTGATGAATCGTTCATCTCTATCAGAACATTTGCTAACAAGCAGTTGTCTTCTGGTGACGTGTCATTTACACTGCCTGAAAACGAACAGTTTACTACCCTTGATGGTGAGAACTATATCCTCGCTATTGAGACTGGTTCTAACACTCATACTGGATATGGTTGGAGTCCTGGTACTGTTATTGATATTGAAAATGAGTCTGAAAAACAGAATCCTACTATCTCTGTAAGTTTCGGTGCTAACAGACAGTCTCTTCAAATCACTGGTATCAACAATGGTTCTGGTGGTACGTCTAACATCTCCCGAGTAACTCTTACTGCTGCTGTGTCTGTGAACACGGTATCTAAGAAGATTAAGACTGCGGCGAAGATGCGTACGATGAAGGTGATTCGTACTAGAAACCAGAACGATGTTTTGAACTACGGTCTCTCCTTCGGTAACCTGTATGGTACTCGTATTGAAGACGAGGAGATCTCATTTGCATTGAACGATGTATACAAGCTTCATGCTGTATACGAATCTACCGATGAGCAAGACGCACAAGTCCCCTATGTGGTGCTGACAGAGAACGTATACTTCGACAACGGTTCTGTTGTTGTGGGTAGAACTTCTAATGCCAGAGGTCGTGTTGTATCATTCAACTCAAATAACAATAGACTTTACATTGTCAACCTGAGTGCTGAAACATTCCAGACTGGTGAAACTATTGATGGTTTCGATGACGAACTGAACAAACTGGTTGCTGTTATTGAAGACGGCGATGGTTCTGTTGAGAAAGGTTCTAGGGACATCACTGGTAACTTTGAACTGGAACCCAACATCACACCCTTCTTCTATGGTGTGTCTAAATTGATTCGTAAGGCAGGTACATCTGAACCCAAGCGTAAGTTGGCAGTTGTATTCGACTACTTTATTCATGAAGCATCAGGTGATTACTTCTCTAACCAGTCTTACACTGGTATCAACTTCTCTGAGATTCCTAAGTATCGTACCGAACGTAATAGTAAGGATCTGACTGACGCTATCGACTTCCGTCCTGCTGTTGGTGAACTTGCTTCTGGTTCTGGTACTGTTGAGCAACCTTACTACACCAACTGTAAATCACTTGACTTCGATTCTCGTGTCTTTACTAGCACTGGTGGTGCTGGTGGTTCAACCATCTTTAACCTTCCTAAGGTAGAAGAACAATTCAGAGCAGATTACGAATACTATCTGCCACGTCAGGACAAACTGTTCATGACGCATGATGGTGAACTTAAACTGTCTATGGGTGTTCCTAATGAAGATCCCCCAGAGGCAGACAACATCGATAACGCTATGTTGCTGGCGAAGATCCAGTACGAACCATATGTGTATGATGTTGAAGAAGACATTCTAATTACACTGCACCAGCAGCGTCGTTACACGATGGAAGACATCGGTAACATGGACCGCCGCTTGCAGTCTCTTGAATACTACACCTCTCTGTCTCTACTCGAAACAGATGCTAGAAACGTCAAAGCATATGATGGTGATGGTTTCGATAGATTGAAGAATGGTTTCATGGTGGATGATTTCACCGACCACTCCACATCAGCAACTGAGGATGATGACTACAAGTGTTCGCTGGACTTTACTGAGGGTGTTCTGCGTCCTTCTCACTTTACTCAGAATGTATCACTGGAATTCAATAAGACAGGATCGTCCAACGTTGTCTTCCATGGAGATAGACTCCTCCGTAGAGGTAAGGGCGGTGCAAACATTCTGACCCTACCATTCGTTGAAGAAGCAGTGATCGTTCAGCCATACGCTTCTCGTATGGAAAACGTGAACCCGTTCAACGTGTTTACCTTCATTGGTCGTATTGACCTTCTTCCTGCATCTGACGACTGGGTTGACACTCGCCGTGTTCCTGCTCGTGTGACCAGTATTGAAGGTAACTTCCAAGCAACTCGTCGTAGATTTAGAACTAACAACAGAGGTTTTGCCCCTGTTCAGTGGCGTGCTTGGAGAACTGCTTGGACTGGTACTAGAAGAACTAACGGTCGTACTTGGAGAGAAACCTCATTCCGTCGTGGTGTACCGAGACGTGTGATGCGTTCTCAGACTACTGTCACGACACGTCGTCAAGTAAGATCTGGTACTCGTATTAGAGTTGTGCCCAGAGTGGATAGACGTTCACTGGGCGATAGCGTGATCGATAGTACATTTATCCCATGGATCCGCTCCCGTAACGTCGCCTTTGACGTGGAGCGCATCAAGCCGAAGACCAGAATGTATTGCTTCTTCGATGGTGATAACGTGATGCAGTACATCACTCCTAAACTGATCGAACTGGTTAAGAACTCCTCTGAGGATCCTTCAACCAATGAGACTCCTTTTGTGATTGGTGAAACTGTTATTGGTTTGAACTCTGGTTGCCGTCTGAGAGTTGTTGCTCCTAACGATGGTCTGACTACTAACCCATATACTTCTACCAATGACACTCTGCCTGATTCTTATGCATCGCAGACTCCTATCCTGAACATTGATATCAATAGAATGGCAGCCCAAACTCAGGGTGCTGCATATGGTAACGTTGCAGTTGGTGAAGTTCTGGTTGGTAGAACCTCTGGTGCTCGTGCAGTTGTTAAGGATCGTCGTCTGATCTCTGACTTGTTGGGTATCGTTAAAGGTACGTTCTTTATTCCTAACCCCCGAAGAAACTCCAACCCACGTTGGGCAACTGGTACTCGTGTGATGCGTCTCACTTCTTCTGAGACCGATAGCAGACTGCCAGGTGCAGTTGACTCTGCTGCTGAGGCAGAATACAGCGCAAGAGGTACTCTGAACACTGTTCAAGAAAACATCCTTGCTGTTCGTAATGCTCGTATCGTTCGTGATACTGTTAGAGACAGAAGAACCGTTCGTTCTGTTCGTACCAACACCAGACAGGTTGGTTGGTGGGACCCTCTCGCACAATCCTTCCTGCTTGAAGCAGTTGGTGGTTCGTTTGTAACTGGCGTTGATATCTTCTTCGCTACTAAGGACCAGAAGATCCCCATCTCAATGCAGATCCGTCCGATGGAAAATGGTTATCCTACTAAGGACATCCTTCCTTTCTCTGACTGTACTCTGATTCCTTCTCAGGTTGAAATCTCTGAGAACGCATCGATTGCAACGAGATTTGTCTTCCCAGCACCTGTGTATATCCCTGAGTCCGAAGAACATTGCTTCGTGCTGTTCTCCGACTCTAACGAATATAAGGTCTGGATCTCACGTATGGGTGACATCGATATCACTGGTACAAGAACGATCTCTGAACAGCCTTACGCTGGTGTGCTCTTCAAATCACAGAACGCATCTACGTGGACCGCTGACCAGTATGAAGACTTGAAGTTCAATCTTTATAGAGCGAAGTTCGATACTAACGTCACTGGTAGTGCTGTGTTTAACAACGCACAACTTGGACCTGGTAACGATGGTCTTGCATCACTGATCAATAACCCAATCAGTACAATTCAACCTAAGCAAGAAATCACTCTTGTTACTGGCACCTCTTACAACTTCACTGTTGGTGCCCGATTGATTCAAACTCCTTCTAATGCTCAGGCAACTGTGTTGGAATTTGATTCAGTATCTAACCCACAAAAACTAACCGTAACCGACATCACTGGAACCTTTGTACAAGGTATCGTTGATAACCAAAACAACATTACCAACGGTCTGAAATCTTCTCAGTCTACTGTATCTCTGGTAATGTCCACTGTGAACAACGGTACGTTTGAAGCAGGTGATGTGATTACTGGTTCTTCATCAGGCGCAACCGCTACGGTTACTGCCTATGATTCTGGCACATCTACTATTACCGCAAACTATGTTGACAAGCAGTTCGATACCGCTAACGACACTCTGTCTGAGCCTGGTGGTGTTTCTGGCACTATCAGTTCTGCTTCGTACTCTGGCGACTCGTATACTGCATATCCTGTTTCCCAACCATCGTTGAGAACAGTTGATAAGAAGGTTGTGGTCGCGCATCCTAACCACGGTATGCATAACAGATCTAACAACGTTGAGATTAAGAATGTCGAATCCGAAGTCGGATCAACTACCCTTACTTCTAACTTGTCGTCTACTGCAACTACACTTTCTGTTGCTAATGCTGGATCCTTCCATAAAGTTATCAACGGCAAACCCATCAGTACCACCAACCCTGGATATCTGATGCTGGTTGGTGAAGATCAGAAGGCAACTGGTCTTAGACCTCCAACTCCTCCTGGTGGTGATGATGATGCTACTGAGGCATGGCGTTGTGTGATGCACGTTATTGAGAAGAAGGAGATCATCGCTTACTCTGCTATCTCTGATAACGGTAAAGAAATCACCGTTGCTCCTTCTGGACGTGGTATTACTTCTGATGTTATGAATACTGGTGCTGCTCTCAGTTGGGACGCAGAGACAGTGGTTCAATGTTATAATCTTGACGGTATTCCACTGACAGAGATCAACAAGGTCCACACTGGCATTGGTGATCCTACTCTGGATACCTACTCCATCACCACACAGTCTGTTGCTAGTGTCGGTATTGTAACTGGTGGTCCAAACGTTTCTGCTTCACAGAACATTCCGTTTGAACTCATCACTCCTACGATTCAGATTCTGCAATTCAAAGAAACTGACATTTCACCTACATTGAATACCACTTCTGGTACATCTATCGGTGATGGCGGTCAGATCGTTGACCAAGCATCGTTCGTGAATAATGGCACCTACGATGAGATTCAGTTGAACGAAGAGAACTACTACGATAATCCTCGTATTATTGCCTCTGACATCAACGAAGCAAACAAACTGGAAGGTTCCAAGTCTCTGACTCTTAGAATCAGCATGACTACTGAGAAAGAAAACCTTTCTCCTGTGATTGACCTTGACCGTGTGTCTGTCATCACAACTTCCAACCGTATCAACCAATGGCCAGGTGGACCGCAAGTGTTGGGTCTCCAATCTGAGATCGATACCACCTCTGACGTGTCACTCCTTAACCAAGGTGATCAGAACGACGCCGTTTATCTAACTAAGATTGCACAACTTGCAAACGTGTCTAGATCTATCCGTCTGATGATCTCCATGCAACGCTTTGGTGATTCTAATATCGATGTATACTATCGTACTAGAAAACCTGGTTCTGACAAACCTATCCAAGAGAGTGGTTTCATCAAGGTTCCTGTACCTGAGGTTGGATCTTCTAACGTCGGTGAGGAAGAATGGGAAGACTTTGAATACACCGTTGAAGGTGAAGAGTTCCAAGCATTCCAAATCAAGATCGTGATGAAGTCTAAGAACCAAGCGAAAGTGCCATTGATCAAAGACCTTCGTGCTATTGCCTTCGCATCATGACGTTTAGTGGAAAGAAATTCGTCCCCGTTGAAGGGGACGAAAACAAAGGGTTCTATCGTGATATGCAATCAAATGCTATCGTATATAAGGACCAAGATGAGTATGCTAAATACATGCAGTCGTATAATGAAAGACAACGGAAGAAGAAGGAGTTTGCCTCTTTACAAGATGAGGTAAATGGACTAAAATCTGATGTGTCAGACATTAAAAAATTACTGATTGACTTTATCAAGGAGAACAAATGACCGCTGATGTTACTGAACAGCAGTCCCCATCGGATCTGCTAAATGGTTTCAAGACTCGTTATCAAGATCTGCTGAACCAGAACAAGGAACTCGCAAACAAGATCAAGGAAAACGAAACAACCGCACTTAAACTTCTCGGAGCAATCGAGACTCTCGATTATCTCTATCCCCACACACCAGAGGGCGTAGCAGAGGCAAACGAAGAAGAAACAACCGAAGAATGAACGTAAGAGGACCTTCGGGTCCTCTTTTGTTTTGGCTATAAATAAACAAAGAGACACCTGACCCTGCTAGCGTTTAATAAGCAATGGCAAATAGAATCCAACTAAGACGTGACGGCGCACAGCAGTGGGCGAACGTCAACCCAATCCTTGCCCAAGGCGAACTTGGTATCGAGCTTGATACCTCACGTCTGAAAATCGGCGATGGCGTGACGCCATGGAACTCATTGAAATATGAGCGACCACTAGAAACAGAAAGTAATACTGCTGATACTCTTGTCAAGCGTGACGCTGACGGTAACTTTGAAGCAGGTGCCATTACTGCTTCACTTATCGGTAACGCCGCAACGGCAACTAGACTTGCTAACGCTAGATCTTTCACCCTAACGGGTGACATGTCAGGTTCTGCTCAGTTTGATGGTTCTGCCAACATCAACATCACGGCAGAACTGAACTATCAACCTGGTCTGCCTCACTATGATGCAGAAGACCTATCTGCTACTGGTGTCTATACACAGTTGACCATTGACTCTCGTGGTCGTGTGGTCACGGGTTCTAACCCAACTACGTTGGCAGGGTATGGTATTACTGACGCTCAGATCGTTGACCCTGAACTGACAGCACTGGCAGGTCTCACAACTATTGGTCTCATTGCACGTAGTGGTGCTGGTACTCTTGTTACCAGAAACATTACTGGTCAACCTGGTCAGTTGGTCGTCTCTAATGGTAATGCACAATCAGCAAACCCACTGATCGGTCTTGCTGATACTCCTGTTGTGGTTGGATCTTACAACCCTACTGGTTCTGTATCTCTGGATCAACCAGAAACTTCTGTTGCTGAATCTGGTTCTATTCACCAGACTGTTAACACTACTGAGTTTACTGTTGACAGATATGGTCGTCTGACCTATGCCGTTACTGCACCTATCTCTACTGCAAGAGAGGGTACTCTGGCACCTGTTTATGATAATGCTACTGCATACGTTCGATATGATAAGGTCAAGAACTCGAATGATCGCCTGTATGAGGCTATCCTTCCTATTAACGCTGGCGGCGGTGAACCTACACACACAGACACCAGTGATACAGGATCTTGGAGATATCTCGGATCTGCTCTGACTCCCCAGAAGGGTCTTGCATCCTTCTCCCAAGAAGACTTTGATGTAACGGCATGGGATTCTGCTAACAGCATCCAAGGTGGTTATGTAAAGATTGCAGAACGTGGTGTTGATAACCTGCAACTGCAAAACAATCGTATTGGTTTCGCTGACGGTAACACCGTTGAGAATTTTGAACTTGATCAAGAACTTACTGCAACCACTGGATACAGAGGATTCAATTATCTTAACTACGTTAAAGTTAACGATACGAGCGGTAATCTTCTGTTTGGCGCTAACAATACAGGGGACAGTGGCGCTGGTGAGATTGATGTCAACGTCCGTTCCTATTTCAGTGATCCTGATATTACTCTTGATGGAACAGTTACTCAGAAACTGGATAAGACTGGCGACGGCAACCTGACGTTCCAGCACACTCAAAACAATGCTGCTGATCGCACCCTGCTGATCAATGCCACTAACGCTGGCGGTGGTGATGCGCTCATCAACATTACTGCTGAAAATGATATTACTATCTCTGCTACTCATGTAGACAGCAGAGTGAACGTAGAGGACTACCACTTCCAAGACAACGTTCTGTCCACCACCAACGCTACAATGGTGTTGGATCCTAATGATGATGACGACGTAACTGGTCTGGTACAGATCCGTGGTGACCTGCAAGTTGATGGTACAACTACTACTGTTAACAGTGTCACGACGACTATCCAAGATCCCATCATCACGCTTGGAGGTGAGGATACTCTAACACTTGATGACAATAAGGATCGTGGTATCGAGTTCAGATACTATGATAGTCAAGAGAGATTTGGTTTCTTTGGTTGGGATGAAGATTACGCAAACAGCAACATATGGTCTGGCACTGGCGGGTATCGCTTCCTGTACAATGCCACCAACACGAATGAAGTTTATGCTGGCACTGACGCTCCTCTCATTGCTGGTAACCTCAGGCTCACAACAAACACAGGATCCACATCTGCCACAACTGGCACCCTGGTAGTCACTGGTGGTGTTGGCATCTCTGAAAACCTCAACGTTGATGGTACAACTACATTCAATAATGACGTTCTAGTTAATAAGAACTTCATCCTGAAAGATGACGGTACTATCGGTGGTGCTAATGGATATGACTTCAAGATCCAAAACCAATACGGTCAAGATAAGTTTACTGTTGATTCTGTCTTAGGTGCTACCACCATTGCTTGGTCCCTTGACGTTGGTCACGACACCTCTATTGACGGCAACCTGCTGGTCTACGGTGCTAACCATGAATTCAGAGTCAGAGATGGTAGCAACATCAACAGATTCACTGTTGACTCTGATAATGGTAATACTGTCATTGGTCGTTCTGGTCTGGGTGGTACACTGACTGTTCATGGTGCTGTTGACTTTAACGACGCTCTGGATGTTGATGGTGCTGTCACCCTTAATAGCACTCTCGATGTGGATGACGATGCTGTCTTCCACAATGACATCACTCTCGATACCACTGGTAAGATCTTTAAGATCACTAACGGTAGTGCTGACAAATTTACTGTTCAATCCGCCACTGGTTCTACGGACATCCGTGGTACTCTTGACGTAGGTGGTCCAGTTCATCTCGAACAAACATTACAAGTTGATGGAAACATTACTCTGGGTAACGCTGCTAGTGATACCCTCACTGTTAACTCTGATACTACTATCACAGATAACCTTACAGTCAATCAGTCTGTTGACTTTGACAGTAGTCTTAATGTTGACGGTGCTGTTGACTTCAATAGCACTTTGGTTGTCGATGGTCAGACAACTATCTATGACTCTCTGATTATTGAGAGCGACAATGAAGTCTTTAATATCAACAACGGTTCTTCTGTAACTCAGTTCTCCGTTGACTTTGATAACGGTAATACTGTAATTGGTAGAACTGGTCAAGGCACTGGTACTTTGACTGTTCATGGTGCTAGCACCTTTAACAACCCTTCCAGCTTTACTGACAACGTAACTATCGGTAATGCAAACACCGATACTCTTACTGTTAACAGTGTATCCACATTCACTGATAACGTTACTGTTAATGGTAACTTTGACGTAGACGGTAATGCCATCATTGAGGGAAACCTGACTGTCAACGGCACTACGTCAACGGTGAACTCTACTGTTACTACGCTGGACGATCCTGTCATTACTCTGGGTGGCGACACTGCCCCTTCCAGTGCTGATGCTAAGGACCGTGGTGTTGAGTTTAGATACTATGATTCACAAGCAAGACTTGGTTTCTTTGGTTGGGATGCCACTGCATCTCGCTATGCTTTCTATCACAATGCGACCAACTCTTCTGAGGCATTCAACGGTACGAGATCTGGTATTGATGCTGGTAGCATCAAACTCTTTGATAGCACAAATGCAACTAACGCTGGCACTGGCGCACTGATCGTTGGTGGTGGTGCTGGTATTGGTATCGATCTCTATGTTGGAGACGATCTGGTTGTAGGCGATGCTGGTTCCTTCGGTGGTAATGTTGACATTACTGGAACCCTTGATGTAACTAATAACTTTGATATCAACAGCGGTAAGTTTACTGTTGCCGCTTCTTCTGGTAATACCTATGCAGAAGGAACTCTCCAAGTTGACGGTAACGTCACTCTTGGTAATGCTGCTTCTGACTCTCACACAGTCACTGGTACTGTTCAGTTCAACCAGGCACTGACTGTTGGTGAGAGAGCAAACATTCGTAACCTGAAAATCGGTACTGATGCTGCAAATGAAATCGGCACTCTTGCTGGTAACTTAATCCTGGATTCCACAGGCGGTACTGTCAACATCACAGATAATGCTGACGTAGACGGTAATCTCAATGTTGATGGCAATACACAGATTGATGGAACGCTCACGGTTGATGGCAACACAACTATCGGTAATGCTGCTGGGGATGCTCACAGCGTCACGGGTACTGTCACATTCAACCAAGCGATTACTTCCAC